GTAGTCAGTCATACTTTTTTATAATTAGGTATCTGATATACTTTTAAACCTAACTTCAAACAATTCATCAATAGAATTTATTTATAGCAAGATTTATAATCTTTTTGCTATAATCATAATCTATTGAAATAATTTTGTTTGAATTGCAAATTTATAATAAACCTCACGAGAAGTAATTCAATAAAAGTAAAATCAAACAATGTTAATTTATGAATATAAAACAGATTTGTTTGATTTTACCTTATTGAATTACTTCTCGTGGTCGGGCAAACCATGTAAATTGTAGTCAGTCATACTTTTTATAATTAGGCATCTGATATACTTTTTTTAAAAACTTACAAACAATACTTTATAAAATATTTTACATTATAAGGTTGCATTTATTGTATATATATTAAAATATTTACACAAAATTAATTCGTTCATCAATTATTATGTTAAAATTTATTATAATTCAACACAATGGTATTCGCATAAATTGTCTGTTAATAATCATTTATTTGTATGCTACATATATTATAGTCTTATATTATCACAAACACTAAAAATATTTATTATTAATTAAATAATTTTTTTATAGTTCTTAATACATTTTAAAATTCCATATGTTGAATATATTACATAATTTTGTTATCTTATATATACATAGTTCTCATAGCATAATCGTCATGATCATCATTTAATTTATGTAATTCTATAAATTTATTGATAGATGTTTTAATATCAGTTAATAATAATTTTTTTTTTTCATCTTTTGTTAATAAAAAAACCCGTTTATTTTGGGCAATTTTAGCACCTAAAAATATACTTTCCATATCTCCTCCCTGATTCTTAAAATTATTAAAACTTTCTTTAATTAATTTTTGTAATTGAACTTTTGTAAATTCGGGTGTAAAAATGGATACTTTATGAACTCCATAGTGTCCAAATTCTTCTATTTTTTTATAAAGTATCATAGATAATTCATCTGATGTATATTTATCAATATCATATCTAAATGGAAATCGTCTTTTTAATCCATCATTATATTTAAAAAATGAACTATCCAGAGCATCTTTATATCCTGCAATAATACAAATAAATTTATTTTTATTTTCAGATAAGGCTTGATTTAATGTATCCAAGCATTCTTTTGAAAAACTATCTTTACCGTCAGGATTGCCCAATGCATATGCTTCGTCTATTAAAAGTATTCCGCCATATGCTTCTTCAATTTTTTTTTGAGTTTGAACAGCGGTATGTCCTAAATATTTACCAATTAGTTCAGAACGACGAGTTTTAACAATATTGCCATTTTTTAATACACCTAATCCAACATAGATTTTAGCCAATATTTCAATAAATGTAGTTTTACCACTACCGGGCGAACCAGTGATAACAGAATGCATCATATCAGAATTAATTTCTTTTGAAAGATTTTTAGTTAGGAGGAAATAAATAATAGTATTAACAATTTCTTCTTTAATTTTACCTAATCCAATCATTTCATTTAGTTCAATCAATGCATCTTTAATATTGTATAAAACTTTCATATCAATTTCATTATATTCAGTCCTCATTTTGCAATGATAAAAACTACCCAAAAATATCAAATCATCAAGTGTATCTACATTAGTAATAGTTATTTTATGTTCATCATACCAAATGTCTGAATAGGTTAAATGATCACAATTAGAATTTTCACATGGAATAATTGTATTATGTATTGGTAAATTATTTAAATAATCATTCCAGTCATCTTCTTTTTCTGGTTCAAATTTAGTTCTTTTATTTTGCCAATTATTAGTTTCATCATCAGTGCAATGACTATCATCATTATGTTTTCTATTATTTTTTTTTGTATTATGTTTTCTATTTGTTCTAGATGTTTTATTATTTTGTGTATTTTTGTCTTTATCATTTTTTGGATTTTGTTCATTATCTGAATCAGAACATGTTTTAAAAATTAGTTTTTTTGGATCAATAGTATTATTTGTAAATTCATCTATATATTTATCATAATCTTCATAAGAATACATAAAATTATTTGTTTGAAATGAATATCCGAGTTCTTCCAAATTAGAAAAAAGTTTACGCTTTTTTGTAGTTTCAACCATTATTAAATATAAAATATTAAAAATATTCTATATAAATTTACAAAAATTTTACTTATTAAAAAATTTACTCGTTAATTGATTTAATAAAATCAACTTTTGAAATAACCTTTATATTTAATTCATTTGCTTTATTTATTTTACCAGATAATTCGAATGGATCATTTGCAACTACTAAATCTGTATTTTTACTAACTGAATCTGACACTTTTGCACCTATTTTTTCAAGGGCATTTTGAATATCTTTATCTCTAAAACCTGTAAACACAATTTTTTTATTTGCATATTTATTAATATTTGAATATCCTAATGATATATCTAATAATGTATTTTTACTGTCTTTTTCAGTCATTGGCATTATTATAACATTTGGTTTTATTTTAATTAGTTTTTTGTAATAATCAATAAAACTATCCATTGAATCTACTATTTTATTAGTTGTTTTAACATCAAAACCGGATATTGCATTTATTAATTTAATTGTTTCATCTTTTCCTTTTGTTTTATATATATCCATTATATTTGGATAAACATTAGTTATTAATTTAAATTTTTTGGATGCAATACCTCTACCGAATATTTGGGAAGCAGACATAATATCATATAATTCTCTATTTGCTAATCCTTTGTCAATACTTTTATAAATATTATCAACTGATTTTTCTCCGAATCCTTCAATTTGTTTAATTTTTGATTTATCAGCCAATAAAATTTTCCATAAATCATCATATCCATTTTCAACAAATTTAGCAATATTTCCTTCGCCCATAAATGCAATATCTAAAGTTGAAAAAAAATAAGCAAGTTTTTTAATAATTAATTTATTCATATTTGCTCCTTCTAAATTTATTGCAATTATATCAACTTCTGTTTCATTCCATTCATAATCAAAACTTGGCATTTTAGGTTTTCCAGAATCTGATGGTGATAATATTTCTTCTATTTTTGGTATAACATCACCACTCCTTATAATTTTAATTTTACTACCTGGACCAATCTTATTATCTACTATAAATTTTGCATTATTTGCAGTTGCAAAATTTATTTCTACTCCTGATATTTCAACAGTATCAAGTTTTATTTTGGGTTTAATATACATATCTTTTGATATTTCCCATATTACATCTATTACTGTTGTTTCAGCGACTTGGTCAGTTAAAACTTGCTTAAATGCAAAACCAAATTCTGGATTAGTATTTGGTATAATCGGATAATATTGGGAACTATCTATAACAACAAGTCCATCTATATCATATTTATAATCTTTTCTTCCTTTTAATAACATTTCAGATAGTTCATCAGTTGTTATTTTATTTTTAACAATGTGATCAACATATTTAACCGGAAAATTCTTAGTTTCAATATATTTTAATTGTTCCGTTTGTTTCATTGATGGACATAAAACCCAATATGCTACAAAATCTACTAATTTTAACATTTCTGGATCAGGTTTTTTTTTTCTTAATATTCCCGGAACTGCATTTCTTGTATTTGCCATTTTTTCTTCTATTTTTTTAAAATTGGCTTTACTTATCATTAATTCTCCCCTAATTGCATCTCCTTCTACTAATTTTGTTGTATCAATATTAATATATTTTAAAATATGAGAGATATTTTTCCCAATTATACCATTTCCACGAGTATATATACTCAATATATTATCCTTTTTACATAATAAAGCAGAAGTGCCATCTAATTTATATGATATTACATATGGTCCAGAATATTCTGATAACCATTTAGTTAATGCATTAGTAGATGGTTTTATTTTATCTAAACTCCCTAAAAAATATGGTAATTTAATGTCTTCATAATTATTTTCTATGATAGGTGCACCTATTGTTATTTTCTTATTTTTATTAAAATTTTTTTCATAAAAATCTTTTATATAATCAAATAATTGATCTGATATAAGTGTTTCCCCATAATTATAATATCTATTTGCTAAATAATCAAGTATTTTTTTTAAGTTAGAGTCGTCAATATTAGTTAGAATTTCATCTGGATCTTTTTTAAGTTCATTTATTATTTCATTGATTTTCATTATACAATATAATAAATATTATATTCTTTATTTTATATTATTTATAAAAATCAATTTTTATTAAATACATTTCAAATAAGAAAAGATTATATATATACTAATTATGTGAATAAAAATTATGAAAATATTTATATATATTGAAAATTAACAATTTAGTATAAAATATATATAAATCAAAATTATATATAAGATTTTAGCGTTTATTGACCAATAATAACTATTTGTTTATTTGTCATTCATTAATTTTTTATAAGTATAATATTATACAAATAATATATGAATCATAAAGAAAAAAATAAAGTAAATGTTAAGGCAACTCAAATATTAGAGAAAATAACTAAAAATAAAAATATATATTTATTATTCGGTATATCAACTTGTGGATATTGTAAAAAAGCATTATCATATGTAAAAGAAAATAATATGCAGTTCAAATATTATGAAATGGATAAATATTATAAATATTTTATTCCAATTTTACAAAAATTAATAATTTTAGAACCATCATTAAATATTAAATCAGAACATGATACTTTTCCAGTAATATTTTATAATGATAAATTTATTGGTGGATATACGGATTTAATTAAATCCGATACCAGTAATATTTTATAATGATAAATTTATTGGTGGATATACAGATTTAATTAAATTCGTATAAAGTCCATTTTTGCATAAGAACTATATTTTTTATCATTATCACTTATACTTTTTCATAATTGAATTTATCATCATACCAAAAACTAATATCATGATTATAATTAGTAATTGCATCAAACATACTATTAATATTTATTTTTAAGTTATCAATATTTATATGTTCTACTTTATCCAATGATGAACATACAATATTATTAAATTCATTTAAAATACATCGCAATTCATCATTTGAATTACTATTTACTAATTTAATTTTACTAAAAGATGGTTGTGGTTTAATATGTTTTTCGAGTTGTTGATCTGTTTGCCTATTACCAGATGTAATAAATTTATGTCGTTGTTGTTCAAAGCGTTCTAAAAATTGCATCCGTTGTAAGCGTTGTATATCTTGAATTCTTTGTTGAATTGATAGATTATTAGGATTATTAGGATTATTAGGATTATTAGGAATGGTATGTAAAGTTGTAGAATTTTCAGTTTCTGTAATATGTTGAACATCATGTTCTGTTTTGTCCATTCGTGACATGAAATCCATGTTTCTTAAGTATTATATATATTGTTATTAATCATATTACTATACACATTAAAAATCAATTTTTTTAGTATCTGTTTAAATATACTATGTGGTAGTATATAATTAATTATTGTATAATAACACTCATAATTATTTAAAGTTGTAGTAGTATCATTTGTATCATTTGTATTATTACTGGAATTATTATCTTTAATCTTATCTTTAATCTTATCTTTAATCTTATCATCATTATTATCATCATTATTTGGATTATTTGATTTATTATATGGTATATTATATACTGTATGATTATTATATGTCATGTCAATATGTGTATATATATTATATGTGTGTTTTTGTGTTGGTTTAGACCATCTAGTCATATTTATTATTATATAATAACAAATATATTAAATATAAAAATCAATTTTATTTTAATGATATATATAACATATTACTTAATAAAACTATTTGTTTCAGTAATAATGGCATATAATTCCATTCTAAATTGTAATGTTAATAAAATGTTTAGACTATAATAATATAAAAATATATACATAGACTAAATATTATAGTTTATACTTTTACAAATTGTAAAATTATTTTTAATAGGAAATAATTTTAGAGTTTATTATATAAAATATATATGATCGTAAAAGAACTAAAAAAATGTTTGATATGTATTAACTTTTATCAATATTCATAAATTTTTATCATTTAGTTGTCTTTTTTTTACCACTTGTTTTAACAGGAACAGGAGGAGGAGAAACAGGTAGAGGAGAAGCAGGTAGTGCCACTTCTTCAGGTTCTTTTAATACATTATTAAGTTTTTTGACATTTTTATTAGATGCCCCTATATCACTTGGTGTTTCTTCAGTATTATCAACTTTTTTTGTAATAACTTTTTTAGATACAATAGCAGGTGGAATGATAGTTTTTTGTGTCTTTACAACTTTTTTAATTACAGTTTCATGTTCATGTTCAAGGGGGATTTCTCCGTCATCAGTATCTAATTCAGGTTCAGGTTCAGGTTCAGGTTCTTTATCATCTTTTGCAATTTTACTTATTTTTTTAGGTTCTTTTGATTTCATTTTGGGGACATTTACTACATCTTCATCATTTTCATCAATTAAATTATCTGTAGGGGTAGTTTTTTTACGTCCTTTTTTATCGGATATTTTGGGTTCTTGAACATTTGAATTATCAACTTCTTCATCTTCATTAGCATCGATAACTGGTTTAATTTCACCTAATCCGAATAGTCGTTTATATTCAATTTGTGATGCTTTTATTTTTTCGAGTAATTCATGTCGTTTTTCATTTAGTTTATAAATGTCATTAGAAACTTCAACATATTTAACATTAATTTTTTCCCAAATGTTTTTAAAATTTTGTTCTTTTGGATTAGATTCTTCTAAATGATTAAGGAATTCTGCATGATTACAGTTAATAATATCAAAAGAATGAGCCATTATAATGTTATGTTTAATGATATAATTATTTCTTTAAATATATATTAATAAAATCAATTTTTTTTATATATATGTAATGGTTTAATATATAGTATATGGATTAATAATTCTGGAATTATCTATATTATAAAGATTAGTTTGATTTATATCATTATAATATTGTATAGGTATAATATAATTGGTATAATCTTCATTTAGAGGTTGTATACCAAATGGATTACTAAAATAGGGTTTATCAGTAAGGGGAAGTTGATTTTTATTATAACCGTCTGGTTTTTTCACAGGGACAGTTTTAACAGGAACACAAGATTTTTCATCATTTGAATTAATAGTAGAGTAATAATTGGACATATATTGAACAGTATCTGATATAATATTATTACCGAATAAATCATAATAATAATTTTTTTGATTATTTGATTTTAGAAATTCAGTATTTTCACAATCTAATTCATAAAATTCTGTTTCTTTAGTATTAAGATTATTTAGTATTCTGTCATATTCGATATTATTAATAATATTATATTTAACCTCTTGAAACTCTTCAGGTGTTAAAATATAATTATTATTAAGAGTATCTAAATCTTTTTGACAGTTTAACATAATAATTTTAGTTATATTTTGGATATCATTATCAGACACATTGTATATTTGAAATTTATTTTTAAGGATTTTTAATTCATCATCTGTAAATATATATCGTTTTTCATCTATCAATTTATTAATGAGTCGTTGATATTCGGGTTCTCTTTTAATAATATGTATTTTGTCAATATCAAAATTTTCTAAATTGCAAGTTTTATTTGATTTTTTAATATTATAATCGTATGAATGAATCCAAGTAAAAATAACAATTATTGCAAGTATTAATATTATAGTTATAAATAAATTTATCATTATATAAAATAATCAATTAAAAAAATAAAAAAAATAATTAAACATACATTCCTTTCCAAATTTCAGAATCATTATTTTTTCTCCTATTTTTAAATTTATCAAATGCACTTTTAATATCTGCCTTTGTAATTATTCTAAATTCACTTGGATGTGAACAAACAACTCTTCTAGAATGACTATATTTAATATCTTGAATAAAAGTGTCTATATCTCCACCAAAATATTTAAAATGTAAAATATTTTTTTCAAAAAACTCTTCTAAATCTGTATTTATATCAAGTTTCCAATTTAATTTATTAATTTTATTAATAAATATATCAAGTAATTCTGTATGAGTATAATTATTTATTTTAAATCTAAATGGAAATCGTCTAGTTAATCCAGGATTAGATGAAAAGAAATAATTTTCAAGTTCTTCAGAATATCCAGCAATAATACAAACTAATTTTTTTTTATTATCTGATAAATTTTGGTTAAGAATATCCAAACATTCTTTTGAGTAAATATCTTTTTTTGAATTTCCTAATGAATATGCTTCATCAATAAATAATACACCACCAAGAGCAGAATCGATTACATTTTGTGTTTTATGACCAGTCTGTCCTAAATATTGCCCAATCATATCTGTTCTTCTTGCATAAACTACTTTATCATTGTCTAAAATACCCATTGCCCCTAATAATTTTGAAATAATTTTGGCTAATTTAGTTTTACCACAACCCGGAGAGCCTTCTAATGTCATATGTAACATATTATTATTTTTTTTTTCAAATTCCATCAAATAATAAAGAATCATATCAATAATTTCATTTTTAATATTTTCTAAACCTATCATCTTTTTTAACTTTATTAAATGACCTTTCATATTAAACACCTTTTCTAAATTTATTGTAAAATATGTATCTTGTATTTTGTATAATTCAAATATTTTTTCATTATGCGAAATATTATTCTCAGAAGATAATAAAACATTTTTTGTCGTTTTAGTGTTAGTATTAGTATTAGTATTAGTATCAAAAATGGTATCAATTCTAACAGTATATGTATCAGGAATATTAAACCTTTTAATAATTGATTCCATTATTTTAAGGTCTTCATCATTATCAGTATCGGTTGTGTCATTTTCACAGGTATCTTTAATAGTATTGTCTGTGTTGGTTTGTTTATTTATAAAATAGTTTTTTTCATAATAATTTCCAATAGTAATTAAATCATCAATTGAATTGATATTATCTTTTTCTATTATTTCTTTTAATGAAATAATTTTAATATCGTTAAATTCAGATTTTTTATCATTAATATATTTTTCACCACATTTTATATCATTAATTGACACTAAATTATCATTTTCATCATCTGAATCTTCCAAATAATTTACTTTGCATTTTTGTAAATTATCATCTTCACAATTTAAGGAATTTGTAAATAATGAACTTATATTATCAGTTGTTGTGCCTTTTGTTAATTTATTGAATGAGTTTTTTGTTATTTTTTCAATAATTAAAAAAGGTTCAACTTTTTCAAGAGGTTCATGTGAATAATCACTTTTTATATCCTTTTGTTTTTCAGAACTTGACTTTTTGTTTTTAGATTGCCAATGTTTATTCTGTTTATTCTGTTTATTCTGTTTATTCTGTTTATTCTGTTTATTCTTGTTATTCTGATTATTCTGATTATAAGGTTTATTCTGTTTATTATATTTATGTTGGTTATAATGGTTATGATTTTCATATAATAAATTTTGAGTTTTATTTGGATTAAATGCATTAATTAAATTAATTGCATTAATATAATTTTGAATTCCACAATTATAACCATTATTATAATCAATTGACTGATTATAATTAGTTGGCTGAATATTATAATTACTACTATTTGAAAAATAATTATTAGGATGATAATCATAATCATTAAAATAACGACTATTTAATTTATATTGTTCTTCTTTTGCTTTTAAATAACCAGAATTAAAACCCTTATCATAACCAGAAGTATATCCATTTGAATAACCAGTTATATGTTCAGTCTGATTAAAATGTTTAGGACTAAAATCAAAACATTCTGAAACTTTTGGTTGAACATATTGATTATGTCCATTTACAGGACTAAAATTAGGCTGTTCAGGATATTGCCAATTCCAATGATTATATGTATCTGATGGAATATTATTTTTACCACCAATAGGAGAATTAAATGACCCAAATAAATTAGTATTCATTAATATAACAAGTTATAATAATTATATTATTATATACAAATAAATTCAATTTTTTATTATTATATAATAAATAAACAAATGATTATTAGCAGACAAATTGCACAAATATCTAATTGTGTTAAAATTTTAATCTTTCATAATTTTAACACAATTAGATATTTGTGCATTCCACATTATAATAGTGTATCCATGTGCGAATATAGACCATGTGTAATATTTATTATATATAGAAACCCAAAAAATTAAAAAAAAGTATATATAATAAATATTACACATGGTCTATATTCGCGCATTTATCTTTATATATTTTATTATTTATTTAACACATAAATTTTTTTCAATATATTATATCAACTATACAATTAAATGGTATTTTTGTAATGTATTTTAAGTATTTATTATTTGGAATAATAATTTTGTCAAGTGTAAATGGTAGATTTGATATTTCTTTATTTTGTTCATTATTCAAACTAAACTTAATATACACTTCTTCTATATGTAAAGGTAAATTATTTATTAAATTATAATGTGAAAACAAACTTATTTTTTTAATTGATTTTGGTAATATATTTTCTTTGATTTCTTGATTGAACCTTATACTCAAAGTAAGAGTATGTAGTGTATCTGGTAATACATTCTCTTTAATTTCTTGATTGTAAATAGTGCCAATATCTAAAGTATGTAATGATTTTGGCAATACATTTTTTTTAATTTCTTGATTAAAATTACAACTAAAAATAAGAGTATGTAATGATGTTGGTAATACATTCTCTTTTATTTCTTGATTAAAGAAACCGCCTAATTCAAGAGTATGTAGTGAATCTGGTAATACATTCTTTTTTATTTCTTGATTAAAATAATGACCAAAAATAAGAGTGTGTAGTGTTTCAGGTAATACATTTTCTTTAATATCTTGATTATAATGAGCCATTTTACCAAAAGTAATAGTGTGTAAATTTTTTGGCAAGACATTTTTTTTTATTTCTATATCATATACTGAAAATTTATGAAAAGTAAGAGTATGTAGTGAAACTGGTAATACATTCTCTTTTATTTCTTGATTAAAATGATGACTTAAAGTAAGAGTATGAAGTGAAACTGGTAAGACATTCTCTTTTATTACTTTATTAAAATAACAATTAAAAGTAAGAGTATGTAGTGAATTTGGTAATATATTTTTTTTTATTTCTTGATTAAAGTTTACATTAAAAATAAGAGAATGTAGTGACTTTGGTAATACATTCTCTTTTATTTCTTGATTAAAATGCCAACCAAAAATAATAGTATGTATTGAATCTGGTAATACATTTTCATTTATTTCTTGATTAAAATCCCAACCGAATTTAAGAGTATGTGGTATTTCTGGAAATACATTTTCTTTTATATATTGATGTAAATCATGAAATATTATTAAAGTTTTAGTAGTCTTATTATAATTGTTTAACATATTTTATTATATTATTACTATATAATTCAATACAATAAAGGCTATTAAAAAATCAATTTTTTACAAATAAATGGATATTAAAAGATAAATACTACAATATATATTTATGGTCGTTTATAGACACAATCTGTCTTATATTAAAAATTGATTTATAAATACAATATAATTATAAAATATTATATATTAAAAAGATGTTAAAATATTACAATGATGCAACTAAAACTTTAATAATTCCGACTGATTTTAGAGATATATTAAAAGATATTCCCGAAGATACAAAAATTATAATATTTGATTCAAAAAAATTTATTTTTGAATATGATCAAGAAATAAAAGAAAATGTATTACCAATAAATCTACATACACTTAATTTAGGTCATTGTTTTAATCAAGAAATAAAAGAGAATGTATTACCAAAATCACTACATACTCTTACATTTGGATATATATATAATCAAGAAATAAAAGAGAATGTATTACCAGTTTCACTACATACTCTTACTTTTGGAACGATATATAATAAAGAAATAAAAGAGAATGTATTACCAGTTTCACTACATACTCTTACTTTTGTAACGATATATAATAAAGAAATAAAAGAGAATGTATTACCAGAAACACTACATACTCTTAATTTTGGTTATTATTATGATCAAGAAATAAAAGAGAATGTATTACCAAATTCACTACATACTCTTACATTTGGATATTGTTTTAATCAAGAAATAAAAGAGAAAGTATTACCAAATTCACTACATACTCTTACTTTTGGTAGGAATTTTAATCAAGAAATAAAAGAGAATGTATTACCGAAATCAATTAAAAAAATATGTTTATTTTCACATTGTAATTTAATTAATAATTTGCCTTTGCAATTAGAAGAAGTATATATTAAGTTTTGTGATGATATGGCTAATAAAGAAGTGAATAATTTACCAATGACACTTAATAAAATTATTATTCAAAATAAAAAATACTTAAAATACATTGAAAAGATACCATTTAATTGCATTTTGGAAATAGAAATGTAAATATAATTTACAATACATAGTATTACTTTTGGTAATTCTATTGTTTGAAGTTTGGCTTTTATTAAAAATAATATTTACCTTGCATTTAAAATTCGAAACGCTTTAAATATTTGATAATATATTCTAATATATAATGCCGAATACTTTAGTAAATAAAAATCTGTTAATACCAGAGATTGAAACATCTGATAATTTAAATAATTTAATTCAAAAAATGTCAGATATTACATATAATATGAACAATACATTTTGTTTGAATGTATATATAGTGTCAGAACAGGGTATTTATTTTAACAAAAACAACAAATTGTATAATTCAAATGAATTATTAATAAGAGAAATTCAAAATAATAATTCATTAAAAGAAAATTTCAATAAGATAAAATCGTTTATGGAAAATGAATTAAATAAAGATGAATTAGTTTTTGTAAATAAAGAAAAAATAAATGATGAAACAGTTATAAAAATGAAATTAGATATAAATGAAAAAAAAACCAATAATATAACGATAAAAGAAGAGCCTAAAAAATTACCGATTAAATCCAAAGAAGAAATAGAACTAATTAAATTAATTGAAGAAACAATGGAATTGTATCAAAAAGAAGTTCAACAACGAAGAGAAATAGAAAAACAAATTAAAATATTAGATGATAATACAAAATCAATAAATAAAAAAAACAGAGAAAAATTTTTAACAAATCTTTCAAAATTAAAAAATGATTATGATACATATACAAAAATTATTAAAAAACAGAGTATCAAACCTGAATTTCAAATTCCAGAATTGTTTTTATTAAAGAACAATTATTTTAATAATTTATTAAAAAATGAGAAAAATAAAACAATATTAGAGCAGATATCTGAACTAGACTTGGATCAAATTTTAAATCAAGAATATGAATTAAATGATGATATTAATAATTTAATAACTGATTATGGATCTGAATCTAAAAAATTAAATGTAAAATTTGATCATTCCTGGGAAGATTTAGAATTAGAAACAGAACCAACAGAAAAAAATAATTCAAGACTAGGAAGTTTTCATTAAAAACATAGTATAACTTTATAAATTAATTTGAAGAGAATCGATATCATAAGTAAGAAAAGTAGATGCTTCTTCAAACATTTTATTAAGAACATAAGAAATTACATCAAAACATTTAAAAATAACATTTTTATTAATAAAATATACATTAGATATATCCTCTTGTACATTTTCATTATTTTCAATTTTTTCGATAACAACATTAGAATTTTCAGAGATAGTAATTTTGATTGAGTTATTAAAAAATATCCAATTTAAATAATCTAGATTGTTTGCAGTAATAAGATTTAATGATTCAATTAATTTGTCAATATCATTTAATGCCATTTCAAAAACAAAATGATTTTTATCACAAAATTTATTTTTATTTTTATGAATAGAACAATAATTTTTATAATTACAAAATTTATAACTTGATGTTTTGAATGGTTTAAATATAATATCATTCGAATTTTCTTTTTTTTTATTACAATTAAAATGATTTTTAATTTTATCACATGCATTTTTAAGCCAAACTAAATATTTGATTAAATCATTAAAATTAGTTTGGTCAAATCCGGATATTAAATTTTTATTTCTAATAATTGTTCTTAAATTATTGGAAACATATGATAGATAATTTAAAATTTCCAATATTTGTGTTTTGTCTGTGGTATCTAAATTTAAATTAAAACATTCATTAACATTTAATTCTTTAATTATTTTATTAGAATTAAAATCTTTTATTGCATTTGTTTGTTTAGTATAGGTTTTATCAGTCATTTTATGAGCAATTAAGGATTTTTCATTAAATAACTCAAAATTGCTAATGTTTTCTTGTGAACACCAATCCAACTCCATAATATAATATAAATACATAAATATTTATATTATTATTTAAATTATTTTTTTTTATTATAATAATGAGTAATAAATTAAATAAAATAGGAGAAAAAATTAAAAATGAAAATTCACAACTAAAACAATATACATATATATGCCCAGATGACCGAAAAAATATAGAATGTGGAAATATAATTAAATATATAGGTATAGATAATACGACAAAAATAAAAACAGGTAAGGTTATTAATATATCATTAAATAAACTAACACTTAAATCACTAAATTCAAATATGACATGGAATATAAAATTTGCAAATAATCATATATTTTATAAATTTTGTAAAGATGATTTAATTGATGCTATAAATGAATTATTAGAAAAAAATGAAAAAAAATGAAAAATGCTTTAAGACTATAACAAAATATAAATATATACAAGAAATGGAAAAATCAAAAAATAAGTCAATTAAATCTACAGTTTCTGAATCTAATGTAAATGATATGTTAGTAGGGGGAAAGAATAAACGAGGTAAAAAAAAATCTATTGCCGATGAGTTTGAAAATTTGGGAGTTACGACAACCACTACTAAAACGGAACTAAAAGCAGAACCCAAAGTTTTACAAAAACCAGTATCAACAATTAAAAAAACATCAACTATTAAAGAAACTAAAGAAACTAAAGAAACTGAAGATACATATAATAAGAATGGTTATACTCGACCGGCAGTTACTATGACAGACCAATTATCAAAGGAACAAATAGAGGAGTTATTGGAAGATTATAAAAAAGTTGATGATATATATCAAGTGCCACTTGGAGTTCATTTACGTTATTTTTCAAATATTGATGGTAAAATGGTATTTAGACGAGGTGGATTACTTCATAAAAATACAGGATTACCAGATTTTGTAATATTAGCACAAAATCCGTCTGGAAAACCGGGTTGGTCTGTTCAGGTTAAGGATACAATTTTTTACAGAAAAATGACATTAAATGAAATTAAAACGGAATATCAAGAGATTATTGATGAATTAATTGAAAAAAATAAAAAATTAAAAGATGAAATAAAAAAATTAAAAGATAAAATATAAAAAATAAAAAATAAAGATAATATTTTTTAAACAAGTTAAAAATTAATATTTATTATATGATATATATTATTTATGAATTCTAATATTATTTATGATGAACAAAATGACAATTTATATATTTTAATATACAAATTAGGTAAGGGTGCATGTGCGACAGTATGGTTTTCTATTGAATTATTTAAATTTTTGCAAACTATTAAAAATAAAAAAATAAATGTGTCATACAAAGCACTAAAAATACATAATCCAGAAGATAATGATGAAGGGATACTTGAAACAAAAATAGAAGAACTTGTCCCAAAAAATAATATTGATTCACAATACATAAATTATCCAATTTCTCATTTTATAATAGATGATATAGTAATAGTAGTTTATGATGTAGCAATTGGTTCTTTATATGATATTTTAAAATTACATAATAAAAAATTACCGATAGAATTTATTGAAAAAATTATTCCACAGATGGTAAAATCAATAAATTTATTGCATCATAATGGATATATTCACACTGACATTAAACCAGAAAATTTTTTATTATCAGGTTTAAATTTTTTTCAAAATGATATTATTACATTTGTGAAAAAATATGATTTGTATAGTAAATTTAAATTAACAAAAAAAATAATTATTAATAAAAAAAATATGATGGATATTATTTATGAACCTATATATCATATGTTAAATGATTTATCTATTAAATTTGATATTATTGATAATATAGTTGATGAAGATAATGATAAAACAGATGATGAAGATGAAGATAACGATGAAGAAGAAGATGAAGATAACGATGAAGATAAAGATGAAGATGAAGATGAAGATAACGATGAAGATGATGAGGATGAGGATGAGGATAATCAAGAAGGAACACAAAGTGATATAAGTGATTTTAATAGTATTTCAACTTATAATTCAAAAAAAAATGAATATTTTGATGAGTATGACAAATTTAATATAAATAAAATATTAAAATTAGAAGCAATAGGAAAAAATAAATATTCAGATTTGAGTGAAGATGATAATGATGATATAAAAAGCACGGATTCCAAAAGTAAAATAAATATAGAAAGAGATAAAGAATATATTAAAAAATATTTAGATAATCCAAAAATTTTATTAATGGATTTTGGTTTAATGCAAAAAAAAGAAACAGTATCACGAACAGTTCAGACAAGATATTACAGAAGTCCTGAAATATTTTTTGGATTAAAATATGATTATAAAATTGATTATTGGGCACTTGGATGCACATTATATGAATTATTAACGGGAACAATAATGATAAATGTAGAAAAATCAGAATTTAATGGAAAATATGATAGAGATTTGATAAATATTAAATTATTGATAGAAAAAATTGAACAAATTGGTTATGTAAATATAAAAGAAATGGCACAAAAATCTTCCAGAAAAATGTATTTATTAAATGATGATAATACATTAAAATATTTTAGAGACATTGAATATGACAATTGGAAATTAAATGAATTATTGCAAAATATAAATAAAAAATATATCGATTTCATTGATAATTTATTGCAAATAAATCCCAAAAGCAGAAATCTTGCTTTAATTTAGCATAATCCATTTGGATTTATGACAAAATTTTATTAAAAAATACTTGATACACTTTCAACACTTTCAACACTTTCAACACTTTCAACACTTTCAACACTTTCAATACTCAATACTAACAACCATAAACACTTGGTAAATTTAGTCCGACGCGACGCAGTTCAGGAGGAGGAGAAGGAATATAAATTCTACTACTGCTATTTTTACCAGGACTATGCATACTCCATACCTCACCATGGCTATTTAACCCATACATTGATGGGGAAGGGGATGGTATTTTGTCTGTTGTAAATTCTGTCCATGGTTTTTTATTATTACCAATGGCAGTGAGAAAGGCAGTACGCCCAGGATTAATTTTTACTTCATACACAGTCCGTCGTCCGTCTTTACCAACAATTGGTACGCCATATGAAGTTGCCATTTTATATACACTTTTTTTAATATATTAAGTTAATAATATATTTGAGCATTCATATTAAAATTAATTTCAATTTTTATTTAATATTATGATAAATAAGGTAAACTTAAAAAAGTATATATATATACTATATACTATAAATATATGCAAAATCCCCAAAAACTGTATCAAGTATCATATAACTTTTTTTATAATTCTCTATATATAAATTCTCTATATATAAATTCTCTATATATATAAATTCTCTATATAAACATAATATATTAATTGAGAGGGTCATCATCAATAATTTGTCCTCTATCTCGCAAAGTAATACCGCAGAAACGACCATTACGAACTTCATAACCAATTTCATCTTCTAAATATTTGAACAATTCCTTAGAACCGGGTAATTTGCGTTCGTTATAATTATTAGTATGCCATTCTTTAAATAATCTGGCGATATCATCTTTAAAAATTCTACCATTAGGTTCTGCTTTAATAAATTCATCTTTAAATTCACAGAAAGAATTGGAGTCTTTTTCATATTTTTGGGTAGAAAGTTTTACACAATCGGGTTCTAACTTTTCAATACCATATTTTTTATAGATAGGGTAATAGGTATTTAACAATAACCAAATAAATGGTTTGTGCCAAGTTTTTAATTTATTACGTAACTCGGGATCTTTTGGATGTTCATTTGGCTTTGTAGGTTCATCTACGAATTTTTGAGAAAATTCAATAACACGAATGCGTCTTGTTGTTCCGCCATCAGATTTTGATAATTTTGGTAGATGATTACATGGTAAGATTGGAACATATTGGGGAATATAATAGAATGGTTTTCCATAAAGTGGTCTTGCCATAATTCTATCTTGTCCAGTTAATTCTTTCATAAGTCCTGCATTAATTTCATCATCATGTTCAGGTTCATTCATAACTAATATTCTTTTACCTACTTTATCTGCTAATTCGGGTGTAGCATTTGAACTACTACGTCTTTTTACAGTTAATAAACTAACGGGAACAGTTGCAAAGTAATTGCCAAATGTAACATTAATTAAATCAGTTAATGTTCCTTTACCATTAGAACCACTACCAGTCCAAAAAAACATTTTTTGATCATTATTACCACCTTCTAAAAGAGATGATATAAAACATAAAACATATTTTCGTAGTTCGTCATCCGGAAATACTGATGTTAAAAACTTTATTAATGCTTTTACTTCAGTATTATTATCTGTATAATTTGGTTCATAATCATATTCAGCAGTTAATGAAACATAATCATCAGGAGAACCTTTTCTAAATAATCCAGTTTTCAAATCATAAATTCCATTATTAAAAGCAAATAAATATCTATTATCATCTAATTTTTCTTCAAATGTGCTTTCATAAAATAATGATGCACATTCTCTAATAATTCTTTCTTTATATGCAGTTTTTTTAAGATCTAATACTAAATTAGTTATATCTTTAGATTTTTTTCCCAATATATCTGCTTTATAACCGATAGATGTTACAGATTCTTGTAAATATACAGCAGATAAAGATGCAAATTCTTTCGCTACATTTTCTGATAAACGAATGCCCAAAGTATAAGCACTGTCAATTTTTTTCCATCGATGATTTTCAAATTGCCACCATGTATTATCTTTAATAGATGTGCATTTATATTCATATTTATACAATTCTTTTATAATCATTGCAACATCATAATCTGCTTTTGCATTTGCATTTTCTAATAATTTATTAATATTACTTCTTATTAATTTTAAATATTCAACTGGATTATCTTCTTTTGCCCATAAATATAAAGATGCTATTGTATATCCTCCTTCACTTTCTCGTTTTGCACATTCTTCCCAAATTTTTTCACAACATCCAGGCTGATATTTTTGTTTTTCTTGTTTAGAAAATTCAATAAATTCAATTAATAAAGTGCTTGAAATATTATATAAAGTCCAACCTATAGTTAACCATTCATTATATGGTCCCGCTCTCTTTTTATTTATTAACTTTATTAATTTTCGTGCAACATTAATTGGATTATTAAAATCATCGTCATCAGAAATATCATTATTTTTATTGTTTTTTTTTTTATTATTATCATTTTTTTCATTATTATCATTATTTTCATTATTATCATTATTTTCATTATTATCATTATCATTATTTTCATTATTATTATCTGTTTCTGTATTTTTAATAAATAAATTTTTAATATTTAGTTTATGTTTTTTCATATATTCTTTCATTATAAAATTGTATTTGTCTTCCCAATTAGTTTTAGGGAAAACTATTTTATGTTCATTATTTCTAATAGCTAATGTCATGACTAAATCTGAAATATCAGGTATTTCATCATATTCATTTTCAGATTTATCAAAAATATGTATAACTTTATAAAAAAATATACCGGTATCTTTTTTTTTACCGGAACCATACATAAACCAACAATTTTTTTGTATAACTGAACTATCAAATAATTCTTTAATACAATCCATCATAAAACTACTTAATTCTTTTTCTGTGGGAGATTTTCCGTATTCATCAATAAAATCATTATTTTCGTTAATTTCATATATAATTCCAGTATCGATTTCTAATTTTTGCTTTATTAATATTTTAAAAATTTCATCAAAATGACCACTTTTAATTAATTCTTTTTTAGATTCATCAAAAATTAAAAATCTATCTTTTACATCTAATATTAAATTTGGATATTGAATATGAAACCCATCAGAATATAACTTTTTTTCTTTGTCATAATATGGTTTTTCTTTTATAAGCACATATGAAATTAATTCATCTTGTTCATCTGATAATTTATAGTATCTCTTAATAATTTTATTTATGCTTTTAATAATCAATGATATATTTACTAATTCTAAACATCTAATGTTATTATTCATTTTTACATCAAAATCTAAACATAATGGACCATTATCTAATGGTTTTTCCATAATATGAAGTTTACCATATTTCGTTTTTAATTCATTTATGTAAATATTTAAAAATGTCGAATATTCATTTTGTTCAACTTTAAATATCATATTTTTGTTATTATCCCACCAATTATGAGTAAATGAACCATCGCCATATGCACATTTATGTTTATTAATAAAATCTTGCAAATTTTTGTATTTATTAATGTTATTATTATCTATATTATCAGATAATGTATGTTCTAAATATGAAGTATTGGATTTATCATCATCGTCTAAATCAGAAGATTCAATATTAAGAGCAGTAAATACGGATTTTGTATCGTGTTTATGTTCATTATCGTCTAAATTATTATTTTTATTAAGTTTATTAAACATTTTTAAAATTCTCTTATAGTATTTATAATTATTATATATTTAAAATGAATTTTAAAATTTAAATTGTAAAAATTTAAAAATTAAAATATAAATATACAAAAACTATAATATTATTCATCTAATTTTGACTTGAATGATACTTCTGGCAAATCATCAGCCAGACCACTAAGTAAATCAGTTTTGATACCAATAATATTTTTACCTTTTTTAACACATCCTTCACCAACAAAATAATCAATAATACCGGCAGGTTTAGTTGCTTTTTTATTGTAAAATGACATATGCCAATCATTATATATAGTTTTAAGAACATCAATATCTGTACATGCTTTTTCATCAAATGCAATTTTCTCTTCACTAAATTTAAGATATGGTTCAGTCTCAGTTTTTGCACGATTAGTTGCTTCCTTGACACATTCAGGAGTTAATGCATCAAGTCCATATTCTTGATAAATGGGTAAATATTTATTAAGTAGTAACCACATAAAAGCACCTTTTAATTTTTGAAGTTTAATTGGAAGATGATTATCAATTTTGTGTTCATTTTTTGTTTTTGGAATATCTACGAATTTTTGATTAAAATCAATAACACAAACACGTCTCCAAACAGCATTATCATTTATAGAGTTAAATTCTGGTAACATATTTGAAATTAGAATTGGTTTAAATTGTGGAATATATTCGATAATTTCAGAAGCAAATAAATCTCGTCCTTTTAATGGATCACCACCAGTAATTCGTTTGAAAAATCCAGCATGAATTTTAACACCTGGTTCTAATTCTGACAAGATAATACTTCTAACACCTTTTAATTCCAATATGTCGGGACTTGCTTCATTACTTTTACCTCTTTCCTTAGTAATTAAAGTATTATCAACATATTTATAATATCGCCCAAGTGCATGACTAATTAAATTTTGAATTGTACTTTTACCATTTTTACCACCTGGTCCAATCCAAAATACAATTTTTTGGTCAGCATTTCCACCAATTAAACTAGATGCAATATGACATAACATAAATTGTCTAACATCATCTTTTGGTTGAATTTGTTTAATAATTCTTTCAAGTTCTATAATGTCTGGATGTGTTAATGTATAGTCCATATTATAGTTATAACCAGTTGAAAAGGTCAGTCTATCTTCAGGAAGTCCATCCCTAAATTCTTTTAATTTAAAATCATAAACTCCATTTTCAAATCCAATTAAATTAATATTTTCATCTAAATTATTGATAAAGTTCTTTTCATAAAATGAATTTGCACATTCAGTCATTAAAGTTTTTTTATATATTGTTTTGTTTAACTTTGTTATGAATCCTAAAATTTTATCTCTTTTTTTAATAATAGTTTCATCACTGATATCTTTCAAATGATCATCATTTAATTGTTTATAAATTGTATAGACGAATTTAGTAAAGTGTTCCGAAATCAAGTTATTTAATTTATAACCTGCATCACAATAATTCCATCTGTGTTTTTCATAATGATACCATGATTGGGTTTTAATTGACGAACAAATAAATGAATGCCCATATATTGCTTTAATTAATAAAGCAATTTCATGATCTCTCTCAACATTCGCATTTTTTAATAACTCATTAATCTTAAGTGTATCTTCTAGTGAATAACCACTCAAAATTTCATTATAATATTTAGAGTATTCATCAGGATTATCTTCTTTTGCCCAACATCTTAAATGAGACATTGTTAATTGTCTATCATCTTTATTTGGTTTTTTACAAGATAACCATAAATTATTACAACCTTCTAAATCAAAACATTCACTTTTTTTTGAAAAATCAATGAATTCTGGTAATAAAGTATCTGATATATTTTTTAGACATAAACCAACATTTCTCCACATTTCATATGGAGTAGCTCTATCTTTATTTAACATTATAATTAATTTTTTGGCAATCTCAATATCATTTTTAGTATTGGTAACATTAGTTTTAGTTTTGGTTTTAATTGGTTTATTTGAAGCATCTACAAATTGGGCAGAATTATTAGGTAAAATATCTTCTTTTGATTTATGATTAGGTCGTTCTCTTTTATTGGGAAAAACTTCTTTTTTATTTGGATATCTGATTGCTAAAATTTTAACAAGTTCATTTATATTTGGATGTTCTTCTTCGTCGATTAAATTACATTCAGAATCATAAATATATTTAATTTTATAAACATCTTTATTTTTATAAGTTTCTTTACCAGAACCATACATTAACCATTTAGTTTTATTAAAAACACATCTATCAAAAATAGAATTAATAACTTTATTTTTTTCTTTTAAAATATCAACAATATTACCTTCATTATCAACAAAATTATTAACATCATCATTAAAATAAATATCTAATTTATTTTTTCCAATTTTTTCTGTTAATAAATAATTTATTAGTTCATCAAATTCATTAGTTGAATTAAGTTCATCTATCAATAAATCTAAAATAAAATTTTTATTTGCAGAATTTAAAATTAAATTAGGATAACTTATATGTATTCCATCTGAATACATTTTCTTTTTATCATCATAAAAAGGTTCATTCTTTATCAGAAAATATGAAATTAATTCATTTCTATCACTACTCAATGTAAAGTATTTACTCACTATATTATTAATTTTTTCAATAATATTAATTGGTTCTATAAAATTAATATGTGAATTACTTTTTAAAAATTTAATATCCAAATCTATATTAAATATCCCTACTTCTAATGGTAATTCTGTTAAATGTAATGCTTCCATATTAGCATAATTTAGAATATTAGATGTTGTTGAACTAACTATATCCAGAAATTCATTGTAATTTTCATCTTCTACACGAAACATTACTTTATCAAAATTATCTCCAAACCACATATGAGTTTGTTTTTTTGTATCTTTTTCAATATGATCTGTGATAAAAGTCCATAGATCTGAAATAATGTTTTGTCTAGATTTATCACCAATAACTGTTTTTTTTGCAACAATTGTTGTTTTTTTACCTGATGACATTATATGAGAATTATAATTGATTATTATGGATTATATAATTTATTATAATAAAATCAATTTTTTTGTATTAATACCTATTGATTGTAGTAATATAATTATGTTTATTATACAACTATATATAAAATATTCAATATAGTAAGTAAAAAAAATGAATTTATAAAAATATAAATATAAATATGTATTATTATAATAAAATATACAGTTAAAAGATGTTTTGCAAAATTTGTGAAAATTTCATGGATATTACTAATAATGTATCTATTCCTAATATTAATCCTATTGAAACTATAATAAATATAGTAGGAGTTGAAGGAGAAAAAAATGAAGTTATATCATCAGATTATGATGTATCTTCTAATATATCTTCAAAAAAGAAGAAAGGATCTATTATTACAGAAAATGACATTATAAATATATTAAGTGGTAAGGATTTATCTTTTGAATTGGATAATTTTAATATGAATGATTTAAATAAAATATCATATTTCAATAAATTAAATTCAAATCAAAAGACTCTAGTTATAAATAGATTATATGAGAAAATACCTAAAAATCAAAAAGTGCCCAAAAATACAGATATTGTAAGTGGTAAAGATTCATATTTTTATTGTAAAAACTGTGGATATAATGAAAAAATTCCTGAAAGAATGTTTATTTTTAGTAGAAGTGGTGAAAATAGTAATGAAGATAATTATAATACAAAATTTATTAATTTCAAATATGATAATACTTTACCAACAACTAAAAAATATAATTGTATAAATAACAAATGTAAAACTCATAAAGAACCCATTTTAAAAAAAGCAGTTTTTTATCGTAATGGAGGAACTTATGCTGTTAGATATATTTGTACAGTTTGCGATTATTATTGGAATACCTCAACTGAAAATTTAAATTAAAATTAAAATTTAAATCCTAATGATAATTTATAAATGATATTGAATGCAATATATTCAAAACTAATTTCCGAATCATTACTTAGTTTATACCCAGTCTTTGTTAAAAAAATAGATTTAACTATATTACTTCAATTATGGACAAGACTAATAGCATATGTTTTAATTTCACTGTTTTTTATAAATTATTCATTTATTGCAACAAATATTTTTACACAACAAGGAATAACATTATCACTAATAAATTTATTACATATTTATGTTTCTTATGAAGGATTTACAAATTTAGATACAGGAGTATCATTTTCTATTTTTAATATATATCCTGTATTGATTTTGTTATTTTCTGGAGTATTATGGAAGCCAATTTATATTGTTAGTATTATAGGATTATTATTTTTTATTTATGATAATGTTATAACACAATCTACAAATAATGCAAACTTTAATTATGGTTTAATAATGATAATAATGGCTGCAATAACTGAAGCCATTATTTATTTTATTATTAGAGAAGTAAAAACAGAAAATAGTTGGAATCATTTATTTATTAGTTATTATTGGGGATTTATTATTATGAGTATTTATCTATTGATTGATAATAATAAAGAAAATATGTTAAATAATTCAGATGACTCTTATAAATCAAATAGTTGGTTTTATATTGGTATCGCAATTTTGATAAATGGTATAATTGGAACAATCGGCTATTATTTAAGATTTTATGCTATTTATAATATGAATTATGAAATTTATGCATTACTATCATATTTCGGGATCATAATGGCTTATTTTTATGGTATATTTTTTAATAATGAAAAAATAAATATATATAAAATAATTGGCACTGTTCTAATTATAATTTCTAATTATTATGCACTAACATAGTAATTTATAAATAAAAAATATATTTGCCATTTATAATATTTACTTTTGTTTTACTTATCATTGTCAATCAAATTGAGTATTTTGTAGGTGATTATAATTTTGTATGTTTTGTTTAAGAGTTATAAAAAATAATAGTATATAAAATATTTTACATTATGAGGTTTCATTTATTGTATATATAACTTTTATAATTTGAGATGTAATGAATAAAAATTGAAATATATATAAAATAATCTTAATTAATATAATATATTATTATATTATTATAATGCCACTTGCAAAGAATTCTAAAACCCTATATTCAAAAAATAATCCAGTTGATATAAGTTCGCTGTTAACAAATTCTAATCTTAACTTAAATTTTGATCAACCTATAAATCAATTGGGAGGCAAAAGAAACATTGTTAATGAAAAAACAAAGAAAATACATAAAAAAATAAAGGAAGAAGATGCATTTGATGATAGTGATAATGAATTACAAATTGGAAGTGGGGAAGATGATGATCCAGATGAGGAAGAACCAGATGAGGAAGAACCAGAAGAAGAACCAGAAGAAGAACCAGAAGAAGAACTTGAAGATCCAGAAGAAGACTTGGAAGAACCAGAAGAAGAGGTGGAAGGTATAGAAGGAGTAGAAGAACCAGAAGAACCAGATGAACTTAAAAAAGAAGAAGATAATGAAGATAATGAAGAAGATGATGATACCAAAAAAGATGACGATGATGATGCGACAATAGATACAAGTAATAAATGTTATTCAAAATATGCAAAGGATGGTGATGATATAGATTTAGAAGAATATTTTAGAGATGATGATATAACAATAACAAAAACGGGACGAGTTGGAAAACCTTTTTTATTCAAATATGAAATGGTAAGATTATTAGCGGATCGTTCAAGACAATTGGCGGAGGGAGCCAAACCGATGGTTAAAAATACTTTTGGTTTATCACATAAAGAAATTGCGGTAATAGAATTAAAAAATAAATTAATTCCATTAATAATAGAACGCCCAATACCAAATTCAGGAACAGAGCGATGGCGATTATCCGAGTTAGAAATACCAAATTATGATTAAATTATGATTAAATTTTTATAAAAATACTTATTCTTTTTTAACAAACTTTTTGACACCTGTATTTTTTTTACTTTTTGAAAAATATTCAATAGTATCTTCAATATCTTTATTTGTTATTTTATTAATAATTTGTTTCAAGTCATCATTTGTATTAATATCTAATTTATTATTTTTAGCAATTTTATCCATTAAAAATTTCATACTATAATTACCGGATTTCTTTTTAGTGACTGTATTCCATTCTTCAATATAATACCCAAATTGTTTTTTAAGAATATATTTTTTTTTTCCAATTTTCCATTCTTTTTCAATTTGTTGTTTTAAATTTTCTATTTTTTCTAATGTCTTTTTAAGAATTGTTTCATTTGAAGCAATTGTTGGATCATCAGAATTTTTATCATTAAGAATATCAGTTTTTTCTAATTCTTCTAATTCTGCTTTTAAATCATCATCATCCAGTTGTTTTTTTACATTAAACAACATATTCAAATTAAATTTATAATTATCACAAGAAACATATTTACCATATGGTCCATCATGTAAAACTACATCAAATTTATCATATTTACCAATTTTTTCAGGTTGTTTATAATTATTAGTTTTTGCAATGTCAACGGGAATAGTTTTAATTTGTTGTTGAATATATTCATATAATGGTTTAATGACTTTAAGTTTATTAATTTTACCTTCTGCAACATCATCTAATTGTTTTTCCATATTTGCTGTAAAATTATAATCCATTAAATCTGTAAAGTATTTTTCTAAAAATTCAGTTGCTTTTCTTCCTAAATCAGTTGGAACTAATTTTTTCTTTTCTTTTCCAATTTTAACAGTTTTTGTTTCCATATTTAAACTTTTGGGTTCCTTTTTAGAGACATTATATCTATTAAGTTCCATATCTTTACCTTCAATATCTTTAACTTCAACATAATTTCTACTAATAATTTTATCAATAATAGTAGCATATGTTGATGGACGACCAATATTTAAATTCTTAGGATCCATTTTATTAATTAAAGATGCATCATTATATCTAACTGGAGGTTTTTGAGTATCTTCAATTCCATTGATATTTTCCCATTTAATCACCAATTTTTTTATAGATTCAATATCTAATGGAGTTGATGATTTTTTTTCATCTACAATTAAATATCCACTAAATATTAAATTCTCCAAATTTCCAACTAGTTTATATAAAACTAGCAATTTGCGATTTAACATTTCAATTTCAACAGTAATATTTTGATATTCTGCTGCTTTCATTTGAGATTGAATTGTTCGTTTCCATATCATTGAATATAATCGTTTTTCATCACTTGTTCCCTCTACTGTGTCATATTGTATTTTAGTAGGTCTTACACATTCATGTGCTTCTTGTGTATTACCTTTTTTATTTTTATATTCTTTTTTATCATAATATTTTATACCATATTTACTTTCAATTTCCTCTTTAATTGTAAGCATTGCTTCTTCAGAAATTGCGGTGGAATCTGTTCGCATATATGTAATATATCCTGCTTCATACAATTTTTGGGCAACCATCATTGTTCTTTTAGCATCCATACCTAGTCTCTGAGATGCCACTTGTTGTAAAGTTGAGGTTGTAAATGGTGCTGGAGGATTTGCTTTTCTAATTCTTTCACTCATTTTTAATAATTTATAATCTGCTTTTGTCATATTTTTTATAATTTCAATAACTTGAGGTTCTTCATCTTTTGTAAAAATAACACAACCTTTAGATGGGGAATTATCAGTGGACTTTTGTTTAGTTTTGGTAATTCCTGTTTTATTTTTTTTAGGTTTAGTTTCAGAATCTTCATCAGTTTTTTCATCTAAATCATCAAATTCAGTATCTTCAATATTAAAATCTACTTTGTCAGTTTTGTTATATAATTTGGAATTAAATTCATAATCACCCATTGTTATATCAGTATTAATTGTAAAAAATGAATCTGATTTATTAGAATAAAACTTTTCAATTTCCTTTTCTTTATTTAATACTATTTTAACAACTACTGATTGAACTCGACCTGCCGATTTTGCTCCTCTATGTGTATTACTTAGAATTGGTGAAATTATAAAACCCGCTAATCTATCTAATATTCTACGAGATTGTTGTGCATAAACCATATTTAAATCTATTTTTTGAGGATGAGATATTGCTTTTTCTAACTCTTTTTTAGTAATAGAGTTAAATACTATTCTTTTTGCATTATTAAGTTCTAATTCTTTTGCTAAACTCCAAGCAATCATTTCACCCTCTCTATCTTCATCTGCTGCTAATAAAACATTACTATTACCTACTCTATCTGCCTGTTTACATAGTTTATTTATTACATCCAATTTATCATGATTTCTAGAATATATCGGCTCAAATGTTTCCAGATTTACAGATAAATTATTCTTGGGTGATGGATGTATATCAATAATATGTCCTACAGATGCCATTACTATGTAATCATCCCCTAAATATTCCGATATTTTCTTGATTTTTCCAGGAGATTCAACTATTAATAAATAACTCATTATATAATATTTAGTATATAGTATGATATTTTTACAATCTTTATATATATATTTCAATTTTTATATAAAGATTGAAACTATTATAATAACCCAAAAAATTTGAATAATATAATATAAATATATAATTCTATAATATAAATTAATTATAAATATGAGTAAAAAAATTACTAAAACTGATAATAACTCTGAATCTTCTGATAGTCAAATTATACCACAATTACTACCAATTGAAAAAAGCCACCATACACAACTTAATGATATCAAAACTAATATTATAAAAATATTCAAAAATAGAGGCTTTATAAAGGAAGAAAATGTCGATAAATACATCAAAAAATTTATTGCTGATGAAAATGATGATTTAGAATATATTATTGTATTAGACAACGATACTAATTATAATACAACAATTAAAAATAAAAAAGTATATATTAAAATTTTTGATTATAAAATTGCATCTGCTAATAAAAATTCCCCAATCGGAGAATATATTTCTAAATATCATGAAGAATATAAATTTATTGTCGTCGAAAATATTAATCAAAAATCTGATAAAATAATTTCACATTATAAAACACCATATGAAATATTCAAAATCGCAGATTTAAAAATTAATATTGTTGAACATATTCTCGTTCCTAAACATACTGTTTTAACTCAAGAAGAAGGTAAAGCCGTATTACAAAATTATAATGCCAGAAAAAAAGATATGCCTCTTATTTTATCAACTGACCCTATCGCAAGATATTATGGAATGAAACAAGATGATATTTGCAAAATTGAACGACCATCCACTATGACATGCACTACCCCTTTTTATCGTATCGTCGTTAAAACAAATATACTCAAGGCAAAAACTTAAAAAAAAATTAATCAACTATTTTTATTAAACCTTTCTTCGGATAATCTATCATGTCTTTGATAATTAGATTTTCTTCTATATTTTCATTTTCACTTTCATTTTCACTTTCATTTTCATTTTCACTTTCAGTTTCATTTTCACTTTCACTTTCACTTTCACTTTTATCTTTTATAATTTCTATATGTTCATCATTACTTTCATTATCACTATTTATATCGATTGCATTATTAATATTATCAACAGTATAATTATGTTCTGCAAAGTAATTATATTTTACTTGTGTATTAACGAGATTACTTTCGTCGATATCAAAATCAAGATTCATAATTTTATATGGTGTATTATTTTTTTGAATAATAGTAAGTTTATTTTTAAGATCAATTATTTCGGTAAAAATATCTATTATAATATTATCACGAGAAAAAAATCTTCTTTTTCCCGTCATTGGCTTTAAATATTGTTTTGAAATAATATAAAATTCAATATATTCAAAAGTTTTGTAATTAATAAATGGATACAGTTTAAGTGCATTAATTAAAATAATTCCTGAACGATAAAAATATATTGTTTCTAATACTAACAATGTAATAATTTGTTCATTTATGGTTATTAATTTGTTATTAATTAGATAGTTTAATGAGTATTGATTAATTAATCCATTAAAATAATTACTAATCATTTTTTCTTGGATTTCTTGGTTTATTTGTTTTTTGTTTTTTATAATTTCATTAATTAAAAATACAAATATAACTTCATTTATTTCAATTGTTAATAATTTATTAATATCAAGTTTATGTTTATATTTTTCATAAATATACTTAAAAGTAGAAATATTACTTGTTAAGATAATAATATTAATAATACCATTTATAGTTTTATTGTTGAGTTCTATTTGATTATTTTTAATCATGAACAAATAGGTTTTATCAAAAATCCTACATATATATTTAATATTTTGATAGAAAACATTAGATTCATAAATTTTTTTAATTTCAATAAATTTATTTGATAAATAGTTAATATTAATTATAAAATTATGAATTTTTTCAGATTTATTCTTATAATTTAGATTATAAGTTTTTTTTTTCAATAAAGATATATATTTATTAATATCATCGAGTGTATATTTAAAATTATATTTTTCAACCAGTTTTTTGATAAAATTTAAATTTAATGCAAAAAATGCAATATTTTTTAATATTTTAGGTGGTTTAATTTTATATTTTGACATATGATAATTGTAAATTTCCAAAAGAGAACTATTTGAAACCTTAGATTTAATGCGTTTTAATATTTCATAAATATTATTTATATATGTTTCTTTTGAATAATTATATTTATCATTATTAAATATAATATCAATAACACCCCAACATTTATTGATTACTAATAACTCAATAATATCACTTATTTTTAATTTTAACTTTTCAATATAATTTATAATTTCAGTATTTAATAAATTACTTATTATATGGAATAATATATTTTCATCAACAATAAAACCCATTTTTTCAGTTAATGCCAATATTTTTGCAAATTTAGTTTTATCTTTAATCATTAAAAAATTGTATCTTGTGCGTTGTTGCCAATTAGTTGTTGATTTCATAGTATATAATATAGTTAAATGTTCATTAAGGTTACAATTATATTTTATTATTACATTTATAATGTTAATTTTATTTTGATATAAAACATTATAAATGAATTTCATTGTTAAATTTGATATGTTGATTTTTTTATTAGTAAGTAAATATTCAAATAATTTACCATTGTCTTCTTTTATAATATTATCAGTATCAAAATAACAATTAATATTAAATTTTTCTTTCATAATATCAATTGCATAAATAAAACCATGCTGTTTTAATTTATCAATAAATGACTGGTGTATAAGATTTTTTTTGTTTAATGCATTTAAAATATAACATATCTGCGGTTCTTTTAGGAATAGTTTATTTGTAGATGCATTTAATATTCTCGTAAGTGTATTAATAAGTTTAGGAGTAAATACAAAAGTATTATTTTTAATATTTTGTATTGTTTCATTTATAAAGATAATATCACTGCAAAAATCAAATTTATTTATATATTTTGTTAATTCACTTGGTAAAAAATGTATATCTTTGTATTTTATTGGTTTTTGAATAATATTCATTCCTATGAGAAAATCCATTAAAATACGGCGTTTGAATATCAATAATTTAAATTTTGGATTTAATATTTTTTTTTTAAAATATGATTTAATTTCCTCTTCGTTTTCTATTATAAATTTATTAAAAATTCCTAATATTTTAATGTCATCAAATCTGTCAAAATGATAATATAATTCATCTAAATCATTTATTTTAAAGAATTTATAATCAACAGAATTAAAATTTATTTCATTATTTTCATAAAATAAAATACGGAAATTATAATCAGTAATTATACATTTTATGTTATTCAATAATAAATTAATTTTATTATCATCTTTTGAATTAAAAATTTTAGCCAAGTATTTTTGTGTATATATATTTGTATTATAATATATATTAAGATTTTCTATACAACCATCTATAATTTCTTTAGTATGAATTATCATGAGACTTATTAAAAGTATATACCGTAGTTTTTAATATATAAATATTATAATAAAATCAATTTTTTTATAATATTTATTAAATAATCAATTTAAAATCTTGCTATAAATATTCTCTATTGTTTAAAGTTAGGTTTATTAAAAGTATATCAGATGACCAAATATATAAAGTATAACTGACTACGATTTACATGGTTCGCCCGACCACGAGAAGTAATTCAATAAAAATATAATATTTAAAATGGCAAATATATTTTATAATCATAAATTAACATTGTTTGATTTTACTTTTATTGAAAGAGTATTTCTCGTGAGGCTAATTTATTAAAATTAGCAATTCAAACAAAATTAATTCAATAGATTATGATTATAGCAAAAATATTTAAAATCTTGCTATAAATATTCTCTATTGATTGAATTGTTTGAAGCTGGGCTTTTAAAAGTGCATAATATGACTAATTATACAAAAGTATAACTGAATACAATTTACATGGTTAGCCCGACCACGAGAAGTAATTCAATAAAAGTAAAATCAAACAAATATATTTTATATTCATAAATTAACATTGTTTGAAATACTTTTTTATTGAAAGAGTATTTCTCGTGAATATAATTTTAAATTTGCAATTCAAACAAAATTTATTTCAATAGATTATGATTATAGCAAAAATATTTAAAATCTTGCTATAAATATTCTCTATTGATTGAATTGTTTGAAGCTGGGTTTATTAAAAGTATATTACTCGACTAATTATACAAAAGTATAACTGACTACGATTTACATGGTTAGCCCAACCACGAGAAGTAAAACAATAAAAGTAAAATCAAACAAATATATTTTATATTCATAAATTAACATTGTTTGAAATACTCTTTTATTGAAACTTGTATTTCTCGTGAAGATAATTTATTAAAATTAGCAATTCAAACAAAATTAATTCAATAGATTATGATTATAGCAAAAATATTTAAAATCTTGCTATAAATATTCTCTATTGATTGAATTGTTTGAAGTTGGGCTTTTAAAAGTATATCAGATGACTAATTATACAAAAGTATTTTTAAGGGTATATTTATGGATAGTAAAGTTTTTATTTAAAAATAATATATAAATAAATTATTAAATACTACATAATATATTTTACATTTTGAGGTAGTATTTATTGTATATAAACTTTAAAAAAATTTAGTTTTATATATAGATTTTTATAATTACACAAATTAAATTTATAAAAACCATAAATTTAACCTTTCTTTATTTGATACTGAGGATATATCCATAAATAGATTATTTTGAAGACGATATATATTTATTTTTTTATAAAGTAAATCATATAGTAATGTCTATCACAAAAATATCAGGTGCTATTGGAATTAAAATATTATATAATTTAGAATTAAATAAAAAAATTTTTATATTTTATGATGATCATTCTAATACAAAATATTGTGATAATAATGAATCACAGCATTTTATAAGTGAATTATTTAATAAAATTTCAAATAAAGATATTGCATTAATATTAGAAGAACCGTTTTTAGAACCAGATAGTAAAATAAAAATATTATGGGATGATTCGACACATTTATTTTTATTTAGAAAATTTTACACTAAATTAATTAATAAATGTTCAAATGAAAAAATATGTAAAATATTTCCATTTGATATTAGATTGTCAATATTCGATGTTTCTCCTGATGAAATAATTTTTAATATAAATGAACCAGACATAGAATATAATATTAAATTAAGTTTATTTTTTAAATATATATTTTATTTATTTGAATTAAATGATTATGAACCAGAAAAAAAGTCATTGTGTCGATTTATTAAAAAAGTATTTGATATTTATAAAGACTCGAAATTTTATAAATCTCTTAAAAAAAGAATAATTAATTTCAACAATAAATTCATTATTTCAAATACAAATAAAACAATATATGATTTATTAAAAGAATATCATAAAACATCTAACTTTATTTATGAAGAAGGATTTCCATTTATTAATAATCATAATGAAAATTTTATTGACCAATTAGATAAAATTGCTTCTGGAATCATGGAATTATATGCAGTAATTTTAATTTTATTATTACCTAATAAAAATATAGTTTTATATGCAGGATATTATCATACGAATAACCTGGCATTTATTTTTAATAAATATTATAATTTTAAGGAAGAATATACTTCAGGAATAACTGAAAACATTGAAACTAAAAATACATCATCAATTGAAAATTGTATAAAAATAAAAAATGATAATTTTAATTTTATAGAATAACATATTTTATAATGATACATTATCAATAAATGCAATCTCAAAATGTAAAATAGATAAAATACATTTTTAATAAAACCCGACTTGAACAATTCAAACAATAGAATTTAATTATAGCAAATAAATTATAAATCTTGCTATAATCATAATCTATTGAAATAATTTTGTTTGAATTGTAAACTTAAAATTAGTTTCACGAGAAATACTCTTTCAATAAAAGTAAAATCAAACAATGTTATATAATGAATATAAAATATATATGCCATTTTAAATATTATACCTTTATTGATTTGCTTCTCGTGGTCGGGCAGACCTGATAAATCGTTATCAATTATACTTTTATATAATTGGTCATGAGATATACTTATTAAAAGCCTCAACTTTAAACAATTGAATTTAATTTATAGCAAGATTTAAAATATTTTACATTATAAGGATTGCATTTATTGGATACATTATATAATTATATCTTTGTATAATTTATATAATTTATATAAAAGAATGAGTAAAATAAATAAATCCCATAAAATAAGTAAAAAAAAATTAAGTAAATCAAGTGAATATATAAAAGATAATTCAGATAAAACTATTGTATTAAATGGACCTATTAATTATTTTAAATTATCAAATGAAAATAAACAAATAAATATTTTTATGGATTTTCACGCTCCAATTCATAGACAAAGAAAGTGTGAAGATTTTGAAAGTAAAGATGTTGATAAATACTTTAATAAGATTTTATCACAAAATACAAAAGCAACAGATGAACCGTTGGATTTTTTTTTAGAAATTAATCCAACAAGTATAAATTTTAAATACAAATATTATACAAATGATAATTATTTAGTAAGTATTAGAAAGATGTTTTCTAAATTATATAATGAAAAATATGCAAATTTAAATGAAAACGAATTACCTGAACAAAAAATAAGATTACATTATATGGACATACGAGATTATTCTTCTTTTAATGAATTGAAAAGAAAATTAGAACTAATATTATCTGAATTAGAAAGAACAAAATTAGATAATTTAACATTAATTATAAATGAATTAGTATCCATTAAAAATATTTTAGTTTTTATAGACTCATTAATAAGATCAATAATATCTAATGATAAAAATCCGCTTTATGAAAAATTATCAATTAAAAAAATAGACTTTGTTAATCTTAAAGAACATACAACAAAAACAAATAAAATACAAAAAGATAAAATACAAACAGATAATAATGATCCACTTTCTATAGATATGATAATGGATGTTGGATTATATCAAATTTTACAAAAAATATTACATAATTACAAAGATTCTAATAATAAAGACAATATTATAAATTTATTTACAGAACATTATATTAAAACATCACATTTTTTAATTGAAAAACTTAATAAAATGATACCCAAAATAACAGAAATTGATAAAATAATAGATGATTATATTGTTGAAGAGAAAATAACATTTGAAGAAATAAATTCTCATAAAAATGATGGTTCAAGGGATATATTACCTTATTATTTTTATTCAATGGATAAATATAAAAAAATATGGCGAACATTAATTGATGATATGGAAGAAATAAATCATTTAATTGTAAAAATGGGAGTAATAATGACAGATTGTTATTTTTTGAGACGACTAATTGATAATTCAAAAATTAATAAATCGATAGTTTATACTGGTGCTTATCATAGCGTGATATATTTATGGTTTTTGGTAAAATATTGTGATTATAATATAGATGATTATTATTACTTAAAAAATGATACTACGAAAAAACAATTAATAAATATAATTAAAAAATCTGATTATCTTGATATTATGCAATATGTTATTCCAAATAAAGTAAATCAATGTATAAAAATAAAAAAATTATAAAATATTACAAAAAAAATATCCATTAATAATATAAAATGAGTTCGAACATTAATCCATTAATAGTAAGCGGAAATAATCTTACCGATTCTATAAAAAATATAATAACCGATGAAAATGTATTAATGCAATTAGTAAACAAAAATAATGACCAATTAATAAATATTATAAATTTTGACCCAAATACAATTACAGGAATAAATAATGGACTAAATTATGTTTTGCAAAGTGTACCACTTAAAACTGGTTGTTGTATGAGAAAACAAAATGATAATACTGCAAAAACTGTTAAAGTAAGAATACCAACAGAATCAGGTGTATTGGGTCAATTAAAACAATTTGGTTTTGAATGGAAAAATATAAATATACCTGCCGGAACCTGTCCCCCAAATTTATATAATGGTTCGCCAGATTGTGATACATTTTATGATGTTTATTGTGAAAATGTAAATACTGTCTTTTCAGAACAATTGGGACAACAAGTAGATGATGCAAGTAATGTGTATCCCAATTTTGCACCTGATTGTGCATGTTATGCCCCTCTTGCAGTTGGACAAGAATCATATCCAGGTGGAATTCCATCCGCTTGTTATAAAACAGGTTGTGCAATAGATGATAGTCCCAGTTATCCAGATCCTACCTCCAGAAATCAACCATGTAATGCAACTATATGTAGTTCTGTCATTGATACGGCAGGTATGCAAGTGGGTGGTGAATCAATTATTAATCCAACAGTAGTTCAGGAATGTGGTTCATCTGCTGTCACAAAATCAATTGGTGCCGAATCAATAAAAAATATACCAAATAAACCAAATAATTATGCAATTATCATTTTAATTATTTCAAGTTGTTGCTGTCTATTAAGTATATTTTTAATTTATTATATTTTCATTAGAAAAAAACCAAGAAGAGTATAAATATAATAAAAGTTTATATATTACATATACAATAAATGCAACCTTATAATGTAAAATATTTTATAAAGTATTATTTGTAAGTTTTTTAAAAAAAGTATATATAAATATAAAATTGTTTTCAAATTCACAAAATATATATTTTTTAATTTAATTAGTCTTAATTAGATTTCATATATACATTTTTATATCTCTTTAAAAAATTTTAAAAGTATATCACTAACATAATTAAAAAAAGTATAACCACCTACAAAATACAGATTTGCCTGACCACGAGAAGCAAATCAATAAAGGTAAAATCAAACAAATATGTTTTATAATCATAAATTATCATTGTTTGATTTTTACTTTTATTGAAAGAGTATTTCTCGTGAAGATAATTTATTAAAATTATTATTTCAAACAAAATTATTTCAATAGATTATGATTATAGCAGATAAATTATAAATCTTGCTATAAATAAATTCTATTGATTGAATTGTTTGAAGCTGGGTTTTATTAAAAGTATATCACATAACCTAAAAATATATGAATAATTTCTATTTTTAGGGATGTATGACTAGTTCAGTTTTTATTTAAAAATAATGTATAAATAAAAAATTTTACATATTTTAAAAATTTCAAGTTCAAAAAATCTAAAATAAATCCATAAAATTTGTTTAGACTATAATATATATACAAATTATTCTACCGTCTTGGCGGTAGAATAAAATAACTATGAGAAATAAAAATGTATGTATATATTATATATAATATGGAAAATTTAACATTTTAGGATTTTCTAAAAAAATATTTCCTTTTATCAAATGAATTCATTGAAGATTTTTATAAAATTTATGACTTTAATGAAAACAATAATAATGATTTCATGATTGATTTAGACATAATATTTAAATGGTTAGAAACAAGAAAAAATAGATTAAAAGAAACATTGATTAAATCATATTTATTATCTGTTGACTACATAATAAAATTAGAAAAAAAAGCAAAAATATCTAAATCAAATAAAGAAATAATTTTATTAACTCCGGATTGTTTCAAAAGAATGTGTTTATTATCAAAAACCAAAAAAGCAGAAGAAGTTAGAACATATTATTTAGAATTAGAAAAATTATTAAATAATTATAAAAATTACATAATAGATGGATTAAAAAAAACTGTGCAAATTTTAGAAAATAATCAAAAAGAAATTCCTAAAAATACTAAGGGTATTGTATATATTTTACAATCATTAAAAGATATTGATGGTATATACAGATTTGGACAAACAGTAGATTTTAAAAATAGATTGTCTAATTACAATTCATCAAATAGTGACAAAATGAAAATAGTAAAAATTTATGAAACAAAAGATGCTGAAAAAGTAGAAAAATGTGTAATAGACCAAATAAAAGAACTAAGATATAAAAAAAGAAAGGATTTTTATCAAATAAATTTAAATTTGTTAATAAAAATAATAAAGGAATGTGGTAATGTAACACTTAAATTTAAAAATAGTATAGCAGATAATTTAAAAAAGAATTCTAAAAAAACTTCAAAAACAAATAGCAAGAAAATGAACGGAGGAACACAACTAAATTACTATTTGTATTTACAAAAATAATTGTAGTATAAATTATTAGAAAGAACAACTAGTTCTTTAAAGACTATAATTCTCATATAATAAATAAAAATTGAAAAATTATTTTTTTGAATGTCTGTGTATTATTATAATTATATACACATCACTGCAATCAAATGGATAACCTCATTCCATCCAGTCAACAGGAAGAAGAAGAACAACGTATTTATAAAGAAGCACTAATTGCTTATCATAAAGCACAACAAGACCTTATAAACGCACAATGTGCTTCTATACAAGAAACACTTGACTATCAAAAAGCACGTGCTGCTGTGCTGGGGATAAATTATCCTTCTCAAGAAGACAAATTGACAGTACGGAGTGTAATTGGTGAAGAAGGAGTGTCTTTGGCAACAAGACAATAAAATGTGAAACTTGCTTTTTTGTAAAAACTGACATCAAGTTATACAAATATTAAAGTATGTATTGCCAAATACACTACATACTAACATTTTTTATATTTATTAAAAACTAAAAAATTATATGTCTATATTGATTAGTTTATCATTATAATATATTTCACAATTAAATGGTATTTTCCATTTTTGACAACCCAAAATAGGATTTACAAATTGTGAAATAATATTAATTTTTAGTAGATTTATTGGCAAGTTTGATAATTCCAATTTATGTTGTGAATTTATTTCAAGAGAATTTATTTCATTTGGTAAATTGTTGTAATTAAAATTATTATTGACATCATAAATACGCAAAGTATTCCAACATTTTTTAATTTTAGTATTTTTATAATTATATACTTCAATATCTTTTTTAAACCATACTAAATTACTATCATTTCCAAATTTTATAAAAATTTTGTTGATATTAGAATTACATAAATTATTTATCAAAACATTACATAAAGAATGAAAAATAGTATTTGTTTCAAATTCTAAAGTTTTTAAATTTGGAAAACTACTAAATGTATTAAGTAGTTGTTGATTAAATTCATTTTTTTCAGTAAATGTTATGGATTTTATATAATTTTTAAATTTATAATTAACCAATTCATCAATTGTTTTTATCTTCATGATTTATAATTTATAATTATAAATTTATTTAATAAAAATTTCACAAATATAAAGTATTTGAATTATAATAAAACAATAAATTATTTCTATTGTTTAAAGTTGGGCTTTTAAAAAGTATAAATGTATACAATTAACCGGTTTGCCCGACCACGAGAAGTAAATCAATAAAAGTAAAATCAAACAATGTTTATTTATGATTATAAAACATATTTGTTTGATTTTACTTTTATTGAAAGAGTATTTCTCGTGAGATTTATTTATAAAATTAATAATTTCAAACAAAATATAGTCAATAGATTATGATTATAGCATAATATTTAAAATCTTGCTATAAATTATTTCTATTGTTTGAATTGTTTAAAGTAGGGCTTTTAAAAAAGTATATTATTTATTTTATGTAGTTAAGTTTTTATTTAAAAATAATATATAAAAACTGGTATAAATGTCATAATATTCATATAATAGAGACTAAAATTTATTTATTACCAAAAGATGGAAAACATTTGCATTTAATATTAGATATAGTGATTGTTGTATTCAATAACATCATTGATGAATCAATTAATTTATTAATAGTTGGAACATCCATTTCATTTATTTTAATAACTTGTTGTATAATTAAAATATGAATTATTAATTTAATAACAATTGATATAATATTAACGTCAATTTTAAATTTTAGTGTTGATAAATTAACATTTAAAATATTATTTGTTACTGTTATTAAAGTGGGTATATCAGATAAATCCAATTTACCATCTGCAAAAACTTCTTTGATACTGTCAATAATATTTTTAATTGGTGGTGAATTATTAAATTTAACATTTTTTTGAGAAAAATATATTAATATATGGTTTAATTTTTGTAATGTATTATTGTCTAGATGATAATTTAATTTATTTAAAAGTAATTTTATATCTGTGTCGCTTTTAAGAATATATAAAACCAAATCTAATTCTGATATTGGTGGTTTATTTGCATTTTCTGTTAAATCGATCATCGTGAAACCGGCTGTATTATCTGTCACTGTTGTAGTTGTAATAGTTGTAGTTGTTGTGGTTGTTGTGGATGGTTCAAAAATATTATGAGTGACTAATTCGTTATGATTATCTTTTGTATATTGTTCTAATTGTTCTAATTGTTCTAATTGTTCTGATTGTTCTAAATGTTCTAATTGTTCTAATTGTTCTGAATGTTCTGAATGTTCAGGATGTTCAGGATGTTCAGGATGTTCAGGATGTTCTGATTGTTGAGATAAATCATTAATATTAATTACAATTACATTATTTGTAGTAGTGGTAGTTTCCATAAAGTATATATATAAATAAGTATATATAATAATTTATATATATTTTGAAATTATTTAAAAATTAAAATTTAACACTATCGAATTTTTTTATTAAAACTATATCCAAAATTTCCCATATATCATTAATAGTTTTAACTGAAAATTTATCGCTAAATAAGTTTGGAAATTTTTCTTTTATTTCATCTAAATCTTTTAAATTTTCATGAGGACATAAAACTAATTCGGCACCTGCTTTTTTTGCACCAAATATTTTTTCTTCTAATCCTCCTATTTTAGTAATATGTCCTTTCAAGTTAATTTCTCCAGTCATTGCGATTTTATTATTAATAGGAATTCCAGATAATAAAGATATTAAACATGTTGTAATAGCCCCACCTGCAGATGGACCGTCTTTTGGGGTAGCACCATCTGGACAATGAATATGAATTCCATAATCAAATGAAACAGACCATTTATTATTTAGAGATTCTTTTATTTTATCAGGTAAAATTCTCCAAGCAATTGTACGAGCAACAGACATCGATTCTTGCATTACTTTACCCTGCATTCCAGTTAATTCTAATTTAAGTTTATCTTTGGCAGGAATCCAACAACATTCAATTGGTATTAAGCCACCAATCCCATATTCATTTGCCCAAAGACCATTTACTTGACCAATTTGTGGAAAATTATTTATTTGAATATGTTCTATTTTATATTTCTTTTTAAGAAAATCTGTTTCTAACATTTGTTTTGTAATAATTAATTTATCAGTAATTTTTTTATTAAGTATTTTATCATCTTCTAATTTTCTTAAATTTATTTCAAGAAGTATATCATTTAATGTTTCCTTTAGTTTTCGTACACCTCCTTCATTTGTATAAGTGTCAATAATATATTCTAATATATCGTCTTTAAACTGAATATCAATATTTAATCCAATATGTTTCATTAATTTAGGTAATAGAAAATCTTTAGCAATATTTATTTTATCTAACATTTTATAACCTTTCACTCTAATAATTTTCATTCTATCCCTTAAAATTCGAGATATTTTCTGTTCATCATTAAATGAAAATATTATAATTGCTTTTGATAAATCAAAATCTACTCCTCCAAAATATTTATCATTAAAATGAGAATTTTGTGTTGTATCTGTTATATGCATTAAAATATTTATAATTTCTTCACCTTTAGGCGTTTCTGAAACCTTATCTAATTCATCAAAATAAATTACAGGATTCATACACCCTGCCTGTTGTAATAATTCTATTATTCTTCCATGGTTAGATCCCTCATATGTATAATCATGACCCTCTAAAAAACATGCATCCGTTGCACCACCTAAACAAATAAATGTAAATGGTCTTCCTAATGCTTTTGAAATACCATCTTGAATTAAAGCAGTTTTACCAACACCTGGTGGTCCTTGTAATGCAAATATATTACCACCTTCACATGGATTTGCTATTGTATGAGCCAATATTTTAATTAATTGTTGTTTTGTCGCATCATGACCATAAATATCAGTATCTAAAATTTTTCTCACCCCTCTTAAATATTCTTTTATTTTTACAGAACCATCATCTTTATTAACAGGTGCTGATACATATTTACCAAGTGGAACTTTCATCATTTTAGTTATCCAATTTTTTAATTTTTGAGTTTCTGACCCTTTCATATTTTCAAATGTATTAATTGTAGATAATATAATAGATTTATTTTTATCAATTGTATTACATTCAATTATTTTTGCTATATAAGGCTTGTTATCTAATTCTCCATCTATATTTTTAATATTTTTTAGTTTTTTTATATAGTCTTCTTTTTGTTCTGTTTTTAAATTACGAAAATAATCCATGACTGACTTATTATTAATATCAGATTTATATAATTTTTCAAATTCTACATCAAGAGATTGACCAGTTAATTCTTCACCACCCCATCCAGGAATATTTATTGTGTTTTCATTTGGAGAATTTAAAAATGTAAATACTATCTTATTATCTTGTGGTTTTATAAAAAGTTTCTTTCTTTCAGATATCTTTTGTGTTGTCCATTTTATTATATTTAATTTTTCCTTACTCTTTTTATATTCATTTAATAACATTTTATAAACTACTTCATATGCATTTTGATATTTTATATAAATATTATTTTTTAATTTATTACCTAATAAATCATTCAAATCCTTTATTTTATGCATTTCTCCCTTGAATTTTGATATAATTACTGATACTCTCGCTATAGGAAATTCATTTCTTAAATCTTTTAACGTTTTTAAAGCAATCTCTATATGGTCATACGAATCAGAATTATAAATTATATCTTTTTTTAAATCCTTTATTTCTTCTAATAATTCATCTTTATCCTCTTTTTTATTTTTTTTATAGGGTCTTTCCCCATCTAATGAAGAATCACTTGAAGAACTACTCGAAGAAACACTTGAAGTATCATATTCATCATCATCATCATCATTATCATCATCATTATCATCGTCATCATCATCACTATTAATATTAAAAAACTGATGTTTTTGATTATCAATAGTATTAATTAAAGAATTATATTCATCAACACAACTATTACAATCACTTGAAGAAATTCCATTATCTAAATGATAATAATTATCAGTAATATTATTATTAAAATTATTATTAATAGATGGTTCATTAATATCTTTTGTAAAATGTTGACTAATTACAGTTTGAGTATTTTCATCAAGTAAATTTTGATGTGTACGCTTAGCCGTATGTTCAAAGTCCATTACAAAATTAAAGTAATATATTTTTAAATATAATATATTAAATTTATAAAAAAAGTAAATTAATAATTATTTTTATTTTTAAGTTTCATATATTTAGTTTTATATTTAATATATTTTATGAAATATATATTATTGCCTCCTTTTTGTTTTTTTTCATATTCATATTTTGGTATATTTAAATCTTGAAAATAATCTAATTTTGGAACATATTTATCGTCGACTGAGAATGATTGTATTAATTGATGGATTTTTTTAATAAATTCTGGATAATCAAACTCAAATTTTTTGTATAAAAATAATATAAAACCGTTCCATAGTTCGCAATTAATTATAGTATCATTAAATAATGTTTGAATATCATTATAAAAATTGTCATCAAGTAAGATAGTTCTTTTTTTAAATAACATTTCGCATTTTAATTTATAAAAGTTTTTTTCAAGTTCTTCTATATCACGACTGTGTAATTTTTCAGTTTTTGATTTAATAAAACTATCTTTATCACTTTTTTCTTTATCTTGACAATTGTAATTATTTGGATAACTTAAAGTGGATGTAATAATTCCTATTTTTATAAAATCGATTCTATTATTAAAAATAGTTTTTATTAAATCTTTAAATTCAGTATCATAATTATAAATAATATATAAAATCTGACCTAATTTATTTAAAATATCATCAGATAAAAATCTTTTAATTTGTTCATTATTAATCTTATTTCTAATTCCACTTACAAAAGTCATATAGTTTTCAGTTAAAGATTTTTCATCATAAAATGATTGAATTATAAAAGTATATATATAAACAGGATTAACGCCAAAACTTAAATATTGTATAATCTCATTTATGATTTGATTGACATATTTAATTTGTTTGTAAAAACGTAAATATATAACATCCTCTATATTAACATAATATTCATAATGTTGGTCTTTATTGAAATTACGAATTTGTTCTTCAATCATTTGAATATTTTTAGTTATGTCATCCCATTTGTCATACAAAATATTAAATGATTCTTCTTTTTTATAATTGGTATCAATTGAAATAAATAATGAATTATTAAGTGATAATGCCAAGAATTTGTTTATTTCTTGACTATCTAATTTAATATTCATTTGAATTAAAATATTTTTAATATTAACAAGATATAAATTTATACTATCTATTGAAAAATTGTTTGTTTCAATTATATAAGTTTCTTCTTTATTCATTATTATATAATTTTGATAAGAAAAAATTATTGATTATATTTTGTTTATATTAATTTTTAATTTCTTTCATTAATTTTGAAAATTCTTCTTCACCAAATTCTTTAATTAATGTTTTTTCTAGTTCATCTACATTAATTTTATCATAATCAATATTTTCTAAATTTTCGGATAGAACTCCCGAATCAATTAAATTAATTAATATATCATCAATTTTTTTTTTACTATCTTCCATTTTTTGTTGTTCTTTTTTATAAAATTCAATTCTATCAGTTCTTAAATCTACATCAGAATCATTTTCTATTTTACCTCTATATTTATATTTATGTTGATATTCAAAATTCTTTTTATTTTCATCTTCTTTATCTTTTGAATAAACATCACCAATTTCCTTATTTTGTTTTTTAATTTTATTATTAAAAATTTGTACATCTTCTTCAAAATGTAGTTTGTCGTCAGTTGTTACTTTATGAACGACTAAATCTTCTGCTTTTTCAAATTTACGATCATAATTAAAATTTTTAATAATGCCTTTATAAGGTGTATTTGTTCGTTTTTTTAAGCATTCATCTAATTCTTTTTTTCCTTCTGTTTCTCTATTTTTAACAAGTCCTTCTATATTAATATTGGGTTTTTCTATTTTTTCAGGTTTAATAATCATTTGTTTTAAACTTTCAGTGTCAAATGATTGGTCAATTTTATTAAATTTTTGTATTTTCTTTAAATTATATGCGTCTCGTGAATTCGACATTTATATTATAAAATTAGTATTATTTTATTTTAAATTAAACTTAACATTTTTTTAATTTATAATTATCTTTATAATTTAAATTATTACTGTATATGAATGAAATAAATTCAAACAAAGAAAATTTATATAATATATTGCAAATAAATAACAATGCATCATTTGATACAATAAAAAAGTCTTATAAACGATTATCTTTAAAATATCATCCGGATAAACAAATTAATTCAAGTTTATCAATAGACGAAAAAAACAATCAATTTATTAAAATTAGGAATGCTTATGAAATTTTAAGTGATCCAATAAAAAGACAGAATTATGATAGAGAAATATCTAATAAAAAAATCCGTTTGAATATTTTGTCTGATGCATTAAATGATTTAAAAAAAACATTTAATAGTAAAGAATATGAAATATTATTAAATATACTTGATAATAAAATAAAATTGTCTTTATTGAATAATATTCAAATTGATAAAATCTTTTTGCAATTAAATCAACTGAATTTAGTGGATATATTATATACAATAAATAATTTTAAAATATTAGATATTGAAATATGTCTCAATTTTACGTTAAAAGAATTATATAATAATGAATATAAAAAATTAAATTATAGTCGTTTAACAAAAGAACCATTTGAAGAAAATATTTTTCCAATTGATTCTAAACAAATATATGAAAAAGAAGGTGAGACTTTTAATGGTGTTTTTGGAAACTTTATTGTAAAAATAAATATTTATACATCAAATTATAATGGTATAAATTATCAAATATTAGATAAAGATTTATATGCTATTATAAATAAATCTTTTATAACTAATGATATATTGATTTTATCATATATAAATGATAATATTTATCAAATAAATATTAACAATCTGGAAAAATATAAAACAGATTTTGGCAACCTTTATTATATACAAGACTTTGGATTACCATATTACAATACTACTGATAGCGAAATTGACATTAAATATTGTAATGTAGTGAGAGGAAAATTATTTTTTATCATTGTGTAATATAAAAAATTAAATTAAATTAAACTAAACTAAACTAAACTAAACAGTTGCTTTTTTTGCACGACTCTTAGTTTGTTTAGGTTGTTCTACAGGAGTTTGAACAACATGAGTTTCTTCAACATGAGTTTCTGTATCAGAAGTGTCACCCGTTTCAACAAGATCAACTACAATAGGTTTACCTTTATAAAGAGCAGCAACATATCTTTGAATATTATAAAAGTTTAATCCCTTATTTTTTTCAACTTTACCATTTTCTGATTTTTTATAAGAATTAATACTCTTGACTTGTTCAGCAGTTAAACCAAATGCTTTTGCAATACTATCATCAGCCCTCATAATTCGTTTATCTTGATTATCACGAAGTTGATGGTCATCTAAATAAGCATATAATTTATTAGTGACATCTGGACGAGTCATGTGTTCAGTTTCTTCAATACCTAATAGAGTACGAAGACCAACCGGAACTTCTCCCGCTTTACCAAAACCAGTTGGTGATCGTTCGCGATTTGCACGACGACGACCCTTATTTGCTTTCTTAAAATCTTTAGCCATTAAACTATAAAATTTATGTAATTCAGCTTTAAGAGTTTTCAAGTCAGTTTGTGTTTGTTCTAATTTAGAAACTAATAGTTCATATTCTACTTTACGAGGTTCATAAAGTTCAGGTTGTGTTTGTTCTTCTGTATGAGCAACAAGAGTTTCTTCTGTTTTATTTACAACTTTTGCATTTTGGTGAATTTCTTGAACAACATTTTTGGAAGATTTAGCCATTTTAGTATGTATATTTAGTAATAATAATATAATCTTTAAATAATTTTAATAATATACAATATTTTTTTCAATTTTTTTGAGCAAAAAACATCCTATCTAATATATATAGTATTAAATTTATATATAATACTATAATTAGGATAAAATATTGAATATTTTATTATAAATGCATATAAATAATTAACTATTCACACATAATATATAAAATGAGTATTAATTCTAATAGTAACTCTGTAATAATAAATAATTTACTAACAGTTGTTGAAAATTATAATCTTATTTACAATAGTTATAAATCATATATAGAAGATTTACCCGAATCTGCCAAAAATAATTTGGAAAAAAATATAAATGTTACAAATATTAAAAATAATAAAAAAAAAGGATATAAGATACAAAGTTTTAAGGATTATAAGGATTATAAGGATGTTGAAGATATATTAGATAGTGTTGATGATATTGATAATTATGATTCAGATGATTCAGATAATTCAGATGATTCGTATAATGATGGAATTATAAGAAGGGTATATTTTAAAAATGTAAAATCAAAACAAAAAAACATAAATAATACCAATCTACAAACAGTATCAATATTAAATGACTATACAGAGAAAATAAATACAATATCAAATATCATAATGGATAATGATATAGAGTCTGCATATCATTATTATAAAGTATTAGAGTTAAATATATTAAATAATTTGATTGTAGAGATACTTGATAATTCTCCAAAGACTGATATTTCTATTACAAAATTTCCAAATATCAAGACTATTTTATATCCATATCAAGTAAATAATGTAAATTGGATGTTTTTTATTGAAAATTCAAATTATACAGAAGAATATTCAGACATAAAAAAAAGAATTATATTTAGAGGTGGTGGATTATTTGATGAAGTTGGGATGGGAAAGACATTACAAATTATAACTTTAATAAATCATAATAAATCAAAATACATTGGTAAAGTAATAAATAATAAAATTTATACAAAAGCAACATTGATTATAGTTCCAAATCATTTGTGTGGTCAATGGGAACGAGAATTTGATATTCATTTAATAAAACCTTTAGTTATAATAAAATTACTTACAAAAAAACATTATAATAAATATAGTTATTATGATTTTATGAATTCAGATGTAATAATTGTAAATGCCAATTTCTTTTTTAATTGTAAAATAAATCAACATGAAGAATTTGATCCACTATATAATTTTATAAATATTTTTAATAAGGATGTAAATATGTTTAATTTATATTGGCATAGAGTAGTTATTGATGAATATCATGAAATAGAAGATTCTGAATTATTTGAAAAATTAAAATTTTTAGAATCGGATTTTAGATGGATTATTTCAGGAACACCTTTTAAAGAGCACAGTATAAATGATATATCAGATTTACAAACAACATCATTATCAAAGATCGTAGATTATTTAACTTGGAAAACAAATATAATAAATACAATAGATTTAAAAGATTTTACTAATTATAATTATATAAAAAATCACTTTAGTAGAAATACTCATAATAAAAATGTATCTATCCTAAAATTACCAGATATTAAGGAAGAAACAGTATGGTTAAATTTTACTGAAACAGAAAGAATGATTTATAATGCATATTTAGCAGATCCAAACAATACACCATATGATATATTTTTAAGACAATTATGTTGTCATCCAATGTTATCTGAAAAAATTAGGGAAAATATGTCTAATAAATTAGAAAGTTTATCTGATATGCAAGAACATATTAAAAAAATGTATTTTAAAGATTTTGATAAAGCAAATGAACAATATATAGATTGTATAAAACGAATTGAACGATTTGAAAAGGAAATTGAAGAAATGAAAAATGAAAAAAAAACAAATTTAATAGGATTTTACAATTTAAAAGAAGATTTAACAAAAGCAAAAGAAAAAATTCATGAATTAAAAAAAATCAAAGAGGGTAAAGAAAAAACATTATTATATTATAAAACCTTTTTAGATTTGATTTCAGATATTAATAATGTTATACAACAAGAATGTACAATTTGTCTTGGAACTATTAATGAAAATGATTTGGGAATTACAATTTGTGGGCATATTTATTGTTATAGTTGTATTAGTACAATTATCAAAGTATCTAAGGATTCTGGAACTACAAGTAAATGTCCAAATTGTAATATACATATTAAATTAGATAATATATTCTTAATAAGTCAAAATAAATCAAAAGATGTTGATAATTTAGGAACAAAATTAGCATATATCATTAATTATATAAAATCAACCCCAAATAAATATCGAATTATTTTTTCACAATGGGATTATTTATTGAAAGAAGTAGGTAAAGTATTAGAAAAAAATAATATAAAAACCCTCTATTGTCAAGGAAATGTTTATCAAAAAGATAAAGTATTAAGGTTATTTAATGGAAAAGATATTGAAAACAATGATTATAAAATTATAATGTTATCATCTGATAGTACAGTTTCCGGTTCTAACTTGAATAATGCAGAAGAAGTTATATTTTTAGATCCGATATATGGCGATAAACAATACCGATTAAATACTGAAAATCAAGCAATTGGACGAGTCAGAAGATTAGGAAATAAATTTAAAGAAATTAAAGTATTGCGTTTATTAATTAAAGATTCTATTGAAGAAGAAATATTTAAAAATAATAATAATTAATAATTATATTTTTTTATTATTTTTATAAAAATTTAATAAATTAACTCATATAAATATTTAAAAATATATAATTAATAATGCCACGAAAAAAACTTAAACAAAATTCAGATACAACAAGTATTACTGAAATTATACAAGATACTACTAGTATTACCGATAATAAAACAAATATGAGCAGTTCTGATGTTATTGAAATTAGTCAATTGAGAGGAAAGGAAATTTGGCATTACAATATGTTAGGAAAATTTTTTACAGGATGTGATTTATTAATAGTGCAAAAAATGGTGGATATTATAAATGGCGAACATTTAGTTTCATTGAGATTTTTAGATTGGTTTGTGACAAGATATTGTTATTTATATAAAAGTACAATAAATATTACTAATAATTTTTGCACTCAAAATAACTTTAATATAAACATAAGTTATAAAGCACAATTAAAATCATTTACTAAAAATTATTTTGATCCATTTAAGAGAAAAAAAAAATTTTATTATTCACTTGATAAACATGATATTTCATTTTTAACAACTTTAGGACAATTAAATTTTTTTAGATGGGCTATCACAAATGATATTGTTAATTATACAGAAACAAATTATAAAATTATTATCTCAAAATATGATTATGTTAATTCTTTCTTTAAAAAACATTCATCAAATAGTTCATCTAATTCAACTACATTATCTAATTTATCAAGTTCTAATATATCTTTATCAAATAGCAGTTTAGAGAGTTCTACTGATAATAATGATATTTATAAAAACAATAATTCTAAAATTATAATAGACAAAAAACCTACTTTTAATTCACCTAAAGTTACCAGAAATATCTGTATAGAAATATAGAAATATAAAAATATATTTATTTATTATATATCACAAAATATATAATGAATTTAGAATTTACTTGCTTAATAATAATTTTAACTTTATTAATATTACTCGTTACATTTGGAGATTTATTATCTCCATCCGGATTTTCTCAATTAATTAGCACATCCAGTAATTACATTTCTGCTAAATCACTGCAAACTATCGGATTTTAAATAACCTTTTTTTTACGAGTATTCGTTGGATTAACACCTTTATTTAAATCATTTTTTTTAGTGTATTTTCTCGTAGGTTTCATCTGTTTTACTGGAATACTTAAATTTTCATTTACATCTGATGGTTTACTTACTTCTGATACATTATCATTTGTATTATTTATTGTTAAATGTGCTATTTCTTCATTCTTTTCTATTTCTTCATTCTTTTCTATTTCTTCATTCTTTTCTGAAAAATCAGAAAAGTTATCTAAAGTAGTTTGAATATTATTTTCATGTTTAACTAAAGTTTCTGTTTCTGTTTTAGTTTCTGTTTCAATATAAATATCTGGTTCTACTTCAGTCTTAATTAAATTAATATCTTGATCATCCAATACAACCGTTTGAAATACCTTTTCAACATCTGTAGAAAAAATATAATTGTTTATTGGTACTCTTTTGTTTAATTTATAAGTATTTGTTCTATAAATTTCACCCATATGACAATACGGTCTTATATGACATAATAATTCACCCGGATATAAATTTATACTTTCAATTTCAATTAAAAAACGAAACATATCTCCTACTTTAACATTATCTATACTTATTGTATTTTTGTTATATTTAAGAGTTGTTTTTGTATCTAAACATAATCTTAATGTATTACTTAATTTAGTATCATCTGATATTAATGGAACATATGTTAATTCACCTTCCATATTTAATTCTACATGATTCATTTTATCATTGGAATCATCCGATAATAATTCTCCAAATAATTCAATTATCCTATTATCTAACATTTTAAATACCCTATCTGATTCTGAATCAAGTTCTAATATTACTTTATTTTTCCCTGTATCTATAGAAATAACCTTTAAAAAATTACTTTCTATTAATAATTTACTGTTATTTATTGCCAATTTGGACATTACTAATCTTTTTTGCGTTCTGTCTCTAACATCAAAAACATCCGTGATATGTAAATCACATAACATATTGGCAAAATCATCGTTACTACCTATTACATAAATGTAATTTTCTTTATTTTCAAAATCCATATAATAAATATTTATATTATAATTAACGTTCTTAAACTCTAAGTTATTTTATAAGTTATTTTATAAAATTTCCTATATTAAAAAAAATACTATATTAAAATTTATTTATAAAAAATTATTATAAATAAATATACTTATAAATAAAAATACTTTATATAATTAACTTATTTAGTTTTACGAATTACTGGTTTGGTTTTGGGTTGTTCTACAACAACTTTACTACGCCCCTTCGCCTTTGTTTCTACAACTGGTTCATCATCATCTTCTTCTTGTTCTTCTCCATCTACTTCTCCTTCTTCTACTACTTCTTCTTCTTCTTTGACAACATCATCAACATCATCAACATCATCATCAACTACAACTTTTTTAGCTGTTGTGGTTGTTGTGGTTGTTGTAGTAGTATCAGTAGTATCATTTTCTTTTTCAATTTCATTATCACTTACATGACTTCGGAACGCATAATGTTCAAATTGTTTATTTGATTCAGATGAATTAGTATGTTGACGAGTATTTACAATGTCAATTAGTTTAATTTGGAAAATAAAACTGCATTTTCGTTTACCATCATCTCCTTTTGCACGTTGTGCATATACTTTAAGTGGTTCATATACAACACGAATATAACAGTTATTACGATAATATTTATCTAACTCATCTGGTGTATTGACTGTAATAGGTTCTCCTTTTCCATAATATTTAACAAGTTCTTTTTCAGAACAATGTTCAACTGGTTTAGCATCTTCTGGAATTGATTCAGGGCGACGAAACATTACTTTAGTTAATATCTTGTCTTTGACTTGTTCAATCTCACCAATTTTAACATCTCGTTTAACTTCGTTACCTTCATCATCTGTTAAATTAAGTTTAACTACTACATTTTGTGGATCAACTTTTCTTTTTTTTGCATCAAAGAAAGCATTTCGGACAATTGATGAATTTTTATCATCCAAAATTTGTTCATCCAAGTAATAGTTCCATCCCATTTCTAAACGAAGTTTACAACTTTTATATTTTGGTCTAAGTGGTTTATCTGGATTAACTGATACATCCAAATCATCTGTTGCAGTAGGTTCTTTAATAGAACGAATATGAGTAAATAACTTCTTGTATGTTCCAAATGTTGCGTCAGAATTTTCAGATAATGCATCATCATATCTATTAATTTGATTTTCTAATTCTAAACATGTTTGTTGTTCAGGAATAATTGGAATTTTAATAAAATTTCGTTGATGTGATTTAAATGAAATTGTCTTTGCTGCCGTCTTAATTTCTTTCGGTGCAAGACCAGAATATTGAGTTAAAATAAAACCTGTTTCTTCATGTGTATTCACTTTCTTACCATTCTTAATTTCTCGGACTGTTGTCTCATAGTTTAATGCACCAGGTTGGCTTCTTTTTTGTCCTTCAAAATCGATAGGTTCAAAGTAAAGTTCTTTAGTGGCAGACATTATTATTTATAGTTAATATTACTTGATATACTTTTATATTAGTTTATTTTCGCGATTTATTTTAAAAATCAATTTTTTTTGTATATAAAAGAAATATTATATATACAAAAATTTTATATTTATATATATATATATATATATAAATGAAAATTACTTTACAACCAACGAAAACGGAAATAGCCAAATATCCATATAATATTAGTGGTTTATCATTTGATGAATTCAAGAAGAAATTAGAGGATATCTTTGGCATTGGTGAGGATATTGATTTAGTAACAGAAACAAAAGATTTTTTATTCCCACATAAATATAACCAATACCAAAAAATGAACGGCGGAGAAGTATATGTGTCTGTAAACATATCCGCATTTGAAGCTCCTGCTCGTCTCGAACAAGATTTTAAATATTTACCTACTGGTAGGATAGTTATAATAGATATCAGTTCATTAAATTTTAAAGAATTAATAGATGAAATAAAAACGTTATTAGAAATTGAAAATAATATTAATTTGTCTATCGATGAGAAACCAATTAATGAGCTCATATATAATAGAGATAAAAAATCATGGCAAGAACGGGGTACGGTTATTGTTAGAGATGATGAATCTGCTCGTTCTGCTGTCTCTTCTCATCCTGCTGCTGCCGCTGCTCGTCCTGCTACCACATCACATGCTAAGGTTGCTCAAAGTTATCTTGCGGGTATTTCTAAACCTTCTGATGCCGCTCATTCTGCTGCTGCCTCTCGTCCTGCTGCTGCATCTCGTCCTGCTGTCTCTTCTTATCCTGCTGCTGCATCTCGTCCTGCTGTCTCTTCTTATCCTGCTGCTGCTTCTTATCCTGATGCTGCCGCTGCTCGTCCTGCTGTCTCTTCTCGTGCTACTGCCTCTTCTCGTGCTGCTGTCTCTTCTCATCCAGCTGATGCTGCTGCCGCTGCCGCTGCTCGTCCTGTTACTGCCTCTCGTCCTGATGTTGCTGCCTATTCTCGTCCTGATGCTGCTGCTTCTTATCCTGATGCTGCCTATTATCATCCTGCCTATTATCATCCTGCTGCCTCTCGTCCTGCTGCATCATCTAGTCTTGAAGGTTCTAGATCCAACATGCAATTTATAACACCTATGGGACAGAGATTTCTTATAGATGTTAAACCATATAATTATGAAGAATTAATAAAAAAATTAAAATCTAAATTAAAAGACTTAAACGACGGTATAAATGTGGATGACATTAAGTTAAAGTTATTTTATAAAGCTCGTGAAGTGACAAAGGAAGAATTTGAAATTAGTGATATGTCAACATGGTCCGATAACACCATTACTGTTATACCTCAAAACAACTCTGGTAAAACAATTGCCATTGGAGGTGGTGCAAAATCCTCTAAAAATACAGCTAAGAAACCCGCTAAGAAACTCTCTAAGAAAACTTCTAAGAAAACTTCTAAGAAAACTTCTAAGAAAACTTCTAAGAAAACTTCTAAGAAAACTTCTAAAAAAACTTCTAAAAAACAACTAGGTGGAAATAAAAAAAGTAAGAAACCCTCTAAGAAACCTGTTAGGAAAAGTTCTAAAAAAGTTGCTTCTAAGAAATCCTCTAAGAGAAGTTCTAGAAAATAAAGCATTGTAAAAAAAATTAATGCATGTCAAATAAGGAAGTATATATACCTATTATATATAATAATATTTTAAAAAAGTCGTATGTTAATTAAATTCATTTACTATAATACATTTTTATTATATATATACTATATTTTAAAAAAGTAATATGATACTTAAAATCATCTACTATATTACTTTTTAATTATATATATAATATTATATTTTAAAAAAAGTATATATGTATAAAAATTATGTTATGTATATATACTTTTTAATAATATTTAATTAATTTTTTATATATTAATAATTTATAGTATTTTATTATAAATTTCTAGTAATATATAAAAATATTATAACTTAAACGCACATAGTGAATATCCTCCCCCGGATTTTCAAAGTGTTAATTATTTAACACTTTAAAGTAATACTTATAATAGTTATGTTATTACTTTTCATTTTTAGATTTTTATTTATTTTATCAATAAAACCTAACTTATAATTGACCATCATATTTATATCAGTTTTATGACAATATCCTTTGATATACCACTTTTTAAAGGGGGTTTTACAAATTCTTTTATTTTGTATAGATGTGTCTATTTTAGAGTATTTAATAAAACTATCAAGTGTATTTTTAAGAATATCTTCCAACAGTATTAACAAATTTGTAATTTTGTTTTTCAGTAATAGAAAATATAGAATTTAAAGAATTACAAATATTTTTAAAAGTTATATTTATATATTTATTATTCATTTATATAAATATAATTTAAAAAAATTAAAACTCGTTATATATACTTTTCCTTATTTGACATGTATTAATTTTTTTGTATATAGAAGAATATTTTTATATATAATATATATATAAATACATTAATGTTACACGTTTATTTACAACCAGAGAAATCGGATGTAGCTATACATTCACTAGATATTAGTAATTTAACTTTTAAAGATTTTTCTCTTAAACTGAAAAAATTGAAGGAACGTTTGGGTAATCCGAAAATTATAGTATTGAATAAATACAAGGACATTGTATCACAATCTATATATGATGAATACCGAGAAAAACCAGTATATATTTCTATTGATCCGATATTATTATTTATTGATGATGAACATTCTGCTGCCGCTCGTTATGATTTCACTACACTTTCTGCTGCTGCCTCTCCTCCTGCTGCCTCATCTCGTCCGGCTGCTGCCTCTCCTCCTGCTGCCTCATCTCGTCCGGTTGGTGCTTCTGGTTCTGCTGCTCCTGTTGGTGCTTCTGGTTCTGCTGCATTTCGTCCTGTTGCTGCTTCTTCATCTAGACCTCCCTCTGTTGTGTCTTTTAGAACACCTAAAGGGGTATATTTGTCTATAAAAGGAGATTCTTTGCCGGAATTATATAGTGACTTTATAGAAATAATAAAAGAACAATTAAAAGTCTTAAAATCCAATATAAATTTGTCTGACATTACACTAGTAAATAATGGTTTTCCAGTATCAGAGGAAAAATATAACAACAAACTGATAGACTGGAATAAATTCGAAGAATTTAAAATTGTACTTAAAGACGAGTCTGGTATACATATTCCAGATTATGACAATGTAGGTGGTGGAAAACCCTCTAAGAAACCCTCTAAGAAAACATCCAAGAAACCCTCTAAAAAAACTTCTAAAAAAACTTCTAAAAAACAACTAGGTGGAAATAAAAAAAGTAAGAAACCCTCTAAGAAATCCTCTAAGAAATCCTCTAAGAAATCCTATAAGAGAAGTTCTAGAAAATAAAGCATTGTAAAAAAAATTGATTATTTATAATAATATCTAATTTATTATAAATACACATTTACTATAATGGATTATAATTTTGATAGTGTTAATTTTACGGAAGTCAATCCTATAAAAACAATAGTTGATGAATATGATACAACAACTACTGAAAAATATAGAATAATGCGACTATATAAAGTTGATCCTATAATGAATGAAGAAATACCAAATCATCTTATATTTGAATTTAAATATAAATGGAATCCTATAACAGGTAAAAGAGAGACTTTAGATGATTATGGGGCATTATGTTTTAATGCATTAAATTTATATCAATTTTTCTTTTCAAATAGATTTAATGGTTTATGGTATCCACCAGTTGACCAATTTCAGGGATATTATGGAGATTTAGTTGGTTCAAGCAAGGATATATTAATTAATGGAAGACCTTGTCCAGAAAAATATCTTTACAGATTACCAATAATAGACTGTTATCTTAAAAAAACACATAATTATTCTATTATAACAATGGGACCAATCTTGACAGATGAAGAAATTAATCAAATTGATATTATATTAAGTAATTATCGTAAAAATAAACCAACTTTAAAACTTCTTAAAGAATATTATGATCAGGCAATAAATAATTCTCCTGATATTTCAGAATTAAAATTATTAAATCCTACCTTATCTGAACGAGAATTAAACGAAAAATATAATAAAATGTATGTCGATAAATTAATTAATTTTTCCAAAATTTAAAAAATTCTATATTATTATTTCAATTTTGTTTCTTTTTTTATTTGTTATATTACATATTTATTGGTTATAGAACTTGATAAATTTCAAGTTCAAAAAATCTAAAATAAATCCATAAAATTTGTTTAAATACTATAAAATATATATAAATAAATTTTATATATAAAAAAACTTAAATATTTTATTATAATATAATGAAATGTTTTAGTTTAAAAAAACCGAGAAAATACATCTATGATGGTTATAGCTATACATCAGATGGAAAAAAAGCAATAAATGAAAGTATTGTGACATTTTTTTATAATAAAAATATGATTTTTCCAAAATATTATTTTCATTTAGGATGGTCAAAAGAATACAATTATGCTACAGAAGGTAGAGTTTATACGACATTGAATGATTATGTAGAAGTTAATAATATTTTATGGACTGAAACAATACATAATAATAGATCGGAATTTATGCATAATTTTGTTCGAAATACAGAACGTATTACACCATCTAAAGTTATGATATTTGAAATAGATAATGATGAATATTTAAAAAATAGTGAAAATTTTAAAATTTGGAATTACGATGAAATAAAAGTAAAAAATAAAAATTGGATACCAGAACCAACAAATTTAATTGTTCCCGATTCATATTCTATTCCTGATAAAATAAGTGTATATTCAAGAATAAATGCTTTAAAACCAGATTTTGATTGTTCTGTTTTCTATAAAGAAGGTTTGGAATTATCAAAATTAAAACCATATGGTATTATCTATTGTACAGATACAGATGATGAAGAAATAACAATTGAAGAAATAACAATTGAAGAAATACCATCTCCATATCATTCTAAATACCTCAAGTATAAAAAAAAATATTTAACTTTGAAAAATAAATTTTGAAATATACAACATCTACATAAATATTTTTTATGCAATAAATATATATGAATTTAAAAATATTTAAAATCTTACTATAAATACTCTCTATTGTTTAGTTTTTTATTAAAAGTATATTATATGACTAATTATATAAAAGTATTTTTATGGGTAGTTAAGTTTTTATTTAAAAATAATATATAAATAAATTATATTGTTTATAAATGCTATATAAAATATTATTATATATAGTAGGCATATATACCTTATTACACATACATTGAAAAAATTTGAAATTATAAAAGTATATGCATAAATATATCTATAATATCATAATAATATATTAAGAGATAATATGGACAGTACAAATACATTAGATGAACACATTCAGGTAATTAGTTTGTTATGTTTGGATCCAATGACAAAAATATTATGTGAGTATATTGAAAATAAATATAAAAATCACAGTATTATAAAAAGTATTTCTTGTAATAGTAAAACCCTTTTATCAATATATGTTGATAATAAACGAGGGAGGGGATTATATCCATATTTTGAAATTTGGAATGATACATCAAAACAGACTGATGGTAATGCAATTTCATGTCAAATTACAAGCATTACAAAATCTTGTGATTGTGTGATATATAATATTGTAACAAATATTTTTAAAGATGAAACATATGAAACTGAACATGTATTAAAATTTGACACAGGTAAAAAAGCAAATGAATTTACTGAAACAGATGAAAATAATGAATTTTATAATTTTATAGAAAAAATTGATACAGTATCACTTGTTTTAAGAGATTAAAAAATATGTTTAATATGTTAAGTTTTTGTATATGGATTATAATAAAATAAATTTATTTATTATAATATCAATTAAAATTATATATATGTGTATTCTGCTAAGAATAAGATATCAATATAAATAAAATTAAAACTAAAATAAAAAAATAAGTTTATCCATTTATCTAATATATTTTTATTTTATATAATACAAAATATTGAAATAATAATGTAATATATAAAATTTAATAAATACTAACAATATTAAAATGCTAAAATATTATAATAAACATACTAAAACAATATTGATACCATTTGATTTTAATGACGAATTAAAAGATATACCAGAAGATACAGAAATTATAATATTTAATGTATGCAGTTATAATGACCATTATTCACAATTTGATCAAGAAATAAAAGAGAATGTGTTGCCAAAATCACTTCATACTCTTAAATTTGGTGATTATTTTAATCAAGAAATAAGAGAAAAAGTATTACCGACTAGTCTATATATACTTTCTTTCAGTTCATTTTTTAATAAAGAAATAAGAGAGAATATATTACCGGATTCACTACATACTCTTATTTTTGGACAGCGTTTTACTAAAGAAATAAAAGAGAATGTATTACCCAAATCGCTACATACTCTTACTTTAGGATATAAATTTAATCAAGAAATAAAAGAGAATGTATTACCAAAAACATTACATACTCTTAATTTTGGTGTAGTTTATAATCAAGAAATAAAAGAGAATGTATTACCAAATAGCCTTCATACTCTTACTTTTTGTTGGTCTTTTAATCAAGAAATAAAAGAGAATGTATTGCCTAATTATTTACATACTATTTCTTTTGGCAATTGTTTTAATCAAGATATAAGAGAAAATATATTACCAAAGTCAATAAAAAAAATGAGTATTTATTCACATAGTAATTTAAATAATTTTCCAGTATATTTAGAAGAATTATGTATAAATTATAATTACAATAATATATTTAATAAAGAAATAAAAAACACAGTATTACCAGAATCGGTTAAAAAAATAACTATATATTCACATTGCAAATTAATAAATAATTTGCCATTGTATATTGAAGAAGTATATATTAAGTTTCATTATGATGATAAAATTAATGAAGAAATAGAAATAAATAATTTACCAATTTTACTTCAAAAAATAATAATTGATGATAAAAAATATTTAAAATATATTACAAAAATACCTTTTAATTGTGTATTAGAAATACGACAAAAATAATAATTTTTTTAGATTAAAAATCGGGAATAAATACATCTGTATCTACTTCTTGTTTAGTTTGTGTAGGAATAATATCTTCAAAAGTTTTATTATACAATTGTCCAATATCAATAGTATATTCTGAATTTTCTAATAAATCCCGATCTAATACTAAATTACAAAGTCCAGTTCCTCCTTTAATACATAATCCAGCCATAATTCTAGAAGATACAGATTTCATATGATCTACCTCATTAAATACTGCGGCAGTTATTAATTGTTCAACCGTTTTTTCAAATGATGCTCTTGCTAACGGATCAGTATCTAATTTATTTAAACCATGTCTATCAATTGATGTTAAAGTCCCCACATTAGTCATTAAGTCTCCAAAAATAGAAACATGTTGAAAATTAACGGCAGATCCATTATTTGCAAAAACGGCAGTTATCTGTTGAATAATTAATGCCCTCGCCGCCTCAATTCCAAACATTTCATACACTGTAATAATGTCATTACAATATGTTCTTGTTAAATCAACACCTATAATATCTCTGATTGTTGTCATATTTATACCTTTAGTATAAATTACATATTCAGTTTTCTTTTCTTCTCCACCCTCTACATTATCAAATGTTAGTAATCGTTCTTCTTTAGCACCAGAACCCTCTAAAATATCATCTATACCTTCCATACCCTTTAATTTAAATTCATCGATAAACATATCCATAAAATCAATTAATGTAGATGAATTATAATTAGTCATGTCAAACCGAATATGCATAATAGGAATATTATCGTTATCTGTATTTGTCAATACTGCAATCTGTGTAATTTTATCTAATATTTGTCTCTTTTCACGTTTCATACTTTTAATGTCTTGATATCTCTTTTCCCATTCAACACAGAAACTACTTTTAATATCTAATAATGATACTTCCTTATTCATTAATTTTTCTTTGTCAAATTCAATTCTCATTAACCATGGCAAACCATCAACTTTATTGGAACAACATGATTTAGATTGTTGAAATGCAAAGAAAACATTATAAACATTGTCTTTATCCATAAATCCATCTTTTTTATATGGCATTGGATCATAATATATCTTAATATTTGTCCTTAAATCCTTAATTGTTGTAAATTTAATGTAAGATGCTATCTTATTTGCAAAATCCTTTTTTTCACGATGTTCCTTATCCAAATATATTGTCATGTTTGGATTTTTAATATTTTTAGATATAGAGAATACTTCTTGCATACGAGGAACACCTAAATTAGCACCAATACCTGATGTATGGAAAGTACGCAAAACCATCTGAGTTACTGGTTCTCCTAAACTTTGTGCACCTAAAATACCAACCATCTCACCCGGCTCTACCACCGATTTATTAAAACTTGTAATTATTTTTTGTGCAATATCTTCTAATTGTTTCTTGCTAAACTTGTATTGTGTTATGCATTTTTTTGGTGCTAATGCATCATATAATGCATATCTAAATGCTGTCTTTGATATCTTATCATCTAAATGTTTTGGTGATGTTGTATCTTTCATTTCATCTTCTGTCATACTGTATAATCTACATTTATCAGGTCTTAAAATATCTTCTATCAAGTCAATAATATATTTAGGTTCATTTAATACAGAACCTTTATTGTCTTTGTCTTGACTATTTTTAACATTATCGATAATACGATTAATATTTACTGGTAACATATAGTTTATATTTATAGTAATATAATCAACAGTTGCTTTCATTTGTGTTTGTCTTAGATGATCTCGCATATCTTTAACCATCTTGAAATATTTTTCATTATTACTTTCAGAATAATCTTTAAGTCCTTTCAATTCATCCTTTGTAAATTTATAAATATCTGCAATTTGCGAATTTGTCATTTCCATTATTTTAAATTTATAATCATATTGTTTAACTGTATCTATACCAGAATCTCCATAAATGAATTGATGAATTCGTTCAACCGCATTTCTCACGGTTCCATCATATTTAACCATACAATCTTCAGTGGCTTTAATGAATTTTCGTTGTAAATATCCAGATGAAGCAGTGTCTCTAACACCCAGTCCATTTGCTAAAATAAAATTATATGTACTTGGAACTGTTAAATCATATAATTTTGGATATTGTTTAGGATCTAATTTATTAATTGCAATAATTTTATCTAAAACAACATCATGAATAGTTTCAATGTCTCTTATTTCAACTAGTTCATTATTAATATCTACATGTTTATTTTCAGAATTATATTTTAGTATCTCAAAATATTTATTGTTTTCTGGGTTATTATTAATGTTTTTAGTTTCTTGTGTATTAATTCTTCTCATCACTGGAACTTTGTCATTAATATTTATTAATGGTGTATTTTTTTCAATAAATTTATTATTTTCCCATACCAATAATGATTTAGTTTCAGGAACTTTTACACTTCTACCACTTTCAGTTATAATTTCATAAAGTTCATCACATGCATCATGTCTTGTAACACTTGTTATTAATCCCCAAGAAACAAAACCATCTTCATCAACAGTGGGTATTGAAATTTCATTGGGTATTGCAAGTGTTTCAGAATTACCATTATCATCAACATTTTTAAAATCGGAATTCATTAATGAATCAATTAAATCACCAATTGCAATACATTCAATATCCCCAATACAATTTTTTATAAAGATTTTGGTATCTGGAGTTACTGATTTTAAAGCCGAATCAATACATCCCTCGCGTCCAGTAACTTGATGAAAGAAAAATTCACTTATATTTATTCCATTCATGAAACATCCTTCAATAAAACCTCTTGCTTCTCCACTATCATCATTTTGGAAAAAATAAGGAAGAGAACGCTTATTATAATTTTTAGGCATACGATAACCATCAAAATCCTGTGAACCTAAACAACCACCCATCTGAGCAATATTTTCTACAGAACCTTTAGAACCACAATCTAACATAATCTTAATGTTATTATTTGGCTTAAAGTTACTAAAAATCATTTTACCAATATCATCACGAATAACAGTTAATTTTTGTTTAACAAATGTTTCAAATAATTTTTCATCCATCATATCCGGATTGTTTTCAACTTCACTAATATCATGCATTACTTCTATTTTTTTAGTTTGAACAACTTGATATATTTTACTCATAATGTCTTTACTAATATCTAAATCTCCAATACCAATTGTCAAACCATGATATAAATTAAAATTATTTGCTAATCTTGCAATATTATTGAGGAATGTAACAGTCTCTTCTACACCATATTCATCCCATACTAATTGAATCAAGTTATTTTTCTTTTTAATACCTATAGTTTGGTCTACTATAGAACCTTTCTCTATTTTACCATTCTTAATTATTGCCTTTCCCGTAAAATTAATATTTTTGGGAATAATAAAAGAAAATATATCTTTACCCGAAATACTTACATCCTTATTAATAACTGAATAATTTTCTAATTTAGTCGCCGATAATATATTCATCGCTGTTCTCCAATCTAATATTGAATTATCAACTGTCATATTATATGACCCTGCCAATGCATCTTCCTTAATACTAATACTAGGAGCTGATGATTTTGGCGTAATTATCTGATATTTTACATCTACTATTCTTTCCAATTCTATTTGTGCTTGTATACACTGTGGAAAAAAAAGATTCATTTCGTCCATTTTTACCCCGAATTTCTTCGTATTTATCATACCATATGGTCATGAGGGTTTAGACTGTACCTTAAGCCCACTCAAACTTGCTAGGTTATCATTGTGAACCGACACCCGTGTGATATTATGTATCATCTCGGTCGTTGAGGGAGTATCTTGTCCTTGCAATAAGGGATTTAGACACTTTACCCGCGGATTATCCAATTTCTAACATTATTACCGTTGGAGCCGACTATTAATCGGGTTCTTCATTAAAATTTCTTAAAATGAATTGGTAGTTAGAACTCTAAGGAGTTTCCCGTCATTATGAGGTGTCTCGCCAATAATTCATTATAATTTTTATTAATCTCTTATTTATTTTCTTTATGGAAGTTTATTTAACTTTGTTTTAACCTTCCATGATGATTTTAGTTATTTTTTATATGAGATTAACATTTTGATATTTTGATTTTTTGAATTAATTGACTAGGGAGTTACAAACTTTTCATTCTCCCTGTTGATGGCAACGAATTTTTACCATCGAAATCTGCATTATATGGATCTACAACATTAGGATTTAATCTGAATGTACAATAATCAGGATTATCTATAATTTTTGCCCTATGACCCATCATCGATTGTTTATGTAATGTTGGTTGACGATTGAATAATACAATGTCTCCATTTTGCATATGTCTTTCTACTACATCACCGTATCTTAATTCGATCTTTTCCTTTCTGAATCGCAAATCAATCGGACGATTTGATGATTCAGGAATTACATAATTAGCACCTGGCCAATTTTCCCTTCCATTTCTTACTAATTTTTCTAAATATTCCTTATTATGTGGTGTAACTATTTCAGGAAATGTTAAATTTTTAGCAATACCAATCGGTACACCTAATTCATTTACACTTAACATTGGATCAGGTGTAATAACACTTCTGGCTGAAAAATCTGTTCGTTTTGCCATTAAATTGCTTCTAATACGCCCCTCTTTACCACTCAAACGCGAAACAAGACATTTTGTAGGTTGACCTTTTTGAACTGATTGAGGTAAATCAAGTGATTCATTGTCATATAGTGTTGCAATGTGATATTGTAAATAACTAACATGTTCTTGAAAAAAATTCTTTGCTTTCTCACTTGTATTTTCCTTATGTTTTAATAATCTCAAATTTGCTTTTAATACTTCCGCATATTTACCTGTTAATTGATCTTCTCGAGTTCCTGATGAAGAAAAATCACCACGAACTGAAGGTCTAACCGGAACTGGAGCAATTGGATATATTACATGAATAAAATCTTCAGGACGATTTTTAGTCGGATCTAATCCTAATATCCAACAATCACCATCACTTATGTTTTTGAGAATATTATACGCTTTTTCAGGAGTAATATCTTCTTTTACTGGTTTCTTATCAGGATTATCTTCTGTTGCAACATTCGTTTGAAATTCTGCTATTATATTTACCACTGCAGTAGATGTTCGAATGTCTTTTTTAATTTTCGGAATCGGTTCTCCACAACCATAATTTTGTTTTTGACAATATGTTACATTTTTAACCATATTGTTAATTTCACTTAATCTCTTTTTACCCTTTTTGTTTTTTAATAATTCCATTATGTCATCTTCGTTTTTGTAAACTTTTAATTTGGAACATCTAATACATACACATTTTATAATTGCTAAAACATAATCGTAAAATCCCATGTGATAGACTTTTTCTGCCAAATCCATGTGTCCAAAATGACCTGGACAATAATTTGTTCCAAATCCACATTTTGTACATTCTAAATCATTATTTGTTACACCCATTCGTTGATCTATTAAACCACCCTTTTTAGGTTCCGTATTATCATATAAATCAGATACCATTAATCCCGGTGTATCTGCACCCAATGCCGACATTTTCTTTATTTCCTTATTACCAAGAACTGTAAATTCTATTTTATTTATCTTACTGGTTTTTTCATTGTATCTATGTAAATCTTGCATTGTTTTATATATATATTGTTATTACTTTAATATATTTTAAAATAAAATCAATTTTTTATTATATTATATAAAATTTTTTATTATAATAATAATAAATTTTTATTATTTTTATCATGACAAATATTATGTTGTTTATCTATAATATATAATATATACTATATGACACATATAATCATTATATAAATTATCATTTTTACTTAGTATATAAAATTTGATATTTAATTAAAAATGAAATTATTATAATATATATACAAATAAATATACACTATAATATGACTGAAAATAATAGTTCCGACGAAATAGAAAAAGTTTTATCATTCAGACAAAATAAATTATTACCATGGGCTGAAAAATATCGACCCGATAATATTTCAGGAATTATATATCATGATAAAATTACAAAATCTATTGTTAGTTATTTATCAGTTGGTAAATTACCACATTTACTTTTTTATGGACCACCCGGAAGTGGTAAAACAACATTAATGTTAGCCGTCGCAAAAGAATATTATAAAAGTGATTTTTATAATATGACAATGGTTTTAAATGCATCTGAAGATCGAGGTATAGAAACAGTACGAGAAAAAATTATAAAATTTGCAAAAAATAGTGGTATGAGTGAAGAAACAACAACTCCTTCTTTTAAATTAATTATTTTGGATGAAATTGATGCAATGACAGATGATGCACAAGCAATCTTAAGAAAAGTAATTGAAAAATATGTTAATAATGTAAGATTTTGTTTTATTTGTAATTATTTGAAAAAAATAAATCCTGCTATTCAATCAAGATGTGTCATATTTAGATTTAAACCTATTCCTAGAAATGAAATGTTTAATTATATTGAAAAAATATGCGAAAATGAAAAAATAAAAATTACACATAATGCAATTGAACTAGTTATTAAACGATCAAATGGTGATATGCGTAAATTATTAAATATATTACAATCATTATATATGCATAATAATATTCTTTTAGATTATAAAAATGAAAATAGTTCTAATAGTTCAGATAGTTCTAAATTGCAAAATAATGATACATATTTAATTATTAATGAAAATTCAGTATCAAAAATTTTATCATGTCCCACAAAAAAAAATATATTCGATATTATGAATTTCTTGCAAAATAATAATTTAAAAAATTCATATGATTTTATACATAAAATTATCGATAAAAATGGTATATCATTATTGGAACTTATTAATAATATTTATGAATTTATGATGGATTGTTTAATTAATGATAACCATACTATAATCAAATATCAAAAAAATAAAGTCGTTGATATTATTAAAAAAATAGCACTCGTTAATGAAAATCTTACCTATTGTAATAACGAAAATATACAATTATATTCACTCGTATCTATTTTTTATTTATAATAATTTAGTAGTCTTATTGTATAGCATTTATCGTGTTCGTGTATTTTAAAGTTGTGTTTATTGCATATATATTATATAAAATATTTTTGTAATTTTAATTCATTTTGATTAAATGTTTCTACAAAAAAAATGACGCAAACTTACATCAATTCATGATGAGATGTGATGTTAACAACGCAACCCGTTTGACCGGGTTGGGGCAATTTGAACGACACCGAGTAGACACCTCCCACTACTAACGGCAGTTCGCCGAGTATAACTTTTTGTTCAACGTTATACTCGGCAAACATGACACCTCCCACTACTAACGGCGGTTTGCCGAGTATAACTTTTTGTTCAACGTTATACTCGGCAAACACGGTATCGTGCAATACTAACGGCAGTTCGCACTTTAACGGAAGTGTCTCAGTACCCGCCAGTGGTGTCCAGTCACTCAAATATGCGGGTACTACCAAGTTGTAGAGTCCATCAATTGTATGATGTGGCATCTCTGTGATGCAAACAGTGCACCCAATGGCATTTATCTCCCAATCAAAGCTTAAGCTTACTCGTTTGTCTCCAACTGGTAAACAACGCTTGTCTACGAATACGACACCATTCACTTTGAATGGAAACGGCGGGATGTTTTCCACTAAAAATGTGACACGTCTTTTCTCTTCATTCACGATGGGCAAATGTCCCGGAATTATCGAGTCGCAGATCGATTCAAGAGTTATCTCTTGCAACTCTTGGATGTAAACAATGCATCCCTTTCCATCGGGCAGCGGATCAAATGATACCGATTTATCGTTAACCATCTTTGCAACGCAATAATCAGTCTTAGTGAATTTGACGCCACCCACAGTGATTGGCAACGGTAGGGTTACTGCAAATATTTCACACCCCACTATCGGAGTGAGCGAATGTCCAGGATTTCTCAATAACTTGAGCGAAACAAGAGTCAACGCTTCGATCTGAACAACGCAACCATCGTCTCTGGACTGCGGACGTCTAATTGTGACCACTTTTCCGTCAATCACCTGTGGACGATCAAAGTCATTGAACAGGTGATCGTTTATAGTCACCGGTAACGACACCTCATCCAATTTGCGTGACATTACCTCCACCCCCGTCGTTGGGTCGGTCCCATATAGAGGATACTCAAAAGGATTTTGACCCTTTTTATTGATGATCTCCTCAAGAGTGAATTTTTTGCAAATGGCAGCCATTGAAGAATGATTTAGAGTAAGAGACTCGAAACTATTTGTGTATATTATTATTTTTAATATGTGCAATTCAAACAATTATTATTTCAATTTTTCATAATATATAAAATGAAATAATGAATGTATTATATAAGTATTTTACTATATATTTATATAAAAAATATAATTTTTTGAGATTTTTAACAATGTCAAAATACACCCTCTTTTTGTATTACTACTAAACAACCAAATGGTATTTTTGTAATATATTTCAAGTTTTTCTCATTGGTAATAGTAATTTTTTCAAGTGTCATTGGTAAATTAGTTATTTCTTTGTTGATTTTGTCATTTTCTGTAAACTTAATATAAACTTCTTCTATAAATAAAGGTAAATTATTTATTAAATTACAATGTGAATATAAAATTATTTTTTTAATTGATTTTGGTAATACATTCTCTTTTATTTCTTGATTAAAACCATAATTGATACTAATAGTATGTAGTGAGCATGGTAATACATTCTCTTTTATTTCTTGATCAAACCACTCACCTAATACAAGAGTATGTAGCGAAGCTGGTAATACTTTTTCTTCTATTTCTTGATTAAAAGAATAACCGAATATAAGAGTATGTAGTGAATTTGGTAATACATTCTCTTTTATTTCTTGATTAAAGGATTGACCGAGACTAAGAGTATGTAGTGAATCTGGTAATACATTCTCTTTTATTTCTTGATTAAAATAATAGCCCAATGTAAGAGTATGTAGTGAATCTGGTAATACATTCTCTTTTATTTTTTGATTAAATTCATAACCAAAAGTAAGAGTATGTAACGAATATGGTAATACATTCTTTTTAATCTCTTGATTAAAAGAATAACCGAATATAAGAGTATGTAGTGAATTTGGTAATACATTCTCTTTTATTTCTTGATTAAAATTCCAACCGAAACTAAGAGTGTGTAGTGAATCTGGTAATACATTCTCTTTTATTTCTTGATTAAATTTCCAATCAAAAGAAAGAGTATGTAGTGAATTTGGTAATACATTCTTTTTTATTTTTTGATTAAATTCATAACCAAAAGTAAGAGTATGTAATGAATTTGGTAATACATTTTCTTTTATTTCTTGATCAAAGTTTATACCAAATGTAAGAGTATGTAATGAATTTGGTAATACATTCTCTTTTATTTCTTCATTAAAAGAAAAACCGAGTTTAAGAGTGTGTAGTGAATTTGGTAATATATTCTCTTTTATTTCTTGATTAAATTTTGATCTACGACCACAGTTCATATCTTCAAATATTAGAATTTCTGTATCATCTGGTATATCCTTTAATATCTCATTAAAATCAACAGTTATAAATACAGTTTTAGTATTATTATGGTATTTCAACATCTTTTAAGTTTATATTATTAAATATTTATTATATTATTACAATACATTGTATAAATTATTCAATTTTTCTATTTTTCTATTTTTCTATTATTATATCACAATTAAATGGTATTTTTGTAATATATTTCAAGTATTTGTTATCAGAAATAACTATTTTTTCAAGTGTAATTGGTAAATTATTTACTTCTTTATTGAATATATCTTTAATACAAAACTTAATATAAACTTCTTCTATAAATAAAGGTAAATTATTTATTAAATTACAATGTGAATACAATATTATTTTTTTAATTGATTTTGGTAATACATTCTCTTTTATTTCTTGATTAAAATAATAACCAAAAGTAATAGTATGTAGTTACTTTTGGTTATTATTTTAATCAAGAAATAAAAGAGAATGTATTTCTTGATTAAAATAATAACCAAAAGTAATAGTATGTAGTGAAACTGGTAATACATTCTCTTTTATTTCTTGATTAAAGGTTGAACCAAATATAAGTGTGTGTAGTGAAACTGGTAATACATTCTCTTTTATTTCTTGATTAAATTGGTTACCTAGTATAAGAGTGTGTAATAATTTTGGTAATACATTCTCTTTTATTTCTTGATTAAAAGAAAAACCGAGATTAAGAGTGTGTAGTGAAACTGGTAATACATTCTCTTTTATTTCTTGTTTGAAATCTGAGCAATAATCAAAAGTAAGAGTATGTAGCGAATCTGGTAATACATTTTCTTTTATTTTTTGATTAAAGGTTTTACCGAGTGTAAGAGTATGTAATAATTTTGGTAATACATTCTCTTTTATTTCTTGATTAAAAGAAAAACCGAGTTTAAGAGTGTGTAGTGAAACTGGTAATACATTCTCTTTTATTTCTTGATTAAAAAACCAACCAAAAGTAAGAGTATGTAGTTCTTTTGGAAATACACTAGAAAAACCAAATATAAGAGTATATAATGCATTATTATGTATTTTTTTATTAAATTTTGAAACTATATTAAGAGTGTGATTTTCAAAAAATATTATAACTTTAGTATCATTTGGTATATCTTTTAATTCTTCATTAAATTCTGAAGGTATTATTAAAGTTTTAGTTAAATTATTATAATTTTTCAACATCTTATATTATATTAAAAATTATAATATATAACAACTAAATGAATGTTAAATGAACTATTTGTGCAAAAAAGGACTATAATTTTGATTATATATAGTTTAATATTACCAAATTATACAGTATATATACATTTTGATTATACCATTATATAATGATAAAAAATTGATTTAAATAATATAAATGTATATTAGTATATATCAACATATACAATGTACAAGAAAGAACAAGATAAAATGAAAAAATCGACTAATATATTTTCATTACTTGGCGATGATGACGATAATGATAATGACGATAATGATAAATCAATTACCGACAAAGTAAAACAAAAAGAACCAATAATTACAGTAGAACATGTTCCTGCAAAAAATAGTAAACCATCAACTAATTTACATCAAAATAGTGCTAATAATATTGAAGATGAAATGTTTAAACAATATTACGGACGAAAAGTATATAAAACTGAAAAAAAAACCAATAGAGTAATTGATGATGATGGCTTTAAATCGGTCAATAAAAAGAAAGAAACACAAACAATAGATTGTAAATTTAAAAATGTTGAGCCAAATGTATTAGATTTGAGTATTCCAAATTACTTTAAAGTTTTAGCACATCATAATGATGACCAAAATTGGGATTTTAATAGTTATCATAATATTTGCACATTAACTAAATGGGAGGATATTCCTAAATTATTCAATACATTAGATAAAATTACAGGTGAAAATAAATTTATTGATTTTGATACATTTATTATGAAAAATGATATTTCTCCTTTATGGGAGGATATGGAAAATCGTAATGGTTGTATTTGTTCAATCAAGGTTGATTCATTAAAAGATGCTTATAAAATATTAAAACAATTAACAATTTATGCAGCAAATAATACTTTACTTGAATTTTCTCCAGAATCATGGGATAAGATAAACGGTATTTCTTTTAGTCCTAAAAAAATGGAGAATTGTGATAATGAGTCGTCATTTTGCGTTATTATTAAAATTTGGTTTAAACACAATTATGGAAACAATGCATCAATTGATAAATATTTAAATCCTCAAATCCAAACTTTATTAAGTAAATATTCTATTAAAATTAAATCAATTAAACCAGAATATTAAATATTTTTAATATTGAATATTTTTATAAAAATTTATATTATTAATGATAATATAACTTTGTGGTATTATTACCTATAACATTAATGTCATCTTCATCTTCTGAATAGTCAAAATCTACATTTTTAATACATTTGTCATTAATTGGTGATAATGAAATTATAATTTTTCCAAATGATATTGTCGGAAATTTTACTGTTAAAGTAAATTCATTTTTCATATATATTTCTATATTTTCACAAAGATTAGCACACTTGACAAATAATACTAAATATTTTATAGGATAGATCCCCAAAAAATCATCATTTGAATCAAAATTATCAATATTTATTCCATCTTCATCTAAAACATACTCATCATTTATTTCTGTTCCAGAATCATCCTTATAAGTAAATAATATTTTTTTATTTGTGCATTTAATTGTGACATCCTCAAAATCATCCAGTTCTCTAAATATTTTTTTATAAATATTCGGTGTTGTAGAAATTATCTTTTCATAATCCGTTTTCTTTGTTTGCTTATCTTCATATACTAATTCTATTAATGGAATTTTTAAAATTTTTTTACCTTTAGTTGTTGCCCTTTCAATTTCAATAATTAAATGCATCAAATCTTTTTCATTTAATGAAATATTTAATACATCTTCTTTTTCTACAAATTTTATCATTTTATTTAATTTTTCTAAATTTATTCCTAACTGATATTTTTCATGTTTACAACAAAAATTTAAAAAATTATCTGACTCTATTTGTATTTTTATATATATACTCCTACTTGAATCCGCAGTATTAATTTCTAATCCACTGAATTTTTGTTTATCAATTGGATTATGTATTATCCATGACACTTCCGGAACTATTTTAGTTAATGTATCTATTATAGTTTTAAATGATATTATATCTTCTATCTTAAAAGATAATATATTATTATTAACAGAATTCATATTAGTTATATTATATAAGTATTTTGTATATTATATATATATATTATATATATATATCAATTTTTTGAACAATATATATATATACCCAATAAATGCAACCTTATGCTATAAATTATTTCTATTGATGAATTGTTTGAAGTTAGGTTTAAAAGTATATCAGCTGATTAATTTAAAAAAAGTATAATCACCTACATAATACAGATTTGCCCGACCACGAGAAGTAATTCAATAAAAGTAAAATCAAACAAATAGGTTTTATAATCATAAATAAACATTGTTTGAATTACTCTTTTATTGAAAGAGTTCTTCTCGTGAAGATAATTTATTAAAATTAGCATTTCAAACAAAATTATTTCAATAGATTATGATTATAGCAAAAATATTTAAAATCTTGCTATAAATTAAATTCTATTGATGAATTGTTTGAAGCCGGGCTTCAAAAAGTATATTAGATGATCTAAAAAATAAAAATTATTCATATATTTGCAAATCCGTAAAAATATATATTTTTAAGGATATATGACCAGTTCAGTTTTTATTTAAAAATAAAACTACATAAAATATTTTACATTATAAGATTACATTCTAAAATAAATTATTTGTAAATACAATAACAACTATTATATAAAAAAAAGTCCAAAAAAAATGTTTAAAGACTATAATTAACTCTAAAGACATATTTGATTATAACTTACTTTAAATTTGATACTTATTCATCCTTATCAAATTGTAGTTTTTTAGTATTATTACCAATTACATTAATATCATCTTCATCATCTGAATAAGAATATGATATATTTTTAATATTTTCTTCTTTAATTGGAGATAATGCAATTGTAATAGTTCCCAATGTGGCAATTGTGTATTTTATTGTTAATGCAAAATCATTTTTCATATAAATTTCTAAATCATTACATAAACTAGCACACTTTGTAAATAATACTATATTCTTAATCTCATAAATTCCTTGAACTATATTTTGTGTTTTTTTATTTTCATTACTTATATTTAATCCTCCTTCCTCAGATTTATATATTGTACTCCTTTCTGCACAATCTCCCTTACATGTAAATATTATGCTTTTTGATGTACATTTTATTTCTACATATTCTGCTATAATATTCATCTCCCTAAATAATTTATGAAATTCACCAGATGGCATTGTAATCTTAACATCAAATTCTTGCATTTTTGATTTTTTCGGCTGATGATCTAAATCCATCAATTTTAATTTATAAAAAGTTTTGCTTTTTTTATCTTGATTTTCTATTTCCATAATCAAATTTTGTTTATCATTTTCTTCAACATACATTGATAATATATCATCTTTATCTACAGATTTTAATAATTTATACAAATTATGTAAACTAATACCCAACTCATATTTTTCATATTTACAATAATATTCCGTAAATTCCTTCGCATCTAATTTTACTCTAATATAAATTGTTCTACTTGTATCGGCTGTCGCAATTTCTAAACCAACAAATTTATCAGGTTTTGTCGGATCAGGACCATGAATCACCCAAGTAGTTTCTGTTAACACATTTGATAATACTTCAGTCATTGTTTTAAATGGAATAACATATAAAGTTCTTAAATATAAGATGTTTTTTTTATGATTTGGATTTTGAGATGTTTGATTTGTAATTTGATTTTGCATTTAATTTTAATATATTAATATTTATTTATATGATTATTATTTATAAATCATTTTTTTTTATTTATAAATTATATTATATATAATGTCTTACATATTATTAAATCCCTATCTTGAAGGAAAAAAAATAGTATCACCAAAATCTAATCTTAATTTGGCTGCTGATGAAATCTGGAGTGATTTATCCACTAAAGTCAAAAATTATATCCCCGAATTTTATTTTTCTATACAAAATATTAAAGATAACAAAATTCACCATATTCGTGTTAGAGAAAATCTTGAAAATAATAAAGTTAAATATAATCTTAAAGTATTAACTAATAAAAGATATCATGCTAACGATAAAGTATTGTTATCAGAAATTAAAAATATTAATGATATGAAAGGTGGTAAAAGACATCGTCGAGATGATTCTTCATCTTCTTCTTCAAGTTCATCTGATGAAGAAATTGTTTATACTTTCCCTAAAAACAAATACAATTCACCAATCGTATCATTAAATTATTATCCTAGTATTTATGGAGTTCGTAATATTTTATTACCTTCTTTTGTAGGTTCTTTTACCCCTTTTGTAAGATTAAATATTCCTTTGGTTAGTCCTTCTTTAATTATCTCTCCTTAAATGTAATAATATAGTTTATTGAAGAAATATATTTATTAAATATATTTATTTCTTTTTACTTCCTGTTCGTTTTAACCCCATTTGGATTTTTGCATTTTCTTCACGTTTTTCTTGAATCTTATCAAATATACTTTCTATTATTTTTGGATCTTTTATCTTTTCTGATAATGCCTCTTTAACTATATCTTCTTTTAATCCACCCTTCGCCCCATATTTATTTACTATTAATTTCCCTCCTGTAATATTTATATTTGTCTCTCCTAATCTTTCTAAATGTTTCATTACTGCATCTTCCGCTATTTTTTTAATCTGGTTTAATTCCTTAATTTCCTTTTGTAATTCCTTTATTTTATCATCGGCTACTACATAGTTCTTAACCTGTTTTTCAAAATCTTCTTGAAATTCATACTCATCCAATGAGTCATAACTATCATCTTCATTATCCCCTTCAGAACCAGAATTATCTTCTTTCGGTTTTTCTTGTTTTTCTTGTTTTTCTTGTTTTTCTTGTTTTTCTTGTTTTCCTTCTGTATTTTTAAATTTTTCTTTAATACTTGATCTTAGAGGGGCTTTCTTTAAAGACATTGATCTAATGGACATATTTTCCCCATCCAATTTGGGTTTTATATTTGAATTGTTCTTATCTAATAATTTATTTATTATATCACTGTTTTTTTTTCTATATGACATACTTTCATCTACATCAGAATCTGATATATCATTTATATATTTATTTCCATAATTATCTTTAATAAATTGACTGGTATCGTCTGATTTAATAATTACTGCTTTTGAATTTTTTAGGGTTTTTTGAATATTTTTGATGCTCGAATTATCCATGTATAAATAATACTATATATAAATAATGTAATTTTTAAATTTATTAAAATTTAATTTAATAATCTCTTAAATTAAAAATATTCCAATCTTTACTCTCAAATAATTCTTTCTTGTTATTTATTAAATAATTTAAACATATGAACAACGAAGGAGTTATTATTCTTTTTTTGGCATAATCTAAACAATACATTTGCCCTTCCGGAAATTTAGTATACATCATATCTATATTCTTATCATCCGAATCTTCAAACCAATAATTTAAATATTCTTCTTCTTTATTATCCTCTTCTAATTCCAATATTTCTTTCATTTTCTTAAATTCAACAATTATTTCAAAAAATAATTCCATTGGATTATTTGTATCTTTTTCTACATTCTTTATATCCGAAAAATAATTTTCTTGTTTGTCATATTTCTCATTATAATGAATCAAAAATAAATTTAGTAAATTTAATCTATATTGTGACATTTCTTCTTCTATTTCTTCTTCAGTCTTTTCTTCATCACTATCTGGAACTTTTTGCCCTATACTCTTTAAATATTCTTTTTGTAGTTTTTTATCATAATAATCCTGAAATAACTCTTCACGTATTTCATCATTTGTAGGTTCATCTTCATTTTGTATATCCATTATTTTTGACGATTCTTCTAATTCTTCTTTCCATGTAATGTGTTTTACAGGTTTTTGCAAATTTTGAGGTTTTGCTGTAAAAATATAATCATCTGTATTATCTAATATTTCATCAAGATTATCATTAATATATTTTGTTAAATCCATTATTGATAATTTGTATAATTAATGTTATATATATGTTTTTTAAATTTCAAATTTTTTACAAATACTACCACACTTTTTCAATATATAATGACTATTTGATAAATTATTAAATTATAATTATTGTAACTTTATTATTTCATGATTTATTAAATTTATATTTATATGTATTACATTCAAATAATAATTCTTTTTGACTATATTTTTGAATTTATAGTGGATTAATATTTTTATATACAATTAGTAAATGACATTGAAAAAGTAAAATCAAAAAGGAAAATTTCTAATAGAAGAAACCCGAAATGCTGTAAAAATATGTATACTATAATTATTTACATAAATAATTAAAATTGAAATTTTTTGTTAATATAACTTTTAATATAATTTGTTTTTAAACACATCATTCGCATCAAATAAGAAAAGTAATATATAATAGTTCTAATTTTTATTTTTTTATAAACAACCACGTTGAGTAGCGTATATATCAGGCTGTATCGAACTATTCAAAAATGGTGACACAACTGTTTTCGGACATGAAGGCTCGGCTCTTATATCATAAGTTCCATTGCGGTTTGACCCCATAACAGAACTGACGGGTATTGATCGTAAGACTGGAACGAGATTTGGATTATTAACTGCGACGGGATTTTCTAAAATTTGAAATCCTTTAGCAAGATCTGGTTTTAATAATTTATTATTAGGGAGATAATTATTAGAATTATATAAATTCATAATTTTTTCTTGTTGAGATTGTGGTGAATTAACGGTGAAATCTTGTAAATCGGCATTTCCCCATTGGTCATTAGAATCGGGCATACCTTTATAGTTATTATTATTAGATAATTCAGAATTTTTAAAGATGAGTGCATCTTCATACATATTATTTAATTCTTCTTGTGAGAGATTGCTCATATTAGTTTCCCCATCACCATTAAAATCCATTCTATAAGCGGAATCGGCATAAGAAACCTTTCTAAATCCATTTTTAGCTGCATTAACTGATGTAGATCTTTTCTTAAACATATTATCTTGAGGAGAATTAATTTGTAAGTTATTACCAGTTTCTACTTCTTTAATTAATTCATCTAATGCCTCTTGATCAGAATCAGAAATATTATTACGTTGTCTATCTATATCTAAGAAAACTGGATTTTCCATGACGGATGCACCTTGAGTTTCTTGAGAAACATCTTCACCTCTTAACATATTGTCTAATTCATATTCGGCTTGATTAACAGTCTTTTCATTCTTTAAGATATTATCAACAATTCTTGAAGCAACTTTTTGACTATCTCTTGATGAACGAGTTTTGTCTTGTGTTTGATTTTTTTCAGATAAAGTTCGGCGTCTAGAATTCAATAATCTAGAATCTAATCTAGATGTTAATTGATCTTGTTGAAGTTTATTATTGTTATTATCATCAGTTGTAAAATGTTGTGTATTTTGAATATTTAGAGAACCGGTATTTGGAATAGCATTGCATTGTTGATTTTGTAAATATACTAATACCGCGAGTGCTACTATTAAGAACACTAAGAGAAATCTTATTTCTTTACCCATTATAGATTATATATTCTATATATAAAATATTTTTATTCCAAAAAAAAAATATATATATACTTATATTATAAAATGAATAAATCTTCTTTTAAAAGTGATTTTACAAAACTATTGAATAATTTTTCAGAAACATCCAATTATTTTTTATCAGAAATTAATCAAAATTTAAAAAATAATAATTTATATGGCGGGAGTTATGATTGTCCTTGTATTGATGCACTAAATGCATTCAATGCCGAAAATTATGATTTGGGTTTATATATTTTAAATGATAAAAATTGCTGTATGTGTTGCATTGATGAAAATGGCAATACATTACTACATCATCTTGTTTTGTGTTGCACCGTCCATAATAACAATAGCAAATGTTTAAGTACATTAACAAATATATTGGCACGGTCAGATGTTCTTCAATTTATTGATATTCAAAATACTGAAGGAACAACTCCTATATTATCTGCAGTGGAAAATGAAAATGAATTTGTTGCAAATAAATTAGATGAAGCAGGTGCTGATAAAACATTGGCAGATAAAGCCGGTAATTATCTACAAACTGATGATGAACCAGAAGAAACAACTGTAAGTATGTCTGAAACTCCTAATGAAAAAATATGTATTAATAATATAATAAATTTAATGATTGGAGACAAAAAAACAGAACCAGATACAGAACTAACTTCATTAAATTTAACTTCTATTTCAGACAATTCTACTAATTTTGCAAGTATCACGCCAAATACAGACAATCAACGCGAAATGGTATTGAATGCATTTAATGCAATGCCAGAAACTGATGTTTTAACTTCATTGGGTTTAACATCAAGTGATAATTATTTGGATTCTGATAAATTTATTCAATTTTTAAGTAATAAATATCAAAAAGCACCTCCTAAAACAATTGATGAATTAATGGGAGAAACTGATACCGAAAATTCTATTAATAGTGAAGGATTAATAGATGTTTTAACTAACAAATTATCTAAACATATTAGTCATGAAACATATCCAGATTTAGAACCAGAAACAATGGTTTTATCTGATAGTGTAAATACTGATGTATTGATGAAAGCAATAGATAATATTAAAACAAATAATAAATCAATTATTATGGACGGTGGTGGAAAAGAAAAATTAATGGGATATCGAAAAATAAATTTGCATTCTGAAAATTCTGATAATATTTATGAAAGATATAATGTAAATACATTGAGAGAAACCAAAACATCAAAACTTTCAAAATATTCAAAACAATCTAATGAATCATCAATTAATTTAGATTTATATTATTCAGATGGTGAAAGTGGGGTTTCTAATAACGAATTATCACGATTAATTAATTCTAGAAAAAATGAATTACATAATGAAGTTATTAATATGATTATGGGAATGTTAAATAATGGTTCTATTACCAAAAATTCTAAACCAATTGAAGCAACCGAAAAAAATGCAAAATTAATTAAATCATTTTTATATAGAATTGTATCTGAAAAAAATCCTCAATTAACAGGTATGGATAAAATTTTAATGATTAAAAAAATGAATGAAAAGGAAATACTTGATATGTTGAAGAAATTACCAGATTTGGGTGAATTAGAAGAAACTATTCGAAAACATATTGAAACAAAACTCAAAACTACTGTTTCTGATAAAAAAACTTTTGTTAAAAATAAAAATAATAATACAAGTGACGAATCAGACACTCCTAAGAAAAAATCTAAAAAATCTACTGAACAATCAAGAACTAAGAAATCTTCTAAGAAATCTTCTAAGAAATCTTCTAAGAAATCTTCTAAGAAATCTTCTAAATGATGTTAATTTATTTTTATAGTTTATAATTTGTTATTTACACAAGTTAAAATTATTTTTTTTAAATATATAAATACTATATTATGAGCATTAAATCAAATAAAAAATCATTAGATATTAATAAGAATAATGACATTGCTTCTTTAACTAAAAAATCAAATGATAAACATACTGAACTAAATACTATGAATATTATAAAAACAATTGATTTAGAACAAAAAAATAATAAAATTAAAATTAATAATAATAGTGTTTTAAAAAAAATAATTATGAAAGTTAAAGAAGAATTGGCAAAAGAAGAAATAAAAAATGAAATTAATAATATAGTTCATCCACTATATGAAGATATCTATAATAAGATTTTTCCTCATTATTTCACATTAGTTATTTTATTAATAGTTATTGCATTGTTATTAATTTTAATAATTGTAATAAATGTTGTAAATTTTAATAGTTTGAAAAAATAAGATATTATAAATGTTTATTTTCTCCTCTAATAATATTATTATAATATGATTCTACTTTTAAGAATGATATTTACAGGAATTGCATTATTCTTTTTAATACTTTTCTTCTTGGAAAATTTTGATGAACGAGATAATGCAATAATATATAAATTGTATATTTTTACTTTCGTATTTTTATTACAAGTCATACTCAATATATTTAATAATTTATTTAATGGTGACAAAATTACATTAAACTATATTATGGATACTGCTGTAAATAATGCTTTATTGGCAATTATTGCTTTTGATGTGTATGGTGATTTAACCTATAAAAAAGTATTAAATTTTCAAAATAAATATCAACAAATTGCAATACTCGTTTTATTAATATTAGGCTTTATTGCAACTATAAAATTATTACAACTTTTATTGACTCAGTAAATTTTAATATAAATATAATTTTCTTAACTTTTTTATTTTTTTGATTAATATATATATATAAATATATAAATGATTTCATCTGAATCCTATAATAACGTCAAATATTATTCAAAAGTTGTTATTATTTTATTAGTAGTTTTTTTACTTTTAAGATTTATGTTAGATATTAAACCATATGAAGCAATATTATTAGCGTCTATCATTGCTGTTTCAGTTCTCATAATTGAAAATATAATATTTATTAATAATAATGCTTCAGACCCTTTAAACTGCGATCAATGCAAAGTTTCAGTTATAGATGACAATATTTCTTCAGAAAAAACAAATAATACAGAACCATTTATTGGCAATATGGGCAATCATCTAAATGATCTGTATAATAATGTTATGGAAAAAGTATTTTCTGATAATAAAAATACTACATTGCCAATTAGCGGTGATAATAATTATGAATATAAATGTATTAAAGTTCAAAAAAATAATTCTACTGACAATTTTACTCCTAATTTACAAACAATTAATGCAAATAATGATATTTATAATAATGGTGCAAAAACAACTGATAATAATGGTAATACTAATAAAGATATAGTTGAAGGGTTTGAACAATTTATTGAAAATCAAGAAAAACAAAATAATGAACTTAAAATAATTCCAATTAAATCTTCTTCAGAAAATAATGTATATACACCTATAATGACCGAAGTTAAAAAAGAATTATCAACCGAACAACCAATAGTAAAACCTGAAACTAAACCACAAGGACCATCCGAAGTAAAACCACAAGGACCATCCGAAGTAAAACCACAAGGACCATCCGAAGTAAAACCACAAGGACCATCCGAAGTAAAACCTGAAAAAACTGCAACTACAAGTGAAAATTTAACATATAGTGTAAATTATGTTCAATATCAACAAGATGGATTACAACAAGAGGCGGATAAACAATCTGCTGAAATTAATCAATTTAGAAGAAATATTGCTGATCAAGATGCTGTTACACCATGGAGTAAAGAAGGTTATAAATATTATGCTGATATATTTGCCAGATCTGTAGGGGCACCTCCTGCAAATGAAGCATTAACAAACGAATTAAAATATGGTGACTATAACTATGTTGGACCAATTAATAAAGGTATGATAAATAAAGATTATACTTTTGTATCACCTTCTAATTGGTATCCAATTCCACCACATCCTCCCGTATGTGTTACCAATAAAACTTGTACAACTTGTCCAATTCAAATTTCGGATGGTAAAGATTATATGAGTTATGCTTCTTGGAATGATTTTGACCAAGCGAGAAGATTTACTGGAGATATGGGAATTAATGTTGATTATGTCAAAAATGTTTTAAATAATCCTAATGGTTTTTAATTAAATAAAAATCTACATCATTTATGATATTCATAATTTCTTCAGAATATATACAATTTTTAGTTTTATAATAGAGATAATATTTAGAATATATTATTGAATCGCTAATTAATAAATTATAATCTTTATAATTTGTTTTATTTAATGTAATGAATGCATTGATAAATTTTGTCATAATAGTTTTATATTTTGATATAGAATTAATTAATAATTTTGAGGAAAAACAAATATAATTATTTTCTAAAAACATAGGTTATATAAGATATATAATAAGTTTAATTTATATATATTTTTTCAATTTTTATTGTATAAAATGTTTGAAATAAGAATTTTATTAATAATAATCCTTTTAGGTGTCTCTATTTACTATATATATAAAATGTACTCATATAATGCTTATATATTGGACAAATCTACTCGATCTATAATTGATAAAATGGATGATAAATTTGAAGATATCGATGTTAAACTAGCATCCATCGAAAATTTAATAAATCATAAAATAGAACTATGTTATAAACGAGTTAATGATGTTTATTCAATGCAAAATAAAGCAAATGAAATTAATAAAATGAATAACCAATCTATAAATCGGCAAATAAACCAATATGATGAAGAAAATGATGATATCGATATTAATCAAAAAAATGCAGTTTATAATTCTATCGAAACATCCATGTCTCCACATAGTAGATTCGAAAAATTTAATAATCAATGTTTTATTAAACATAATAATATTAAAAATAAAGAACGAGAAATGTTTTATATGAGTTCACTTAATAAAAATGAATTTCAATCAAAAAATAAAACTGAATTATCAAATACATCCAGTGCTTCCACTTCATCCAAAAAAACAGAACTTAATAAAACAAAAATATTAAATAGTAATAAAGTAATCACTTGTTCATCAACATCTTCTTCATCTAAATCACATAAAAATATAAGTAATAATATGGATACATTAAGTAAAATACAAAATTTAGAAAATAAAAGCAATGATAATGTCATCTTTGATAATTTATACAAAAAAAATAAAAAACCTAATATCCGTATTGTAAAAGATAACATTAGTTTAGAAAATGATTCAAATTTAGAAGAATTTATTAATTCACTTCCCGAAAATGTTATAGAAAATTTTTTTCAAAAAAATAATATAAATATTAATAATACTGCCGATGTAAAATCAAATGTAATTTTGGAAATGAATAGTGAAACAGTCAAACCTTATAAAGTTGAAATAACATCTCCAAAATTTGCAAATGCAATGAAAATTTTAAATGAAACAAATTTTATTAAAAATAATTCTTATAATAAATTGAATGAACTAAATGAAAATAATATAAATAATGATTCAAATAATAATAAAACTACAACTAATTCTTCTGATAATTCAAGTAATACATCAGAATTAAATATAAATAATATTGGCGAAAATATTAAATTTATAAATATTATGGATTTTAATAGAACTAACTTTATTTTTGCAGATATTTTACAAAAACAAAATAATGAAAAAATAGTAGAATTATAATACTTAAATTATAATAGATATAATAATAAATTGTTTCTATTATTATATCTATTATAATTTAAGTATTATAATTATAATAGATATAATAATAAATTGTTTCATAATATTTTTATTTTTTTTTATATTATAATATATTATATATAAAATGGATAATTTTTACAGTAACTGTCCTGCTAGAATGGATGATGGACATTTTTTAACAAACTATAAAACAGCATCTTCTTATAATGAATATATTAAATTTATGAATGGAATTGTTAGAGATGATGATTATAGATTATTCTTACAACTCAATGCCGATAAAATAATGGACTCTGAATGGCTATATTTAAAAAAAAATGATTCATGTTGGAATAATGCTTGTGTTCATAAATATAATACTAGAATGGATCCCCGATTTTTTGTTCAAGAGAGGGATGATGCTAACTTATTATTTAGAACAAATGAACTACCAAAAAGATTAAATTGTCCTAGGTTCGCAGACTATAGATTAACTACTACTACTATGCAAAATTATCAAGTTAGTCCTAATACTTGCAATAGCGGAAAATGTAATCAATAATTTTATTATATAAACTTTATTATTCTTTTATTTGAATTATAAAGTTAAAATTATACTTTATATTTATAAATAAAATCTAAGAGTAATATTCTTATTTATATAATTTAAATCTAAGGTTATATTTTGATTTATAAAATTAAAATCTAAGATAAAATATATTAATGGATAGAAAACCACAAACACCAAGATATCCCAGCACCGCTAAAAATTATAATGCTAACTATATTACAGAACCTAAAATAAATAATGATTCTATTGATACTACTTATTCAATTTTTAGTTCTGGTGAATATGAAGATATAATTAGAATAACTCAAGAGAATACTATATTAAATTTTAGAGACACTAAAGGCGAAACTTTAATACATGCTATCTTAAAAAATCCTTCTTCTTCTTTAAAAGAAGGAGATATTTTGGAAATTATTCGACAACTCGTTCATAAAAATGTATCGGTTAACGCAATGAACGAATATAATCAAACACCATTACATTTAGCAGCATCAAAAGGATATTATGATATTATTGACTATCTAATTTCATTAAAAACTGATGTCAATAAAGTAGATAATTACGGAAATGCACCCGTTCATTATCTTATCGATAAATTTATAACAGAATGTAAAGAAGGAGATTATTTTAAAGAATCTAATAAAAAAATAAATAAATCTCAAAAAATTAGTGGTTCTGATAAACTAACAGAAATGGATAAATATAATAAAATGACTGAAAATCTAATAGTTTTAGAATTAATTAATATTGTTCAAAAAGACAAAAGTTCTGAATTATTAAAAAAACTAAAACAAATGATTGAATATTATAAATTTTATAAAATAACTGATATTCAAAAAATTAAAGAAACTAAAATATTGGAAATTGAAAATATATTAAAAAAACATACTACATCCTCAATTGAAACACAAATTAAAGAAATATTTAATGGATTGGTCAAGGAAATTAATGATAATATTTATAAAGACTTTAAAATAGATAATAAACAAAATAAGTCTGGTGATAATGAGTTTATCAATGATGAAACTCTTGAAAATATTAGTAAAATAATAATTAATGATAAAAATAAATGTATGGTTAATTATAATAAAAAATTATTAGATATTGATTCAGAACTTGCTAAATTAGATCTTGTCAAATTACGGGATGCATTGGTGATTTTATTAAGAATTCTCCTTTTTTCCCTATATATTAACGAAATTTTTCAAACAAAACTTACAGCTCTTACAAATTCATTAAAAAAATTAAATGATATCGAAACACAAATGACACCGGGTCCATTAGTTCAGCCAAATAATATTACATCATCAGAACAAATTTTAGCATTCACAACATTCATAGTCGCACTAAAAATTAATTCTTCTATTGAAGAATATAATAGTATATTGGAGAATTTTAAAAATCAACAAAAAGATAATTTTGTTCTTCTTACAAATAATAAATCACAATATGATGATATATTAAAAATGAAAAAAAATGCAGAAGATACTATAAAAGATACACATATATTAAATCATCATTTATATATTACTAATAATGAAATTACTGCTGCACTTTCAACCCCTAATAGAATGTTATATCAACGACATATAACAAATGCAAAACAAGAAGCAAAAAATGCATTTAATGTTTTAAAAACTATTATACAACAAAATAAAACATTTTTTCAACAACATTTAGGTAATATTCAATTATTAACTACAACAAATGTTATATTACAATATTTAGAAATGAACGATCCGAATGAAGCTTTGAAACAAATACGTTTTTATTACAATTTGTTAGTATTTATAGCACAAGAACAACAAAAAATTATAGATGATAAAGACCCAAAACTAGTGACACTAGAAACAAATATAAAAAATATAGAAAAATTCCTTTTATATGTAGATATAACTTATGATATAATTGAAAAAGCACGAATATATGAAAAGTCTTCAGAATTAATACATAAAATTAAAAATGATGTATTTCAAAAATTTGGATCAAACCCATATATTGAATATGCATTAACTACTGCAATAAACACATTTATAAATAATTCTGCTGTTGAAGTAGTTAATGCAGAAGCATTATCCACTCTTGCAAATTTAATACCACATGGGGTTTCAGATACAGAAGAAGAACGTGCATTGTTGTATTTAGCATCCATTATAAATAATGTTGATATTGTAAAGAATGCAATAAATATTATTAATATAACTAAACCAATAATAACTGAAAAACATAATTTTATTAAAAAAATAATTGAAAAATATGGTGATGATGAAGAACCAATAATAATTAATTTTGATGATAAAGTATCAATAAAGAAATTAATTAATGTAACACAAATTATGGAAGATTGTAAATTTATCAGAACATGTAATTTTGATAGTGATTTTTCTGCGTTTCCATTGGGAAGTATTGAAAATGTAAATAATAATATTATTTATGATTTACAAAATTACACTACTAGACCTGACACATTAGACACAAATATTGATTTGGAACATAAACTATACACACTATCTACTTTTCAGATAATAAACACCCACAAATTAGTATCATTATATAATATTTATACATATATAACTGATTATATAGACATTCTTAAAAGTTTAAAATTAATATTATCTACTAAAATAGAAACATATCAATATTATTATTTTAATTATATAACAGAAGTATTAGTTAATATCAATAATAATTTAGCAATATTTAAATATGTTCACCAAAAATTAAAAATTAATGACATCTTGTTAAATTTAATAAATTTTGAAAAAGATATTGATCAAATAAATAATTGTATTTTAAATACAAATGAAAAATGTATTATACATTTATTTATGGAACAATTTGATAAAGAAATGAGTAATGCAGATGCAAAAAAAAAAAGAAGTGTAGATTTTCAACTAACAGTAAATACATTATATGAAAAACTTAGAACTGTTGTAATTGATACTGAATTAAATAATATTTATTCATCTATTGTGAAAATAAATAATCATAATAATAATATAATTTCTTATATTAATACAAATTTTTCTTTAAAATATTTGGAAAAATACAAAGAATATATTAACACTTCAAATAATACTATCAAAATAAGTGATTTCGCATTTAATCGATTTTATCCAAATACTTCAAAGTTTCCAGAAACTTTATCACTTTATCTCCAAAAATATTTTGAAGGTGGTAAATTTACAAAAGAACAAATTCAAATAACTAAACAAGAACTATTAAAAAAATATTATGACTATGATTATAATGAATTGTATTTTGTGAATTCTACATTTGATATCTATATTGTCGAAGATGAAATAATTAATGACCCGCTTAATTTAATAATAAAAAAACCAGCAAGACCATTTTCACTAACAGAAATTATAAGTAGTGATTTTAATTGTGGGTATTATTCAAAAATTTTATATAAAGAGCAAATTCTTAATACAGGCACAGATAAAACAAGTATTTTTTCAGATCATAAGCCATTTAATATTAAAAATAATAAAACAAAAAGTATGAATTGGTTAAAAACAAATGATGATTTTAATATAAAAGAAAATATACCAATAATTTCATTAGAATATTCAAAACAAATAATACAAATAATTGGTTGTAAAATAATGGAATTAGTAAATAGTAAATTTATAACTATTATTAATACAGTTGAATCAGAAATTAGTAAAAAAGATATTTCCAAAAAGTTTTTAAATAATATAAAAAATACATTAATATATCTGAAAAGTAATGAAACATTATTAAAAAAAATAATGATTGATAAATTTGTTATTTTTTTAATATCATATATAAAAACAATAATTAATAACGAAATATCATATTTAATACAAAATATATTTATAAAAGATATATTAACTAAATTAACACCATCAATCGCAACTACTTACAAAGAATCACCAAAAGATTTGATTGCCAATATTTCCAAATATTACAAAGTTCAAATGTCTAATTACACAATTAATACAATGATTCCTAAAATTTTATTAACATCAACAAGTTCATTTTTTAAAGATATAGAAGAAGCAGTGATTGAATTAAATGTAGATAACTATGTAAAATCGGGCGAAAAAAAATTATTATTAAATAAATGTGTTGTTAGTAATAGAATTGATATTTTGAAAGACACATTATTAAATAAAATCAATTTAAGAACATTGGACAGAAATGGCAATACTATATTAAATAGATTAATTGACCAATATAATGATTATGCAATCCAAAAAGTATTAGAGTTAGATAATGAATTATATACCTATATGAATAATCGGGGGCAAACATCAATTGATTATCTATTTGATGTTTTAGACTCTATAAATGATAATTATTCATTACATTCATTAAATAAAAGATTACATTCATATGAAACTGATTTACAAGTATGGATTAAATCAGATGGTTCTTTTGGTGACATAGAACTAGATGAAAGTAAACACATGATATTTAATATTATTTTAAATTCTCTTTATTTATTTAATGAATTTTTGTGGTTACATTTATTAAAAGCACCAAATGGATGGAAATTCGAAGATAAAAAAAAACTAAAGGAAATTATTAAAAAGTATTTAAATTATGATATTGAAGAAAATATATTAATTAAAAGTTTAACACCTGAAGATATGGAAATAATGAAAAATAATTCAAACTTGAATGTTTTTAATAATAAAATTAATGATGCAATTCACGAATTAAATAGTGAAGTAAATGAATTAGAAAATACCAATAAGCAATTAGAAGAAGAAAAAACAAATGAGTTTGGTAAAAATGGTATTGATACTTTAATTATTAAAAATACTAATACAATAAATGCAAAAAAACAAGAAATTGAAAATTTGGAAAGAATTAGAATTTCAAATATTCCTAATGATAATCTTAATAGGATATTTGAAAATATTAATAATACTGAACTAATAAATCAACTTAATATGGATTGGGAAAAATATAATAATTTGATTGTTGGTAAAGATGAAACTTCTGGTAAATTATTAGATAATATTATTTGGAATTATTATCTTCCAATTATAAATATTGTTAATAATAAAAATATGAATATGAGTAAAAAATATATATCTTATTATAACTATTCACTTTTAAATTTAGATTATAGAAAAAATAAATTAGATGAAGATGAAATTAATGTTTTAATAAATTATTATACTAAAATTATAAATAATGTTTATAGTGATTTCTATGATTTAGAAAAATATGAAGATTCAGAATTTAATTATATAAATGATGCAATACTTAATATTATATATATAAATCTAGTAAATGTCATTAAAATAGAAATGTTTTCTGCAATTATAGGATATATATCAAGTAAATATACTGATAATGATATTGTTAAAAATTATAAAGATTCTAAAATTTCAGTGTTATTAGATATTATTGATAAATTATTAAAAACTGCAATATGGGATAAATTAGACATAAAAAATAAAGATTATCCCCAAAATTATGTAAATTTATCAATTTATGAAAATGAAATAAAATCAGATGTTAAAACTATTTTTGGATTATTAGATTCTGATGAAGATATAATAAATTTAAATAATATAATTAAATTTTATAAAGGATTAGTCGAAAATGTTTCATTTAATATTTATAATGAAATACTTAATTTCTTAAATGATATGAAAAAAAATTCATTATTATTTGGTATTTTGAATATTATAAATACATTTAAAAATAAAAAATAATAAATAATAAATAAAAATAATAAATAATAAAATTTAGCAACTTATATTCTTGCTATATAAGTTGCTAAATTTGTATTTTCTGGACTATTTGTAATTGTTGTAATTTCAAATGTCATTGAATTATTTATACCATAAAACTCAAATTCTATACCGGTGCTACTTAAAAATGTAAAATCAAGATATTCAAGATATTTTAATGGTGGATTAAAATAAATTGGATTATCTACAAAAGTGTTAAACATTATAGTTCCTGGTGGACCTTGTAATAAAATCTTATAAAAATATGGAATTCCACCTGGATTTAAACATTGATTTAGATATTCATCTTTTGAATGTATTAATATATATCTCCCTACATCAAAATTAAAATCATTTGATGCCTGAACATTTTGTAAATTATTATTAACAATCTGAATATTTTCAATTCCAAAAATATATGGTTGTGAATTATCTATTATAAAATTATTATTAGGATTACTAAATGGGGTAATTGAACCAGGTAATCCTATATGTTTAAAACCTAAAATTGTTCCAATTGTATCATTTTTATTAAAATATATTTTAAATGGGTTTAAGGTCATAATTTGCGTGTTATTCCCCCCATTACCATCTGTAAAATAATCAAGAGTATTTATATTTTTTAAAGTTATATTATAAAAATTGTTTCCTAAAACTTCAGTTATAGTATGTTCTCCATTTATACATGATGCATCTATATTTTTATAATTTATACAATTTTCTATTGTAATTATACTACCAATTGTTTGATTATGATTTGGATGATTTATTGTTAAAATCCAAGTTAATGAATCGGGAGTGTTTAGATTTGTAATACAATTTGGCAAAGAATATAGATTATATGAAGTTAGTTGTGTAATATTATTTGATTGATTTATATTTATTTTAATTTTATTAAATGGTATTATATTAGAATTATTTATAATTCTAGGTGTTTTACTAATTAATTGTTCCATTAAAGAAGATAATTCTAATGCAGTATAATTACCAGGATAAATTTGAATATTATATATTGTATTTTGAACATCTAATGCATTTTCCCAATAAAACATATTATTTGTAATTGTAATTGTATTGCTTTGTGGTATATTATATACTAATTTATTTGTATTTGGTATTTCACTACTTTTCATTTTAATACTGACTACATTATCAATTCTCTTTTTTAAAACAAACTTATAATTGGATGTTTTTGGATAACTCGCTTCAATATTTGTAATTAAACCTATTTGAATTGTATTAGACCCAGTTTCAAATGTTGTATTATTAATCCAATTTCCAGTTATTTGCATAAAATCAGAATTTATTAATGATATTGGATTTGTAAGTTTAACATAAATATAATTTGAATCAACCGATTCTACAATTAAATAAGAATTTAAATTATACAATGAAACAGGAACCCCTGAATTTACATAATTTATAGGATAATTTCCAATAAAATAATACTTAATATTACAACTTGATGTTAACACATTCGAATTTACATTATCCGAATAAAAATTTATCGGCATTGTAAATGAAAACTTTATCTCATTTGTAATTGTTGTATAAAGTGAAACAGGATGTGAATCATTTAATACATTTAATGGAACATTCTTAAAATAATCTGAATTATTATTTGTAATTCCTGATATTTCTATCATTACATTGTAATATGGTATTTGGTATAAATAATTAGGAGTCAAATCAATAATTACTTGATTGGATTGATTTTCAAAATAAAAATTTATATTTTTATAATTAATTGTATAAAAATTATATCCTTGTAATGTTATTCTATCTCCAACAGAAAAATGATTATTTGCATTGGTTAGTTTTATTTGTAAAATATCAGAATTATTTGTAAAAACTAATGGATTTTGCACTAATGTAATATATGAAAATACATTCATTAATGGCATTGTGTTTCTATTTGCAGAATCAACATTTATATAAGTTTTTTTTTGAATAACTTGGGTATTTATCGAATTTAGATTTTTTTTATTTAGATATTCAAAAAATGGATCATACTCTTTTGGATAAATTATAGGATTTGAGACATTTAAATCTCCAAAATTTATTGTAGTTGGAAAATTATTTATTCTACTATCTGTTGAATAATATTCTTTTCTTTTTTCTTGTATATATTCACTACTTTTATTACCAATTTTTTGAACATCCTTATTCCTTAATAAATTATTAGTATCATCTAATAAATCTAAATATAAATTATTGTTGTTTTGAATTATCTCTTTTTGACTTGTAAAATCAGTTTTATTATCATCCAAATCACCACCTATATGAGTTTCCATAAATTTAACTTGTTTATCTAATTTGGCAAATTCATTACTCATTTATTACTATGTATTATATATTATATACCTATATTACATTCTTTATATAACATAATAATTCATTATATATTATTTATCATTATATTTTATTGCTTATTATATAGTTATTTACATAATATTATATAAAATTCATTATATATAATATTCTTAAAAAATTGAATTTATTATAAAATGATTTAAAGATATATTATCTAAGACTTTCCAATGTCAATAAAAAAATCTATTAATAAAAAAGTGAGTATTAATGAAGGTATTACAGTAGAGGATGTTCAATTAACAGTAGAAGAACAATATACTAAAATGACACAACATGAACATGTTTTAAAACGACCAGGAATGTATATAGGTTCTACTACAGTTGATAAAGTAAATATGTATGTATATGATGAAGAACAAAATGGCATTATTCGGAAAGACATTCAAGTTGCCTTGGGATTTTATAAAATTTTTGATGAAATCTTGGTAAATGCAGCGGATCATACAGTACGAGATAGTAAATGTAATCGTATTGATGTGAATATAAATCAAGAACTTGGAACAATTGAGGTTAAAAATAATGGTTCATCTGTTCCTGTCGAATTTCATAAAGATGAAAAAATATATGTTCCTGAAATGATTTTTGGAAATCTATTAACTTCCGGTAATTATAATGATAATGAAGAAAGAGTCGTGGGTGGTTGTAATGGAATAGGAAGCAAAGCATGTAATATTTATTCATTATGGTTTGATGTTGAAATACAAGATACAATACGACATAAAAAATATTATCAAAAATTTAAAAACAATATGTTTGAGAAGGAAAATCCAGTTATAACAGATATTTCAAAAACAGAAAAAGAATCTTATACTAAAATTACATTTAAACCAGATTATAAAAAATTTGGTTTAAATGGCTTGACAAATGATCATTTAATGTTGTTTAAACGAAGAGTTTATGATATTGCAGGAACAACTAAAGCACATGTTAAGGTTTATTATAATAATGAATATATTGATGTTAAAAATTTTGAAGATTATATAAAATTGTATTATTCTAATACTGATGATGAAGAAATAAATTTATTTTATCAAGAATTTAATGACAGATGGTCAGTTGGAGTAGTTTTTGACCCTACAAATGAATTTAGACATGTTACATTTGTTAATAAAATTTCTACATATGATGGAGGAACACATTTAAATTATATTGTTCATCAAATTGTAGATAAAATTACAAATTATATTATTTCGCAGCCAAAATATAAAACTCTTAAAATTAGACCTGCCCAAATTAAAGATAATATTACAGTATTTATTAATGCAACTATAGAAAATCCTATTTTTGGTTCACAAACAAAAGATGCACTTAAAACTAAAGCATCTGATTTTAAAGTAAAATGTGAATTAGATGAAAAATTTATTACTAGAATTTGTAAATCAGGATTACTTGATGAAATTGTTCAAGTTGCACAAATAAAACAATTGGCGGAACTTGAAAAAACTGATGGTAAAAAAGTATTAAATCTTAAAAAACTTGTTAAATTAGAAGATGCACGATATGCTGGAAGTAAACAAGCATATAAATGCACTTTAATTATAACTGAGGGAGATTCTGCTAAATCATTTGCTATTAGTGGATTAGAAGTTATTGGACGAGATTATTATGGAGTCTTTCCATTAAAAGGTAAACTATTAAATGTAAGGGAAGCAACTGCAAATCAATTATTAACTAATGAGGAAATTAAAAATCTTAAACAAATTTTAGGATTAAAACAAAATAAAGTTTATAAAGATACTAAAGAACTACGTTATGGTCATTTATTAATTTTAACAGATTCTGATGCTGATGGTTCACATATTAAGGGACTAATAATGAATTTTATTCATACATTTTGGTCAAGTCTTATTAAAATAGACGGATTTATTCAAACAATTGCAACACCTATTATTAAAGTTTGTAAAAAAGGAGATGTTAAAAAAACAAGTCTACAAACCTTTTATACAATAACGGAATATAAAAAATGGTGTGAAAAAGTAGGAGATCCAAAAGGTTATGATATTAAATATTATAAGGGATTAGGAACATCTACTGACAAAGAAGCTAAAGAATCATTTGTTGATTATGACAAGAAAATTATTAATTACATTTGGGATAAAGAAAAAGAAAATGAAAATAATATTGTTATTAATGACGATTCAAATGAAGAAGAACCCAAAGATACTGATGCTTCTGATACAACATCAATTAAATCAGATGTAAATGATAAAAATGAATCTTCATATCAAGCAATTACATTGGCATTTGCTAAAAAACGATCTAATGACAGAAAGGAATGGTTAAAGGAATATAATCCTGAAAAAATTATTGAAAGTTCTGTAAAACGTGTATCATTTGATGAATTTATTGAGTATGATCTAAAACACTTTTCAAATTCAGATAATATTCGTTCAATTCCTGACATTTCAGATGGATTAAAACCATCACAACGAAAAATTCTATATGGTGCATTTAAGCGTAAATTAGAAAGAAATGAAATTAAAGTCGCACAATTATCTGGTTATATTTCCGAACACACTGGATATCATCACGGTGAAGCAAGTTTACAAGGAGCAATTATTAATATGGCACAGGATTTTGTTGGTAGTAATAATATTAATGTATTCAAACCAATTGGTAATTTTGGTTCTAGACGATTAGGAGGTAAAGATGCTGCAAGTCCAAGATATATTTTTACACAACTAGATAAAGTCACTAAATTAATTTATAATGATAAAGATGAACCAATTTTAATATATCAATTAGAAGAAGGAGATATTGTTGAACCTAAAAATTATTATCCAATTTTACCAATGGTATTAGTAAATGGAACTAATGGAATCGGCACAGGTTATAGCACAAATATACCACAATATAATCCATTAGATCTAATTAAAAATATCAGAGAATATCTAGATAATAAACCTTTTGATGAACTTGATGAATTATTACCATGGTATAGAGGTTTTACTGGTAAAATAGAAAAAAAACCAAAAAATAAACCACGTGATAAAGAATCCTATAATTTTTTAGGAGTAACTATAATTGTAAATGAAAACACAATTAAAATAACAGAATTACCTATAGGCGTTTGGACTGAAACTTATTTACAATTTTTAGAGACACAGCGAGAAGATGGAACTTTTATCACTGATTATATAAATAATTCTTCAAATCATAAAGTTGATATTGATGTAAAGTTTGCAAATGGACAATTACAATATCTTATTAAAAATAACTTGATTGTTAAAAGACTTAAATTAAAAAGTTCAATTAGTATTGAAAATATGCATCTATATAAAAATAATGTTATCACTAAATATAAATCTGCAAATGCTATTTTATTAGATTATATTAAATTAAGATTAAATGCATATGAAAATAGAAGAATACATGTCATTAAAATGCTAACTAATGAGATGCAAATTCTTAGATTTAGAAAGAAATTTATTGAACAAATTCTTGAAAAAGAAATTTTTATTGAACGAAAGAAGAAAACTGAAATTATACAACAACTAATTGATAACAAATATCCAGAACTATCTATTAGTTTAAATGGTATTCCTTCTTATGATTATTTAACAAATCTTCCATTATTCAGTTTAACTGCTGAAAAAATTGATGATATTAATAAAGAATATAAAGAGAAAATGGACGAATTGGATATTTATAAAAATACAAGTGTTAAGGATTTATGGTTACGAGAACTTGATGAATTTGAAAAAGTTTATGAAAAGTGGATTATTGAAACAGAAGAACTTCAAAATTCAGGAGACAAAAAAGTTAAAATTGTTAAAGGTGTTAAAGTTGTTAAAGGAACTAACAAAATTGAAATCGCCACAGTTGAAACTAAAAATGTTAAAAATAAAAGTATTAAAACAACTAAATAATTTTATTGTATTTTTTTTAATTTAAGAGTTTTTATATATATAAACTCTTAAATTAAAAATAAAAGTATTAAAACAACTAAATAATTTTATTGTATTTTTTTTAATTTAAGAGTTTATATATATCATTTATTATTTATGAAAATTGAAAGATTTACTCAACTTAAAAATATTGAAAGATTGGCAAAAATTATTTTTATAAACTTTATGGAACTACAAAATCAACCAGATATTGAATTCTCTTATGAGTCTATAAAAGATATTTTGGCATCACCTGCTTTAATTGGATGGTTTTTAATGGATAATAATAATAAAATAATTGGTTATTTAATAGGAACTATATCAGATTTAGCAGATGGTCGTCAAGTTTATTTTATACATTATTTTTATATTGTACAAAAATATAGAAATTTTGGGGTAGGAAGCAAAATGTTATTGATGGCAATAAATCATATAGTTAATATTAATATTAAATTTATAATGTTAATATCTAAAATAAAAAGTGTTGGTTGGAACATGTATTTAAAATACGGTTTTAATGATGATCCTATTATAAAGTTAAATAATTTTGATTATCGAACATTAGTTTATTACTGTTCTAACTAAAATTTTTTTTTAGATTTTCAATTTGTTCTTTATAAGGTGGACTTGTTTCTAATATTAGTGAAATATTTATATAAGGAAGAATAAATTTAATGAGATTATCTACTATAATTTTTCCCTTTCCTATTTGCTCATGTCTATCTAAATGACATCCTACATCTTTTTTAGAATCGTTTAAATGAATAACTCTTATTTTGTCTTTAATCGGTTCTAATATTTGATGTATTCTTTTAATTTCTTGAATATCATTTAAATTATATCCTGCTTGAAAAATATGACAAGTATCAATACATAGACCAATATTTTTATAAAAATCTGTTGATTTGAATATTTGAATAAAATTAACAATTTCATTTATATCTGAACACATTTCACCACCTTGACCTGCCGGTGTTTCAAATAAAATCATAAATTTTTTTGATTTGGATAATATTTTATTTTTTTTAATATTATTAAATAACTGTATTACAAAATTTACCATATTATTAAATATGTCATCTGAATTATACTGATTTTTTACATTTTTACCCATATGAACTATTATACCATTAGCACCTATTTTAATTGCATTTTTAATTTCAGTAATAAATATATCTAAACCAGGATTATATAAATTTTCATTTGTTATAATCGGCTCAGAACCCATATTTATTTGATAAGATGCATGAACATATACAAATTTATATTTAATTCGCTTTATTAATTTTTTGATATTTAAGATATCTTTGTCTAATAAATTGATTTTTGAAAACATTATTTGTAAAGAATTAAAACTATTTAATCCATCTAATTCGTTTTTTTCAGTATTAACACTTGAATATTCAGGTATAAGAATTTTATAATCTATTGGTAAAACTATACTAATCCCTAAATTAAGGTTTAATTTCATTATTACTATATAATGAATTATGATAAATATTCATTATAATAGTAATAAAAAATGAAAAATATTATAAATATATAGTATTTATAAATTATGATTATTTAAGATAATAACTATATAATAATATTATAAATAATGTCAATGAATATATTGAATAACTCTGATATTAATAAGAATATTATAGATAATAAAATTGATTTTTTGGTTGATAAATATGTACCTACAAGAGTTAATGATATTTTTGATTCTGACCTAAATATCAAAGAACTTGAAAAAATTAATAATAATGATTCTTGGGAAATGAACATTGACCCTAAAAAATGTTATTTTCATAAAGAAATATTTAGGAAATTACAAAAAATTGCAAATGATGATGATATTCCACATATTATATTTTATGGTAATCCAGGTTCAGGGAAAAAAACAACCCTTAATTTATTTTTAGAAATGATATTTGATAAATCTATATATAAATTAGATAATTCAAAATATACAGTTGTCAGTTCTGGAAATATTGAAAATGAAGTATCTGTAAAACAAAGTGATCACCATATTATTATTGAACCTAATAATAATAACTTTGATAGATATTTAATTCAAGACATTGTTAAAGTATATGCTAAAAAATATCCATTATCCATATTCGAAAAAAATAGAAATTTTAAAGCAGTCCAAATAAATCAATTGGATAATCTATCTTATTATGCCCAAACTTCATTGAGAAGAACTATGGAAATATATTCAAGATCTTGTAGATTTATTATGTGGTGTTATTCATTATCTAAAGTTATCGAACCATTGAGAAGTAGATGTCTTTGTATTCATATTCCCACTCAATCATATGATGACTTGATTAAATGGACTTTTAATATTGCCAGTTTGGAAAATATTCAATTAAACCCATTCTTATTATATAGAATTTTGGAATCTTCTAATGGAAACTTAAAAAAAATTTTATGGAAATTAGATCTTTATAAATGTCGCAAAAAAATAAATAATGCTTATGAAAAAATAATATTGAAATTAATCAAAGAAATTGATGGAGATAGTAGTATTCCAAAAATTCGTGAATATATATATAATATGATGATAACTAATATATCATCAAATACTATTATAAAAGATATATTGAACAATATTCTTATTAATCATAATAATATTTCTGACCAAAAAAAATTAGATATAATAAATTGTGCATCTTCATACGAATATGGATTATCCAAAAGTCGTAGAGATATTATACATATTGAAGCGTTTATTAATAAAATTATAATTATTCTTAAATTTATGACATAATATAAATCCTTTTTTCTATATAATAAATAAATAAATAAATAAATAAATAAATAAATAAATAAATAAATAAATAAATAAATAAATAAATAAATAAATAAATAAATAAATAAATAAATAAATAAATTATATATAATATATATACATATAATGACAGACATTATTTTATCAACAATTGACAATTTAATATCACACATTGTGGAATATACTGATAGAGAAGAACCTGCTGGTTATATAAAAATAGAAGAACCTAATACTAAATTTAGATTTTCCGATACCCCTGTCGGAAGAAAATATATAGTTAAATTTAAAACTGATAATGTCGGCGGAAAAATATTCGGATTGAAGTTGGAATATAAAGGTAAAGAGAATGGGACTCATGGGCGTATTATTTTAAGATTTGTTTCCTACGATTCCCTAGATAATCCAATAAATATAATTACCACAGACTTAAGTAAATATGATGTATTTGCTGAACCACTACCACCAATCTTAAGTCATGATGTATTTGGTATATCATTACCACCATTACCACCCGGACCACCAATTCCAAGCGTGGGTGGTGCTAAAAGACGTTCCAAAAAAGTTGTAAAGAAAACTTCAAAGAAGTCAACCATAAAATCATTAAAAGGTGGTGCTAAAAAGACATCTAAAAAGACATCTAAAACGACCCCCAAAAGACGATCTAAAAAGACATCTAAAAAGACATCTAAAAAGTAAGTATTGATATAATAGCATAAAAATATTGAAAAATAAATAAAATGTATTTAATAATATAATAATTATACTATATTATTACTATTATGTGTGGCATTTGGGGATTATTAACATTAAACTCTGATTTTAAATCTGATGTTAATCTACATGACTCTTTTATGAAAATTAAACATAGGGGACCGGATAGATCTACCTATATTGACAATGGCAATTATAAAATTGGTTTTCATAGATTGGCTATTATGGATACTAGTATTCAAGGCGATCAACCTTTTAGTTTTTCTTATAAAATGGTAGATTCTGGAACTGGAAGACAAGTATTAAGAACAATTTACGCAATGTGTAATGGTGAAATATATAATTACAAAGAGATTGTAAACTCGGATGATTTTAAAGAATGTTTATTAAAGACTAATTATATTCTAAAATCTTATTCAGATTGTGAAATTATTTTACCAATGTTTTTACATCATGGAATAGATTATCTCACTAAAAAACTCAATGGAGAATTTGCATTTGCAATATTCGATATTTATGAAGATTTGGAAATATCTAAAACATGTTATAATATATATTTAGGTAGAGATCGTTTTGGTATTCGTCCTTTATTTTATACAATTATTAATAATGATACTTTTGCATTTTGTTCTGAAATGAAAGGATTAATTAATTTAAAAGATAATAATAAAATTGAAGTATTCAGACCAAGAACTTGGTTACATGCAACTGGTATGAAAAATGAATCTAAATTATATTTTAATGCCGGATTATATTATAGATTGGGTAATATGCCCATTATTAAAAAACCAGAATTATATGATGTCTTTAGAATAGTTCGTAATCTCTTTACAAAAGCAGTTGAAATGAGATTAGATTCAGATAGAGAAATTGGGTGTTTATTATCAGGTGGTCTTGATTCAAGTTTAGTTTCTGCAATTGCTTCTAATATTCTAAAAGAAAAAGGTAAAACACTTAAAACATTTTCAATTGGTATGCCTGATTCACCCGATTGTAAATTTGCCCAACTTGTTGCCGAACATATTGGTAGCGAACATACTAATATTGTTATTCCTGAATCCGAATGGTTAGACAAATTAGATAAAATTATTGAAATTACTGAAACTTTTGATATTACTACTGTTAGAGCAACAACCGGACAATATCTAGTTTCCAAATGGATTGCTGACAATACAAATATTAAAGTATTATTAATCGGAGATGGTTCCGATGAATTAACTGCAGGTTATCTATATTTTCATAAGGCACCTACACCAGATGAATCACATATTGAAAATCTTAAATTATTAGATACAATTCACTTTTTTGATGTATTGAGAGCCGATAGAGGAATTGCATCAAATGGATTAGAAGCACGAGTTCCATTTTTAGATAAAGATTTTGTCGATTTATATTTATCAATTGATACAGTTTTAAGAACACCACAATTACATATATATGAAGATGGTAAAACCGCAAAATGTGAAAAATGGCTTCTTCGTAAAGCATTCGATTCAACTAATCTACTTCCTAAATGTGTTTTGTGGAGAAAAAAAGAAGCTTTCTCAGATGGCGTTTCAAATCATAGTAAATCTTGGTATCAAATTATCCAAGAAAAAATTAATTCACAAATGTCTGATGAATATTTTGATGAAGGAATTAAAAAATATGAAGGATTTGTTAAACCACATACAAAAGAAGCTTTGTATTATCACGAATTATTTGATAAATTATATCCTAAACAATATCATATTTTACCTTTTTATTGGCTTCCTAAATGGGTTGGAGATGCTAAAGACCCTTCTGCCAGAACATTAGATATTTATAATGAATTAGATGAATGTAAATAAAATTTATTTAAAATAATTTTTTATAAAAATTTATTCATATATATCATATTCTCTAATATATTCTTTGACACTATCTTTAATATGTTTTTGACATTTAAGTCGCTGCCATTCAAAATGAATACATTTATGAGTTTCACATTCTAAACATGTTATGACTGAATGACCAACAGTATTACCTCTAGTTTTTTTAATTCTATTGTGTTGTTTTGGTAAATTCAATATTTTTCCACTTCCTTCACAAAATCTACAAATTGTATCAGATGTAGCACTATGACACATATGACACGGCACTCCAATTGTTGGAACCCAAAATTTGTGATTTTCGGTATTCTTGCTAAAACGACGAATGGTTCCATTCGTTCGAATACCATACACTTGTTTTCGTCTCATCGTGTTGTGTATTTTTTTGATTATATTTATTTATATATAATCATAAATCAACCAATTAAAATTTCAATTTTTTAATATTATATGTCAAATAAGAAAAACCTAAAAAAAGTATTAATGAATACTATATACTGTAATATATAAACAATAAATGCAACATATTTTATGTAGTATTTATAAAAATATATTATTTTTAAATAAAAACTGAACTAGTCATACATCCCTAAAAATATTTTTTTTACGGATTTGCAAATATATGAATAATTTTTATATTTAGGTTAATGGTATACTTTTAAATCTAACTTCAAACAATTCAAACAATAGAATTTATTTATAGCAAGATTTATAATATTTTTGCTATAATCATAATCTATTGGAGTTATTTTGTTTGAAATAATAATTTATTAAAATTTAGTCTCACGAGAAGTAAATCAATAAAAGTAAAATCAAACAATGTTAATTTATGATTATAAAATATATTTGTTTGAAATACTCTTTTATTGATTTACTTCTCGTGGTTGGGTAAATTGTAGGTAATTATACTTTTTTTATTAAAATTTATAATATTATATGAATAATAATTTTTTAAACAAATTTAGGTGGTTTTGTATCTGCTGTATTTTGGTAAACTGGATATGGTATATTTACATTAAAGTTTGCCATTTCAATTTCATGTTCCCTATATTTTTTATTTAATTGTGTAATAACTTCATTATCAGAAACCATTGTATCTTTTCCTAATGCATCAAATGAATAAAAATTATCATCACCATCATTATTTCCTATATTTTTTGCCTTTTCACCATTTCCGTAACAATCATATTCTGCATTATAGTCATTTGTATAATATCCATCAGTAAAAATAAATTCAATTGCAATTTGTTGAGTTAATCTGGGTGTTATAGTTTTGGAAAACATATTATCGGCTTCCATTGGGTCATTCTTTAATACAAAATGAACTGTAATTTTCATTTGGTCGGAAACTGATTTTAATACTTTTTTAATTGCGAATGTAATTATATATTTTGTTTCGGCTTCTGTAAATTCTCTTCTTGCACCTAAAATACGAATTAATTCAACCGGTGCATTTGGAGGAGTATCTGCATATAAGTTATAATCAACACCAATATCTTTATAAAATTTATTAATACCCTTATCTTGAACATATTTTTTAAGATTTGCTGTCATTGGTAAATAATTATTATAAGTGTTTAAAATATCAACAGATTCTGGTAAAGTCTTTATTGAATTATTTAATTTAATTATAAAATTATCAATTAATTTTTTAATAACAGGTGGTAATTCTTTTTTTAAATCATATAAAACAGTAGTAACTGGTAAAGATTGAAGATTAAAAAGAATTTTTTGGTCAGGACTAATAGAATAAAATGCAGTCATTATATCACGATATGAATCATTAAATTGAGTTTCCATGAAAAATTTATTTAATTTTTTTGGTTTAGATTTTTCGGTAGATCTGGAATTATATTCTGTAAATTTTACATGTCTTTGTGGAGTTTGTTGTCTATCACTTTTTAATATTGAATTTAATTTTTGAGTTTGTTGTGATTTTTTTCTCAAAGCAGTAATAATATCTACATTATTCATCATTTTTTCTGATTTATTTGAATTTATATTTTTAACTAATCTTCCTTTTTTATTTAAAACATTATTTGATTTTGAAATATAATCATATAATGATGGGTCTTCAGTAATATTTTCTATTATATTATCTCCATAATATTCATTATCCATTCCTAAAATCCCACCATCATCTGGTCTACTTGCACCTAATTGATATTGTGAAAGTCCATCAACAAATGGATTAGTTATATTTATAAAATCTTCTTGTGTAGATGTTTGCATTTGATATATCTTAAAAATGATTAAAACTATTATTAATATTAGAATAACTCTTATCATATTATATAATTTAATGTTATATAATAATTTAAAAAAAATTGTTTGAGAACTTTATTCTAACATATTTTTAGTATATTCATTCCTTTCTAATTTAGTATTTAATTCAAAAATTCCTTCTGCATCAATTTCTTCATCACCATAATCAATTGCTTCATCTTCTTCTTTATCATCATCTATTTCATCTTTATATTTAGTTCGCTCTTCTTCGGTCATTTCAGATAAATCTTTAACTGTGCCGTAAAAGTCAATTGAATCAACCAACATATCTTGTGTTTGAGTTTCCAAATAGAAATCTGAAGTATATAAAATTTGATTAAAATAACTTACATCTCTATCAGACATTGTGATACTATGGTTAGTAAGATTAAATAATTTCCAAGTTATTTCAATTATAAATAATATTAGATTTGTTTTGACAATTTTACTTTGATTATAATTCATTAATCTATTTATTTCATCAATAATATAATTTAATACCAAATTAGAAGAATAATCATGTTTTAATAATATATTATATTCAATGACATTTACATAATCAAGTGTTTCATTAATTTTTATAAATGGTAAATATGATTGTATAGTTCCCATATATTTTAAGAATATATGGGATATATTTTTATCTTTTTGAATAGTTGTTATACTGGTATCTATTTTTTTTTGAAATTTAGTATAAATAATATCAAATGGGTTATTTATTGGGTCATTTTCTGGATTGGGGTGTGCATCGTAAAATGTAGGAGTTTCAATTATTTTTACTTGATAATTAAATTTAAATCTATTAATGTATGTATTAATTTCTGCTCCTAATTTTTTTACAATTTCAAAACGACGCTGACCTATTTTATTTAATAAATCATTCATTTTAATATTATTTTTAAATTGTTCATATTCTTCTGATGTCATTCCATAAATTTCTGGATAAAAATCTCTTATATTTATATATTGTCTGGTAAATCCCAATAATAAAAAAATATTTTTAACACTATAATTTACTATTATTTTAGCATTTGATTTTTCAATAACCTTATACTCTTTATTAATTTCACGATATCCTAATAAATATTTTTCATAAGCATCATAAAATGATTCATATTTAGTATTTTTTTGCAATGCATATATTATAACATCTCTTTTGAAAAATGGATGATTTTCTACAAATCTAAATTTGTTGTCTTTTTCATTTATTTGAATTGGATTTGTTATTTTTGTTCCATTGAAATCATGGTTAATAATATAAATATTATTGTGAAGATTATGTAATTTATTATCAATCATAATATCAGTTCCTAATAATTTTTGCATATTGTCAAGTAATGAATTTAATGTATTATTAAGATTATTATCATATTTTTGAAATTTATACATAATTTTATCAAAACAACTTTTTATGCTCTTATTAATATCATCATTTTTAATACCATTTTTATCTAACATTTCCTTTGCTAAAATATTATTTTTAATTATTGTCGTTTGTATATTTTCAAATAATCCATATAGTTCTTTTTCTGAATTTTTAATTAATTCTCCTTGTCTATATCCACATAATTTACATATAGAAGTTTCATTTTTTTCATTATATTCAAAATTATGGAATTTGCCATCAATACAATACTTTTTGGCTAATTTTTTAATATAATTCAAAACATCTAATTTATGTATATAGTCATAACTGTCTTTAATGTATAATCCTAATCCTAATTCTATATGACAATTTGTGCATTCCATTGTTTTATCTTTTGCCTTAAAATTATGGAATTCACCTTCAATACAATTAGATAAATTTGAAACATTTACCATCTCAACATAATCCCTAATAAATTTAGGCGGTTGCCATCTCTTTTGACAATACATTTTACTGTATTTATCAAATATATCACTATAAACATATGGATATATCAAGTTATTAGTTGGTATGTAATCATATTTTTCATTATCAAACATTGATCGTTTTTCAAAAATAGTTGTTCCATCTGATAAAAATTTTTGATCTAATTTTTTAATAATATTAAAATTCTTAAATAATTCTAATTTTTGATAAAATTTAGTATTTAACATTTCATACAAATATAGTTTGCTCTTTTTAATTTCTTCTTGGTCTACTAGTAAAATAGTGTTTAGTATTTCTACTGAAGTTTGAATAACTGACTTTTGTATTAACGGATTAAACTTTTTTATAGGTATTTCTTTACCCGTTGTCGCAGTAAATGTATCTTTCCAAATATTATATTTTGTTACAAAACAACTTGTTAAATATAATGCATAACATAAAACTGGATAATTTTTAATTGGATTTAAATCATGTGATTTATTAACATATATATTTAAACCATCAAATAATGAAAAACCTATTTTTTTAAATATCATATAACTACAAATTTTATCATAATTAAAATTTAATATTTGATTCTCATTTAAATCTAAAATTAATAATACTAAAACATATGATAATACATTATTAAATTTATACATTTTATAAAAATCTTTTTCTTTACTCGAATAAATAAAAATACTGTTGTCTAAATCAAAAACATAAAAGTTTGTTATTTTTTTATTTATTCCATAACTTTCTAAAAATGTGTCTCTATTTGATTGATAATTTTTTTTAAGAAAATTTTTATGATTTAATAATAAATCCATTGTATCTTTCACTATATTTTTTCGTTTACTTTTAGTTGTCGGTAAATTACCACTTAATCCTTGAATATTTATTATGGATGCAAATCTTTCTATAATTTTATCTATGTTTCTTATTGAAGTTTTAAATTTTTCATATTCCGGCAAATCTTCAATGTTAACATCCATTTGAATATTAAAAGTAATGAATTTTTGAGTAGTATTATCAAAAGAACCATCATTTACATATTTTTTTATATTTACAGATGAATGACAACTTTTACAAATGTTTTCTAAACTTGTATTTATTTCTACATATTGTTGAATAAATTCATAAACTAAATTCGCAAATGCTGACGGATTTGTTTTTTTAACTTCTGAAATCTTATCCCATGATATTATATGTTGACATACCGCATTAATATTTTCATTGGTTTCATAATCTTTTTCAATTATATCTAATTCTTCAGATTCTAATACAACTGTTTTATTGTTTTTTTTATCAGAATCTTTAAAATCTGCTCTAAATCGTAATCTAGGAATTGATATTAATTCTTTAATTTGTGCTGATGGTAATTTATTTATTTTACCATATAAACCCGGAAATAAATCCTCATTATAGTCATATATATCTTCTGTTTTTATTGATTTTACATAATAAATAAGATATTCTAATTCATTTAGAGTATCTGCATGATGGATATTATCAATATCGGGATACAATTGTTTATATCTTTCCAAATTATTTATATAATCAACTATTGGTTTGGGATGTGATGTATTTATATTATTTTTAATTAAATTAATTATTATTTCTATCGTATAATCATATAAATGGGATGCCACTATTTTTATTACTTCATTTTTGGGCATTTTTGGCGATACATCATAAAATGGAACTGCATAATTATCTTTTTCTGCATCAAATAACCAATAATAGTTATTTTTTAAATTTTGACGTTTTTCATGTTCTTTATTTTCTAAATCATATATTAAACTATTTTTAATTTTCTCTTCCATTAATACTTTAAAACTAGTTAATGGATCTTTACTTTCCTTACTAATATCAATAAAATTACTCAAATCTAAACATTGTAAATCATCCTGAGATTTAACAATTGCAAAACCTACAATATTTACATGCATATCTTCTGACATAATTCTTGTTTGTAAAACAGCATTTCTCTTTTTATTACTATCCATAAAATTAATATTCCTTATTACATCTTTCGTATTATTCGATGCAAAAACAAATCCATTTTTCTTAAACTCCTTAAATGATATATAAGGATATAATTTATAATTTATCAAGTCATAAAAAAGATCTTCTGATTCTACATTCATTTTAATAATATTTTTCATTTTTGATAGAATTTTTATATCTTCATACGTATTTGTTAAAATTGCATTCCGATTTTGTAATGGTAAATAAAACAATTTTCGAATTTCCTCTTGATTTTTATACAATTCAGAGGCAGTATTTATTTTATTTATAATGTATTTAATTTTAGTTTCATCTTTCTTTTTAGGTAATTCTATTTTGTCTCCTTGTTTTTCATATTTTTCATTGTCTTTATGATATAATAAAAAATCATCCACAATTGGTATTATTATATGTGTATCTAACAATTTTTGAATTTTTAAATCATAATCCATATAATATTTTTTATTTTCAGTAATTACTTCGCTATAATCATCATTTACTAAATTATAAATTATATCTGGTATACTTGTTTTTAATTCTGCCGGACTCAAAATCGATTCTATCACTGTATAATCTATAAATGCACTTTTGGGAACAACTACATCTATAAATACAAATTCACCATTCGCAGTTTCACTAGATTCTATTTCATTGAATATTTCCTTCTTTTCATCGTTTCTATATAAATATACAAAAATCATTACTTTAACAATATTGTGATCTAAAATAATTTTGTTTTTTGTAATTTCTTTATTTTCTGTCAATTCTATAAAATTATTCACATTTTCCATTTTGTATAAATCTATAAATTCCTTTAAATTCACAGAATATGAATTAATTAAATTATTCACATCCGTTTTTTTATTTTTCATTTTTTCAATGTAATCCTTAAATTCTTTTATTACATTAATTGTCTTAATTATTTTTGAATTACTTTCCGAATTAAAAAAATTATTTATTCTTACATTATAACTAGATTGATTTCTTGAAATTTCTACTAAATTGTTATTGAATAACTCTATTTTACTCTCATAATTTATACCAATCAAAATAAATATATAATATCCTAGGTATTTTGATACTAAATTATTTATTGAAGAAATATTATTATTTTTGGTAACTATTTTTGTAATATCTTCTTGAGATATTAATTCTATTGCAAATTCTAAAATTTTATTAATGTCTTTTTGGTATTTTACAAAATTTGGTTCTTTTATAATTTTTGCAAAACTTAATAAATCATTCCCCTTGGTTTCTACTATCCACGTGTACAATAATTTATCAAGTGTCTGATATAGTATATCATCAATTTCTGATATGTACATAATAACTAATATAATATATTATACTAATAATAAAATTTTATTAAAAAACTTATTATTTTATTAAATAAACATTTAATAAATATATTTTTTGTATCCATATATACTTTATATATTATATATAAAAAATCTAAAATAAATCCTAAAAATTTGTTTAAGGACTATATAATTATAATGAGATATTTATATTATTTACCCTTTTTATTATTTCCTTTACTTATACCATTATAACATTTTTCAATTCCTTCTTTATATTCCTCATAAATTTTAATAGTTTGGTCTATCGCATTTTCTAAACATTTTACCGGTTCTGTTTTTTCATCTGTTTGAATCACAATACAAATAATTTTTTGCATAAAATCAGGTTTATTTATACCCGCAAATTTTACACCTTTCATATTTTGTAATACCCAATTTAAGGGACCACCACATGTATGATCTTCCTTTAAAATTTCTAACATTAATGAATTATTATTAGTCTTTATCATATTTATTTGTTCCGATTTTAAATTATCTTTTATTAATTTAAGTTTCTCTATTATTATTTCACATGCACGAATTAATATTTCATATTCTGATAACTGACCATTCGATTCAACTGATAATAAAAATTTATCATTTGATAATTCTTTATAATATGTATTAGATGCATTAAATATTCCATGTAATTCACCCACAGCAATAACACCCTTCATCGAACATTCAATTTCTTCACCCACTCGCAATTGAGTTAATAATATCGGATTTTCAAAAGAATATTTGTCTTTCGGATGTATTGGCTCATCTGATGTCAATATATCATTATCTCCTGTCGTTTTTGTTATACTTATTATCAAATCATTTGTTGATACATTTAAAAGAGGTTCGGGACCTTCATTCTTTACTTTTAATGCATAATTTATTTGATAAATGTCTTCTACAAATCTTTCAATCTTCGGTTCCGCAAAATTAACATTCTCATAATATTTTGATGGCAAAAATTTAATTTGATGATTAAATTTCGTTATTGGTGTCTGCGATAAATGATCTGACATATACGAATTATCATATACTGAACTATTCCTCGTAATCTTAATTTTATCAGGATGAAATGCATATATGGGAATTTGATTTATTGATGCTTTCCTAATTGCATTAATTGTTTGATAACATACCTC